CTGTTGGTGTCAAATTTTCTGTCAATGGTACAGAATATAGGAGAATTGAGGACGTTAGAGTAAGTTGCTGTCGAGTGGTAAACTGCGTCAATTTGGCCGATGGGTCAAATCAGTTTGTACCACCTAATACCACTGTAGAAGAGTTAAATGGTTAATTTTCAAAAATTATGCGTGTTTGATATGGAAACTGACGGGGCTGATCCATCGCGATGCAGCCCTGTTCAGATTGCAGCCGTAATGATAGATCCGATTAAGTTAGAGATTATTAAAGACTCTCAATTTAATTGTACATTAAAGCCAGAAGCAATAGAAGAGAACCCGACGTATTCCTATGCGGATTCTGATGTTTTAGATTTTCATGCTAAGGTTAAGAGTTCTTCTAAGGAGCAAATCTTAAAAGAATGGCATGCTTATCAAAAGCAAGAATCTGGGTGGCAAATGTTTGTGTCCTATCTAGATATGTATCACAGCAGATCTGAAAGAAAATCTTTTTTCAGCGCTCCAATTGCATGTGGATATAATATACATAGATTCGATTTAAAGATCGTAGATAGATTAAGTAAAAAGTATAAGAATGTAACCAAGGAAGGAACCACAAGCCTATTCTATCCTAGAGATACTATAGACTTGATGCATATGATGTTTTTATGGTTTGAAAATAATGGAGATCTTAAAAACTATACCCTAGATTCTGTAAGAGATTATTTTGGAATCCCAAAAGAAGGCGCCCACGATGCTCTAAAAGACGTTATGGATACAGCAGAACTGCTTTTAAGGTTTTTGAAGCTACATAGAAATCTTGCTAGGAAAATCAAATTCAGAGACTCTTTTGCGATCTCCGAGTAAGGACTAATCATAAATAGGTTATATGTCAGAATACTATACGTTTGATTGTGGATGTAAATTTCCATTGGATAAACACGATGGGGAGTCAATACCTCGTATTAATTTTTCTCCATATATTGATAACATAGATCTTGCTTGTAATAGAACTTGGGAATTAATAGGCTCTGGCAATACAAAAGGATGCTTTCAGTTAGAGTCTAGGCTTGGCCAATCTATGGCAAAAAAATTGAAACCCAATAATATTGAACAGCTATCTGCTTTGATAGCGATATTGCGCCCTGGTTGTCTGGAAGCCTTAAGAGATGGCAAGAGCGTTAGTAATCACTATATAGACAAGAAAAATGGATCAGAATCTATAGATTATTTTCATCCTAGTTTAGAGCATATACTCAAAGAAACCTATGGGGAGATGATATATCAAGAACAGGCGATGCAAATATCTCAAGAGATAGCTGGGTTCGATTTGCAGGAAGCTGACGTTCTCAGAAAAGCCATTGGAAAGAAAAAGCCAGAGGAAATGGCTAAACTGAAAACCAAGTTCATAGAAGGATGTAAGACTAAAAAAATAGTGACAGAATCAGAAGCCGAAGAAATTTTCGGATGGATCGAAAAAAGCCAAAGATACTCTTTTAATAAGTCTCATAGCGTTAGTTACGCTATAAATGCTTACTTATCGGCTTTTGCCAAGGCTCATTTTCCTAGAATATTTTTTGCTTCTTATCTCAGATATGCAAAAGACAAAGTTGATCCGAAACAAGAAATCAAAGAATTGGTAAAAAATGCCAATCAAATGAATATAGATATTAGAGTACCGGACTTTAGAGATATGTCTAAACTATTCTATCTCAAGAATAAAGTTATCTATTTTGGTTTAACAAATATAAAGGGCCTTGGAGATTCGGTATATGAAAAGATTACCGCCCTATGTCACGGAAAAGATCTAGGGTCTATGTCCTGGGCATATATCCTATTACAGGTACTCCCTAATATCAATTCTTTGGCAGCTAAAAATATGATATCATCAGGGGCTTTTGATTATCTTAAGATCAACAGAACAGAGATGATTTTACAATATGAACTTATCTCAAGACTTACACAAAAAGAGATCGATTTTTTGATAAGCTCAGTCGATGGGTCGAAAAATTTGTCTCTGAATAAGTCCGTCCTGCAACTACTACAAAAGCCTAAACTCACACAAAAAAGAAAAGAAGTAATTAATAATATTCTGGAAACTTTAGACCATCCTCCATATTCTTTGATAGATAAAATAGAATGGTTATCTGACACCGAAGAAACACTACTAGGCACGGCTATAAGCTGTTCCAAACTAGATTCATATGATATGGCTATGACTAATACAGACTGTAAGGATTTCCATAATAATAAAGGCTTAACCAAAAATATTATCATTGCTGGAGAAATAGATAATATCCATATAGTCAAAACAAAAAAAGGTAAGAACCCAGGACAAGAAATGGCTTTTATAAGCATATCGGATCAATATGGCTCCATAGACTCTATTATATTTTTTCCAGAAAAATATCTAGAATACAAACACCATCTATTTGTTAATAATATACTAATATTTATAGGCTCTAAAAACAAAGAGATGGACGGCTTGATCGTAGAGAAATGTTTTATGCCGTCGTCTTGACATCGCCGGGGTCTTCCCTACTATAGTGTTGTGAGCGGTTGGCTCACGATTGGTTTAAATAAACAAGGAGAACTTAAATGAATATTACGATTCTTAAGGGTAATCTAGCTCGTGATCCAGAGGTGCGCATGGTTGGTTCGGGCGACAAGCAAACTTCTGTCGTTAATTTTACCGTTGCGGTATCACGCGAATACACAAAGGCAAACGGCACAAAGGACAAGATTACTTCTTTTATCAATTGTGAAGCTTGGGACTCTGGCGCAGAGATTATCGGAACTTCTTTCAAGAAGGGTGATCTGGTAATGATCGAAGGATCTCTAAGAAATGATTCTTGGGAAAAGGATGGCGTTAAGCATAGCACTCTGAAGGTAAGAGTCAATAATTTTTCAAAAATCACAAAGCTATCTAGATCCGCTTCAAAGGATCAGTCAACAGAAGAAGTTGTTGCTTTCTAAGGACAGAACAATCATTAGCGGAACTAGAGAACTATGAGGGGCGAAAGCCCCTCTAAGTTTATTATGACTAATACAAAACTCAAAATCCTAGTTTGTTCAGAAGCGAGTTTTTTAAATACCGGGTTTGCAAACTATACCAAAGAACTACTGCAAAGACTGTATGACTCAAATAAATTTGAGATTGCAGAATTTGCTTCTTATGGACTAACGGATGATCCAAGAAGAGGTAGTATAAAATGGAAATACTATGCAAACGCCGTTAGTTCAAATGATCCTAGATACACAGAGTACAATAAGACAACGGAAAACCAATTCGGCAGGTGGCGATTTGAAAAGGTGCTTCTGGATTTTCGTCCAAATGTGGTGATAGATGTACGTGACTATTGGATGAATTATTATCAGTCTATTAGTCCTTTAAGGGATTTTTACCATTGGGTCGTAATGCCAACTGTTGATTCTTATCCTCAGCAAGAGCCATGGATCGAAACATACGCTTCTGCTGATGCCGTATTCACCTATTCCGATTGGGGCGCCAAAGTACTCGCCTATCAAAGCAACAATCATATCAATTATATAAATACCGTGTCTCCTGGAGTAGATATAAATCTATTTCAAAGTTTTGACGATACTAAAAGACAGCAGCTTAAAACAGAGTACGGTTTATCTGATACGTTTTTAATTGGATCAGTCATGCGTAATCAAAAGCGCAAACTTATTCCGGAACTAATAGTATCGTTTAAAAAACTGATTAACGAACTTAATATAAGTAATCACGCAAAAAAAGATAAGTGTTTTTTATGGCTACATACCAGTTATCCTGATGCCGGGTGGGACATCCCCTCGCTGCTAAAAGAAAATAATATTTTTTCCAAGATATTATTCTCATACTTCTGTAAACAATGTCATCATGTCAAGGCTTCTGTATTTTCTGGGGCAACTATTAAATGTCCAAAATGCTCCAGTCGTTCTATGTCTATGCCATCAGTTACAGACGCACCAACTAGCGCGAAACTTTCAGAAATTTATAATCTTTTTGATTTGTATATACAATATGCTATTTGCGAAGGTTTTGGAATGCCTCAAGTAGAAGGGGCCGCATGCGGTACGCCGATTGCTACTGTTGACTATAGTGCTATGAAGGATATTGTCAAGAAGCTTGAAGCAGACCCGATTAGAGTGCGTAAAAAATTTAAAGAGTTGGAGACTAAAGCCTTTAGGGTATATCCAGACAACGCGCAGCTGCTACAGATTATTCATAAGTATTTGAACTATACAGACAACGAGATGATACAAATTAGGAGGAGAACTAGGGAGTTAGTAGAAAAACATTTCGATTGGGATGATATATACAAAAAATGGGAACACTATCTTAGTTCACTAAATCCAGATAATTGTGCCAAAAAACAATGGGATAGTCCACCACTGTATTTAGAGCCAATACCTCAGAATATTATGGAGCAAAATATTGATAAGTCTCATAACTTAAATACTTTAACTCTGGTGTGCTCTAAATATCTAAAAGACTTAAAGTTTTTATGTAATATGAACACCCTAGATATGTTATTCTATGCTGATTATGGCTTTACTCAGCAAGGCATTACGCTTGAGAAATACTCTATTACAAATGCACTGGCCGCTATACAAAACAAAATAAATAACCACAATATGGCTGAGCGAGCAAGAGCACAGAACTCACCAATAAATGAAGACTTTATAGTAGGCGCAAATAATCCATGAGTATTTTATTTATAGGTCCTTATAGAAATACCGATACTCTGGGACAGGTATCTAGATTGTATATTAGCCAGTTGGCTAAGCGATATGGTACTGAGGATGTGGTATCTAGACCAGTATATCTATCATCATTGCACAGAATTTTACCGAAAAAAATAGAATTTATTACTGAAAAAACAAGTATAGCACAAAATCAATACGATATATGTGTACAGCATCTGCCGTTAGAACACATACAATATATGCCTGACGTAGCTTCTCAACATCATGTATTTCCAATAATAGAAAATATAGAAGATTTTGGAATATCATCCAGTTCTCTAGATATTTTACGTTTCTTTGATAATATAGTGGTCCAATCAAAAAAAGAGGCTTCCACCATAACAACTTATTGTCCCGATCTAGCCGATAAAATATCTATATTAGACACAGGGGTAGATAAGAATAATTTGATTAATTATACTAATAATAAGTACGTTTTCGATAACTATCATCATACAAAGAAACTGTATTTTATAGGTAATTTTGATGAAGATGAGGGCATTATCAAAAAAATAATTTTTTCTTTATACTCTAGCATATCTGAACGTCCGTTTGGAGCTGTTTGCGTATTCTTTTTAGATTATTATAATGCTCCTAATATAGAGCTATTAGAAAACAATATTAAAAATATGCGTTCAGAATTTGGCCTTCCAACAGAATATGGAAAAGAAATTTTTATTTTTAAACAATTTACAGAATCAGAAATAATAGCAGCACATAAATCTTGTGATATATATTTATCTCTAAATGAAAAAAATACTCTATACTTGCAAGAAACTTATGCTAGACTATGCGGAAATACAGTTATAAGTCTTGATGATTACTCAGATATAGCGGTTCCTATGAAAACCGAATTGGCTTCATATTCATATCAAATGAAAAGACGAAGTATATCTATCATAAATTTATCTAAATTGATTAAGAGTGCTATTATATGAACTATAAACTATCTAATATAGCAAGAACCGCCATCAAAGGCACAAAAAATCATAGGATAGTATACTATCCCCATGGCTCTGTAATGGACAGCATACTCGGCTCAATACCGGGCATGACTCTAACTCTATATGAATCAGACATTACGTGCGGGGCTTCATGCGTACTGTTGTACGATAACGCATATAGTGGAAAAGAAAATGAAATCGCTAAATATTTTCATACTAATATTGTTAATCTACGTATCTCAGAAATCGAAGACGAATCAGAAAATTGTGAGCATGTATACCAATTTAATTTAGCGGATGACTCTTATGGTCTACCAAAACCAATAAAGCCATTGTCTATTCAAAATAAAACATTATTATACATCAGAGATAAGGATCCTTATCACACAGAAATGATAATTAGGTTCTTGGATTCTCAGAATATTAAATATGATGCTATAGACCCAAAAATCTTTTATAATAGAGATATACAAGAGATATATGGTTTCTTAAGTCAGTATAAGGTCTTATTAAATAACACCAATAAGATAGATCTTTTAGCGGGCTATCGAGCCGGCTGCCTACCAATAACCTTCAAGAATCAGTTCGCTAAAAACAAATATCTCAGACTTATAGAAGACAATAAAATACATGATCTTATTTATTCAGAGCATGCTCGCGAAGACAACATGAATGAATTCGATAACTTGTATAATTTTGATAAGTTTGTGGATCGCTTAATGTCTCATATTAATCACGTCGTATCAACACCATTCATTTTATGATCAAATCATTTATAATATCACACGTACCAAACGATACCAACTCCATAACCATAGAGCAAAGCGCGCAGATACCCAATTATTATGCTCAAGAGATAGAAATACAATCTCCAGGCGTTCTCATGAATATCGATGAGTCCGTATACGAAACTATACTAAAACTATCCAAAAAGCTTTGTTTAAATGGAGTACTGTCTTTTAACATATTAGATATGAAAGATTTGGCTAAACACTATTTATCTGGGGCTGTAGAGGAAACAGAATTCCTTAATATCATAGAGGATAATAAAGGATTCAGCTTTGATATCTCATATTTTATATCAGTATTAAAAAGCAATACAGATATTACGCTTAAAAATATCAACAAAGAACAATTTATATTAAACATAACTATAGAAAGAATAGCCGTTTAACATGAAAGACACCAACTGCAAAAACTGTATTTTTTCGTCGCCCGCTGCACAAGACCACGAGCCAAAATGCGAATTCGGTATTGTGGATAAGATAAAAAACATAAAAGAAAAAGACATTAGCATAGAACACGGGTATTACAAAATAAATAACTATTTGTGTCGATATGGTTTCTCTAAATCTGCTTATGACAGCAATCAAGAACATATCAAGGGTATGGACCTTAAAAATAAACTACTAGAGAGACTTAAATTACGATATTATCTGGTTGTTGACGCTAGAGGAGTCTCTTTCGATAACTCTCTTATTAATAAAATAAACACAGAAGATGGCTGTCCTGGATACCTATCTATTATTGTCGATAATGATGAAGATGCTAAGAAGTATATAGACCTTATAGAATCCGATGCCAATAGAAAATATGGATATAAGATACACTGCATATTTGAGAAGGGCGAAATAGGCCAAGTGCTCAATATGATATTAGATACAAATATGAGAAGGAATAATACCCAATATTTTTGGATTTGGAAAATAGACAATATACCAGATCTTAATAAGTCTATATCTTCTATTAAAGAGATTCTACATATTTACCAACCAGATTGCGATTTTATTACCCATAACTCAATGACTATAAAAGATATTTATGGACTATTCTTACCTTTTGAATACTATGTTTTTATAAAAGATGGATATGCTTCTTTAGAAAAAGCTGTCAATAAGTATGAAAATCCCAGAGTAGTATATTATGAGTGATGTAAATATTTTATTTTTAGCTTCTGAGATTACTAAGGGTATGAAATCTATAGGGCCAAAATGTCTGCTATCACTGAATAACAATATGTCTGTGCTAGACTATCAGCTATCCAAAGCTAAGTCACAATTTAAGCACGCTAGAATTAGCGTATTAACAGGGTTCGAAAACGAAAAGGTAAGAAAATATCTAAATAATAAACATAAATCCGTCACTTCTATCGTTGACCCATACTATGCTAAATCTAATCAAACTCATGCTATATTAACAGCAATACAGTATTTATCAGACATTAAAAACTTATTTATTGTTGGTAGCGGCATACTTTTTAAAGAGTATCCAAAAATAAAAACCAGTGATAAATCAACCTTATATTATCTGAATAATCAAAAAGAAAACTTTAGTTTAGGAAGTCTTGGTACACAAGCGGCCAAATATATCTTCTATGACCTACCACACACTTGGTCAGAATGCGTATTCTTAGATGAAAAGAGTATCGACAATATGCGGCTTTTAAATAAAAATGTTTTTGGGCAACTGTATCTTTTTGAACTTATCAACAAACTAATAGATCAAAATATAGAGTTTTCCACTAATGTAATAGACAAAAAAAATATATTTAAAGTAGGGTCACATAAAGACATTCTTAAGGCAAAAAGATTTTCCTCAATATGAAAAAATGTTATTTTTGTATAGATAGTTCGCAATTAAAGTATAGATTTATAGAGAATCTTAAGCTTTGTAAGATTGAATCGCATTTTGCGATAAGCAATGACAATATTTTTAAATATCCTTATAGTGGTATTCCAAACTATATTATAGACACAAAAACTATAGACGACACTGTTATGATGTTTATAGAGGAGTACGCTGAATCTGACAAGATAAAAATTTTTCTATACCATCATAATGCAGACCTCGTATTAGTAGAGCAAATCAATAATAAGGTCACCCATCTATTGAATCAGGAGACAGATAATCCTGGATGCGTGAATATTCAAAAATATATAAATAACCACATATTCTTTGATAGATCATCCAATACTCCTAGAAGCAATATCATGGCCGGTTTTCTTGGGGAAGTATCAGAGATTCCGTTTAATCTAACAAAATATCTTATGCTTTCTGACTCTAAAAAAGAAACCATGATTAGACTATTTGATAACCCCGATATAGCAAATACATATAATGTTGGAATAATATCAGAACATGAAAAAGCTAATATATTACAAACTTATAAGTATTTTCTTAATATAAATGACAGTTATATATATGAGGCGATTGCATGTGGAATTACGGTCTTAGACCATAAAAATATGCAACCTATTGATAAAAATCTATATAAAGGTGGTGCCGATATCTCTAAATTTATAGAGTTTTTACTATGAATAAAAATATAATAGGTTTTGTATTATTACATTTAGATGGTCGTCAATCCGAGGAAATAATAGAATCATTGCGTCATCTTATGAACGTGCGACCAGATTTAAATATTCTAATATTTAATAGCTATAATAATATAGACACAAAAAATATTCCAGTATTACATATAAATCAAGCGAAATTTTTTCGAGGAGATTTATTTGTTTTTGACATAGTAGGTTTAATGATATCAGTGTCCTCATATTGCGCTAAAAATATATATTATTATGCGCAAAATATTCCGTGGATGACCGATACCTCTACAAAATTTAGTTTTTGGTCTGAACTACTAGAAAATGATAGGGTAAAAATTATAGCACAAACCCCGGACATAGCTACTATATATAGTAATATATGGAAAAATCCAACCGCAGTATTAGGAGATCTTAATCCAAATGAGTTATGCAAAATCTTATAGTTCTTTATCGGACAGCGATAAAAAAAAGCTAATAACTGATTTATATATCAAAAAACAAAAAAGCTTTGCTGATGTTGCGGAACAATTAGGTACATACGCAAATAAGGTGCGTAGAGATGCAAAAAAACTAGGTATTAAAATTAGAGATAAATCTGCCGCTCAACAAAACGCATTACAGACAGGTAAGCATAAACACCCAACCCTAGGAACATCTAGATCAGAAACAACTAAGTCAAAAATAGGAATGGGTCTAATAAAGTCTTGGGAAGGAATGGACGATATATCTAAACAAAAAATTATCAAACAAAAAAAAGACCAGTGGGAAAACTTATCTGATGACAAAAAAAGCAATATGATTAAAAAAGCTAATGAGGCAGTTAGGTTGTCTAGTAAGAGGGGTTCCAAATTAGAAAACCATATTTTAGAATATCTTATTGGTAAAGGCTGGCGTGTTGATTTTCACAAAGAACAAGTTTTGTCAAACACAAAGTTGCAGATCGATCTTTTTCTACCTACTATGAACACAGCAATAGAGGTTGACGGCCCTTCTCATTTTCAACCGGTTTGGGGCGAAGAAACTTTGGCTAAAAATATAAAATACGATCAAAAAAAAGAAGGACTCCTAATAGGAAAAGGATACGTATTAATTAGGATAAAGCAAACCAAAGATTTTTCAAAAACTAGAGCCAATCTTGTGTGCGAGGCTTTAGAAAAAATCTTAAAAAGTATTGATAACAAATTTCCAAGTATAGAAGATAGAATTATAGCAATAAAGGACACTCATGAGTAAGAATAAAAAAAACGACTCTGTTCATACAGAAGAAAAAACCGCTGTCCAAGAAAATGTGGTCAAAAAACCATCCATAGGAGATCTGGAATGGACCGAATATGTATTAGGCCTTTTGTCTGATGATGAAAAAATAAGCGGCAACCCTACCACCGACGGATTACGTAGAGTATTTGAAGAAGCGATGAGCTGTAAAATAATATCTTCTAATACACAGGTGGTACAATCCCCGAGTCCAGACAATGAGAAAAGGGCTACCGTGGTACACTCTCTAACATACGTTTTAAATCCTGGCCACCAGGACAAGCCAGATTTAAATACTGTCTGTGTAGACGGCGCCGCAGACGTTTATTGGGGCAATTGCGACAAGATCTACCGTAATCATCCTGTGGCCGTAGCCGAAACCAGGGCAGAAGGTAGGGCGCTTAGAAGAGCCCTAAGATTAAGAAAGGTGGTAGCAGCTGAAGAATTAGCTCAAGAAATAGAGGATCATCCCGATAGTAATACTGTTTCAAAAATAACAAATAATCAAATTAATTTTGTTGACGTTATGGCCCAAAGGCTTAATATAAACGTATCAAAAGTATTAGAGTCAAATGGCATAAAATACGATAATGTCTATGATATGCCTCACGAAGATGCTGTTAAATTAATTAGAATGTTATCAAAGTATCAGCAGGATATATCCTTGATCACACAAGACCTATTCGGCTATGCTACAACATGGAAAGAATAATATGAAAGTTATATATAAAGCAAGCGATAAACTACAGTTCGAGCTTGAGGGAGCGGGACAAAAAGAAATCTTCAAAGAGCTAGCACTGATACAAGAAATCTTTTCGGAAGAGAAGTGCGGCTTGTGTCAAAGCACCAACCTAAGATTCATAGTACGTTCTGTGGAAGGCAACGATTACTATGAATTAAGATGTGCTGATTGTGGAGCAATTCTAGCATTCGGACAGCACAAAAAGGGAGGCACCCTATTTCCCAAAAGAAAAGATGATGACGGCAATTGGTTGCCAAATAAGGGGTGGCACAAATACCAAAAAGAAGAGTCTCAAAAAACTAAAAAATAGTTTTATTGAAATTTAACCATTTGCTGGTGGCGAAGCCGGGGCCTGCGGAGGATCTGTGGCATCATATTCATATGGAATCCACTCCCAAGGCTCCTTGGTTTCTGTCATAATACTATTCTTGTTTTCTACTCCGTCTACGCTACCAAAAAATGCCCTATAAATCATTTCATTCTGCATTTTGTATCCATCTGGTGGGTTAACATATCTACCAGTATTTTTATCTAAACATACCCAGCAATCAAACCCCCACTGCGTTTCTCCTCCCAATCCTCTGCCGGGCGTGGTTTTACCTAATTGTCCTAACCAATTAGGCTGATATCTATCATAATGCTGATCATATTCTTTATATTTTCTAGGAATACGTATAAATCTAATTTTAATATTATCTGCATTATTAACGTCTATAACGTCGCCAAGACGAACCTCTGTTCTTGGTTTTCTAGCGTTGCTGGGTATATCGTATTTCTCGAAAATAGCAACCAATGTATCTAAATGAGAGGAATCTCCCTCTCCGCCATTGAGCCACATATATCTTTCTGTAAATGTAATATCCGTGCTACCAATTTGTATCTCTTGCCAGCTTGATACCCCTGGTGCCGCAGCCAAATCCCTGCTTCTGCCACCAGTTAAGGAGTATATAGTTTTACCAGGGCCTTCAGAGCTTACATCCTCGTCCCCGCCAGTTATAGAAGCGGTTTCCGGGCATACTTGTTGATTTTCTTTTCCTAATATACCTACTCCATTAATATTTGCGCTATTAGGTATACAATTATATTTTACTTCTTTCATAATTTTAGTTGTCATATCTGTTGCTAGTGAACACTTTTGATCTGGGTCTATATGCACCCAAAAATAATCTGTATTATAAGAAATTTGTTCGGTTAATTCTCCATCGGCACCAGTCGTCACAGACCTTTGTATTACCGGTAATATTCCCTCGGTATAAAGATTATTGGTATCTCTCAACCTAGTCAATGTTTGTAGCTCTTCGTGTCTTTTTTGTATTAGTCTGGAAGTAAACCCTATACGACAATCTTCTTCTACATAATTTGGGGTCAAGCAACTAGTCGGCTCATCTTCACTAGACAATAAAGCCAGATATGACCCCAAATCAGGAATAGATAGCGCTTTTAGTTCGGTTAGTGTTATATTTGTAGGAAAAGAATCCTCCTCTTTTGCTATATTGAGTCTATTTTCAAACGCTTGAGATTTAGTTGTTAAAAAAGCTATTCTAGTATTTATAGTATTAATTGTATTCGCATCTAGCTTATTTTGAGGCTGATTAAAAATAAAATCATTAGCTATAGATATGGTTCCAGTATCCGGTACTTCCGAACTACTTTTAAATCTATCTAGTCTTAGATCTATAAAGGCATAAGAGGTGTTAAATTTGTAAAATGGAGCTATTTGCTCCTCTTTAATTTTTAAAAGTTTTTCCGCACTATCTTTTAAGCACGGGTCGCAATCTTCCAAATCTGGCTCTAGAAAAGAGATATATGCTTTAAGATCTGGAATAAACATTATTTCAACTTGCGACACTGGTATAGAAGCATCAATAGCGTGTAATCTTGCTTTTAAAGCGTCTTCGTCTGTAATGTTTTTTCTAGCGGTCTCTTTCTGTTTTTTCAGGTTATCTATCTGTTGCAGTAGTTGTGGTGACGGTTTACCCAGTAAAACATACTGCTTAAGTAATCCTCTTTGTTCAGTATCTATTGACCAAGGAAAGCCCCTTATAGTGTTATTGCGTGTAGGAGACGCAATATTTTCTAAATTGATATCTAAATTATTGACTTTTATAGAATCAAATCTAAATAAAAATTTATGTTTATGATTAATATTTTCATAAATAGGTTCTATATGATTCTGATCGAATAAATAAGACAAAGTATTTTCCCTAATATTCTCTACTCCTCTACCATATGAGCCCTCTCCAAATGCGCTAAAGTGTCTATCTGGTGTTTTTCTTGGTGTCTGAGATTTCTCTAAGCCCCATATATTGATAGGAGTTGCACCCCCTATCGTAGTATAGTCATTTTTAAAAATGATCAAGGTGTCTTGATTGTCTTCTGGTTTAGTAAAATACGATGCATCATTTATGTTAGTATTGAGTTTAAATACCGTGTATTCTTTATTGTTAATAGATATTAAAGCTTTAGAAGCTATTGTTCTATTAACCATTCTGTTTGCGTCTGTTGTCGTGGGACTAGAAATACTAATGGTATCATTAGTGTCAAAAAGATAATACGCCCTTGGGCCATAGATCTTTATAACAGACTTATTCCCTATTAAATCTGTAGAGGTAAAGCCTCCACTAAACCCAACCACCGCATTATCAACAATATACTTGTGCTTGAATAGGCTGTCGGCCCAGTCGGAGGCGCTAGGTAAAAACTCTGCGTCAGATTCTGCGAAGAACTGAAAATCAAAATGAGATAAAAAAGGTATATTATTTTTTTTGAGCTTAATATATGAATACTGATTATTTTGCAGAGTATGGCAGTTGTCGTATCTAAAAATAGGTAGTTCTGTTTTATACCAAACATTACCGTCGTTACTAATCGCCACGAGCGCTTTGTCTGAGGCCCCAAATGGTCGTCTAGAATATCTTCCTACTTGTGTTTTACGTTGTTGTATTTCTGTAAGATTAGAGGCTCTATTTTGAGCAAAAAAATCATAAATAGCACCATACCCAGTACTAGGATCTCCAGTAAAAACCGAACCGCCACCACCATAGACTGGCGTCATGGCTGTTATAATCTGTAATATTGCCCAGGTGGGGAATTCCACCATATTAAATCTCGTAGCCGTGGTTAATTCTGGTTCTTTATAAGCACAAAAATTCGAATTATCAAGATAATTATATGGAGCATTTAAATTTACTTGTGGAATAAGATGTTTGCGGTCCTTGAAATTTGCTATAAAACTGCTGCCGTTGGTAAAAGTTGGGTCTTGATTTTTACGATCAAATAGACCAATGGGATCAGTTGGCTCTGATCTAGTAGTCTTATCTGTATGTATTATGAGATCCCAAGAACACAAGGCATTGCTTAATATACCTGGTTTTACTTTATCTGTGACCCCTTTCATACCCAGCAAAGTAGCATTCCATGGATTCATATCTCTTACAATAAAATTGTCTTCATAGTCCCATATTCCTACATAAAGCGCAAACGTTGTGTCTTTGAGTGGTAAGCCATTAAATTTATGCAGGCAGGCTTCTTTGGGAATAAGTCCGTTCTTAACCATTGAAGACCTATATATCGAACACGCAGCATCGTCGTACCCATTAGGAGTGAGCGTGGGCTTAATCTTGTGGTTTTGAGTATATGTTTGATTATTCTTAAATAAAACTTCACTGTTGATTTTATTAGGATTACCACCCATATCCAAAGAAGTATTATCCGAAAATGTTATACTATAATTATAAGTATAGTCTTCAATATAGTCTCTGTTTAATAAATATAGTCGCCTGGTACTAGGATCAGGATTAGCGTTCATATTAATCAATGCCGTCCTGTACGCTGCTAAATCGGCAAATTGTGATCCTACTGTGGATATATCTATCTGATTTGGATTATCAAGTATATCTGTGGTATTATTGATTCCAGACCACGCGGCATTCGAAGCTTCTAGCCAAACTACCATATGTTTAATATTTGGATAGTTTAAGTTATTAATTCTAACTTCAATATCCCTAATCGTTAACGAATCTATATCCGGCCTATCGATCCCATAAACCACTGCGTTATTAGTAATATCACAAGTCATATCTGCTAAGCCAGCATTTAAAATATCTACATGGTACTCATCAGACATATATTCGTAAGCATCGCTCGAACTTCTATATCCAAGATTATTATCATGACCAGTATAATCGCTATAAGGAACCCCGCTTCTGTTTGTAATATAGATAGCTGATCTTTTATAACTAGGAGCAAGTTGCTTGTCGTGATAATAAGAAGCTTTTAAACCATATATACCTAGGCCTTTAAAAACGAATGTATTTTTTTTATCCATCTTCCATTTTAATACAGAATTTTTATTTTTATGCTGCTGATACAGACTGTCGTTGGCCAAAGACGACAGGGCTGTATCCTGAGAATTCGGTGAAGGTATCCATCCTAAACGAGGATGGAAAGTTCCTTTACTAAAAATAATATCTCCCGAGCTGTTAATATTTAAATATTTTTTATGACATAAGATATTATCGGGTGTTTCAAAATTATGCTTAGTTAGCAATACCGGCATCGTACCGCTTGGAGCCGGATGATACGGGATAGTAATACCCAGACTATTGACGACCTTTTGATCATATCCCCCATATGCCTTAACTGGGGGCGCAAACTTCATGGAGGTGCGAGGATCATCAAAATTAACAATAATATCTCCAGATGGGGCCACAGTAGGGGTTTCGTGCCTAGCAAAAAACCTATTCAAAGTACGAGCCAGCCCTCTTCGTCTTCGATAGTATCCGGAAGTTCCTGTAGGCCTACTTCCTAATTTGGTCGGAGAAGCATATAAAAGATCTATTAACAAAGAATTACAATTAGTATATTTATCAGATCCGTCTCTTATATGCTCTAATATCATATTGTCTATATATATTATGGTATTGTTAGGTTTGATAGTAAACGTTAACGGTTTATTATTTATGGAGTTATTTTTTTTAACCCCAAAATAAGGCCCAGTATCTTGAAGCTTTACCATACCAGGCACACTAAAGTCTCCTGTGGTACCTATCACGTTAGGGGCTAATGGGACTATAGCATAAGAATCTGATTTTAATGGCCAAAACAAACCTTGTTTACCAAGAGCAAACTGACTCAAGTTACAACACATTGTTTTTAGTATGTCGTTTGGAATAGTGTTTTCAGAATCTGCGCCTACTGGAAGATTGGCTGGAAATTCATCAATACGGCTAGATATATCTATGGCTTCGCTGGGAACAATTTTTCCTGGCTCGTACTCACCAGCACTATTAGCAACATAAATAGTTAGTGTGTCAGTTTGCGTATCGAAAGGAGAGAACATGGTCATTCTAACAACATATTTTCCTGTGCTGCGAATCCAAATTTTCGGCATTTCGTCTGTTGTTGTTTTTTGTTTGATTGTATATGCGCATTTTCCCTTAATATTAGGGTCTATAGCACAATTACTAAACCTTAAACAATCAGGACCTTCGACCTGTTCCCAAAAAGCTCTATTTCTATAATTAGTAAAATTTTGTGTTTGATCAACACCCCCTACGAAAAATGATTTTTCAGTAACTATAGCCGGGGGCGACTGCGTAAAGTCCCAACGCAGATCATCATCTGATAATGTTATTTTGATAGAGGGTCCAAGGTCAAGTGCGGGAGAAGTACCAAAATCTCCAGGTCCTCCTACGTTATATACGGCGCCAAGTGGAGACCTGGTAATATCTGCTAAAGGTAATAACTTATTATTTAGTTCTTGTTCCGGAGCATCTACTGCATTAGATCCGGTATTATCTAATAAGATTTCACTGGTATTTCTTGTAAAATTAGTTTCTAGTTCTAGTCCTTGACATTCTATTTTTTCATTATTATATAAAATAAGTCTCCATGTTTGATCTGGGCCTAGGTCTTCAAAATTATTGTGTCTTAAAGTTTTATCGCAAAAAGACCTCCATAATCTTCTGCAACTAAAATTGGGGCCATCTGGCATTAGATGTTTATATGAAACATTAGTATCTGAGGTTATCCTAAGATGAGCAGGATACTTGTTAATGATTCGTTTGAATAAATCTTTTTTTGATGTAACTAATGAAGAAGATAGTGAACCGACAAAGGTGGCGTTACTACTAAGGTTTTTATATCTTACCATAATTTGATACAGTAATTTAGCAAATAGCGTTATTTCTTTATTTATATCCACTGTTGTCATGGTTAAATTAGCGGCTATATCGGTATTTAAAAAAGTGGATAGTAGCTGCTGTATTTCTGGATGATACAAAAGATCTAGTGATACTCGATCAATTGTTGGTGCCGTGGCCAAAAAATAAGATAATTTACGCAAGGCCTTGGCTTTATCTTTAGGTAATGAGCTTCCATTAGCTAGTTTTATTTGGGCGGCTGTTAATCTGTGATATATGCTATTAGCCTTATAAAACAATGAGGGGCTAAGATAAGTGTGGGTGCAGATACCAGAGGAAAAATCCTCTTTTTGTCGTCTTTTATTCAAAGAGTAAGAGTAAGCCTCTCCGTCTGCTATCCATAATCTATCATTGGACCTCTGGCCGTCAGTCGTTAAACCCATAATTGTTTCAGTATGTACTTTAAATAAGGGATTAAGAGTTGCGAGGTCTTCAACTTTAGATAAATTAAAAACAGATTGTTCAGAATTAAAGGTCATATTAGCACTACTACTAATTTCTGTACTAGATCCAATAATACTATTATCTTTATGCGGCAAGAGCAGGGTGGAGTCGTTCTTTTTAATCAGGATGTCATTTGTGGATATGTTTACGGAGCGACCATTATCCGTATAAGACAATGCCTGATTGCAAACCACAGGATATCCATTTGGTATATTTTTAATAGAAACATGTGTTGAATAAATATTATTAGACTCTAATCTATACCAACACATTATACTATAATCTATATTATATGAAATGTCGTTAGAGTGGGTGTACCAATCAGAACTTAATTTAGTATTAGCATTATTAATGATCCAATTTTTATATTCTCCACGAAAACTAATAAAGTCTTCTATACCAAAAATTTTCTTTTTATTGGTGCCATATCTTTTGATTTCTTTATTTTGTACGTAATTATCGTTAGTTATAAAAATAGGAATCCAGACATCTTTTAATAATTCTGGATCCGATACCCCCAATAAGTTTTTGCTCTGAGTAATTAGCTCTCTTAGTTGATTAATTTTGAAATCTACATTAGATACTACATTATTATTAAACTTTAAAGATAGCTGATCGTCACTATTTAAGCCTAATGTGTATGGTAATATATCGTCTATAAAGGCGCTATTATATATGGTACACTGATTAATTTTATCGTCTTTATACATAACTAAGACTCCTTAGTGGCGCTCAGTATCCATCTTCCGGCCGTAAAATTAAACATACCCTTATTGCCCACAATTGTTCTAAATCCAAATGGATTGTCAAAATTGGTCAACATTGTAGGATTATTTTCTCCTCTGCGTTTTCCTTGTACATAACTCATTTCAAGGGTGGCTTGATTTCCACTATTAATAATACCGTAAACAATATAAGACGGCTTAGTAATCGGCTCATAAAATCCCGTATTGGAATCATAACGACATAGTAGCTTGGCTCCTCTTGGGGCGGTATAACCCGCTTTGTCTTGAACAAATACTAATCTTCTATAGTTTTGCTGTAATGGCTCTGCGGAATATTCTACATCGTCTAAGAATGCTCTTGCCACATAAGTAGTATCGGTATAATCGTCTTTTATTAGATCTTCTTCTAGAGTAACATAAACAAATTTATAAGTTGTACTCACATCGGATGTAGAAACACTCCAAACTCTACGATTTTCATCCCATCTCAAATCTATCGGTCCAACAGGCCATAGATCGGATCTTTCGGCCCAGTCTTTATAAAACTTGTTGCTTTTTTTCTTGATCCATTTTCCGTTTTCCACAGACCATCCGATGCCTATAATGTCTCCCAGGGTCTGATTGGCACCGGCCTCAAATAATCCAGGATTATCGGGATCGTTTTCTGTTTCATATAGCGTGACATTATCTTCGTCTGTAATTTCTCTAAAAGCACCATTATCATTAACAACTATAGGCTTAGATCTTTTTATATATTTATTTGCTGTATTATCAACCGGAAACTCAAATACATCACCTTCTTCTAGCTGAGCATAAGTTTTAGCGGTTCTCGTAATTGTGACCAAGAATCTCTTGGGCCGTCCATTAGAATCAAATTCAACGGGCTCATCAGCAGCATTGGGTACCGGATAGCCTTCCGTATCGTATCCCCAGCCATGCAAAGTTATAGGTCCACGTAAACCAAAAAATCTATGATTCATTAGTCTGTTGGGATTACCAGCTATGTCATACTCATAAAAATCTATATTGTGTCCCTGACCCTGCTCGTTCGGCTTTTGCTTATTTCCATTAGTTAAATAATAGTCTCCTAAATTACTATTAATATTAAAACCCATATCATTTTTGGGTGGTTCAGCGCCTCTACCCACCACCTGAATACTGTGTCTACATCTAGATTCTACGGAAGCATTAGGATTACGGAAAAGACCGTATGGAACCACAATAGGCTGTAAGCTAAAAAGATTAATAGGTATTTCCACACCCTCTTCCGAACCTGACGAGCTAGATGAATCGCTATCACTAGACGATTGTGTTGTTGATGAGGACTCATTCAAAGATAATAGCGAAGAAATATCTGTTCCACTAGCAACAATATACGGAGGTAAAGACTCCGCAGATTTTTTAAGCTGTGTTTTTGAGCTACCTTTGGGTACGGACTGAACGCCACAATGTTGGCATTTGAAATTGGCCTGTGAGGATTCTCTGGTTTTATAATTATAAATGTTAACATTTAACTTTTGATCCCCGTTACAGAAAGGACACTGTTCCGGATTGTAAACAGACATATGGGATGTTGACCCGGCCCAAGTAGGATAGAAAGAAACTGGAGAAAACAAACCATCTACGCTCATCACAGATTTGGACGCATATTCATGGCCCAACTCTGTTTTGGCGTCCGCGGGAGTATATGTTCCCACAAAAGTTTTACGTCTATGTGTTTCATAAAGAGTGGCTATTGTTTTTGCGTCATCATTAAATTTAGCTGCTTTTGTGGCATCGTCACCTGGATCAGCGCCGTATCTCAAAGAGATACCGTTTTCTGGAACCGTTGGTTTACCCGGTTTATTCTCATCATTCTGCCTAGCATCGGATGCTGTTTCATTAGATGATTCTTGTATTTCTCGTATAAACTGATTATGTATAAAAGGAACGCTGCCTCCTATAAATAATACGCTGGGACTCCAATCATAAAACTTTTTGCGCTTTTGAGACAAATTAGCTTGATTAGCATATCCTTTACCAGACCCTATGCCTTTACGTATATTATCTTTTTGTTCATTAATGGTTTTTAATGAGCTATTATATGTATTAGCTATTTGTTTATTTCTTTTTATATTTTGTAGAGCGAACTCTTTGGTTCTGTCAGTATCAGCTTTGTTAAAAAGAGCCAGTTTTCTAGTATGTGTTCTAAATCCATATGTTGTGGTGATGTCTCTACCAAAACTAATACTAATACTAGTGATGATGGGGGCTAATTGTTCGTCCGGCGCCGTCAAAGTCAATAAATTATAAGTTAAGGAGGTTTGTGTTGTTGGATTTGGAGGATTTACTATATTACCACCAAACATTCTAGATACGATTTCCGGTAACGGTGATCCTGATGCTTTTTCATCAGTATATACTGCGGTACTACTAGACGATCTAGTATATAGAACATTATTATGAATAGTCTGGCTCGTTGGAAGACTACCATAAGTTTGAGCGGTCCTGCTGATAAACCTTGATCCAATACCGAATATCGGTAAACCAGGAGTTTGTATACTGCCCATTTCTCCTACTGGCTGATAATTAGCCATGGCTTGTATTTTTTTGACAGCTACCCTATCTAACAAAGACATATTGCCATAATTCCATGGCGCTAAATCCTGATCATATTCTACTTTGACTCCTCCGATTAGGTTTTCTACCCCATTGGACGCGGCTGACACATTATGTGTTGGAAAAATTTCTTCTCTTATCAAATAAGGATAATTCGTCCATGGTCCATAGGAAAAAATCTTGGATTTAACAGGTATAGCCGCAAAAAAGGGATGAGCAGCCTTTGGCTGTAAGGAAGGATAAAGAGATGATATATTATGAGGATTGCCTCTTAAAAAAGCTCCGTTAAATATTGGGGCACAATAACTTAGCATATATTTTACAAAGGGGACGTCTATAGTCCCACCATTTTCTTGTGTCGCCTTGTAATATATGCCTAGGTCTTCAATTGACACATTTGCTATTATTGTAGACGATGGATCTGTTTCATAAGATAAGCTGCTAGATGCTAACTGAATACCAGGAGCGTCTATTATTACTCTCGGCCCTCTCATGGTTTCAGGATATAAAAACGCAAAACCCTCTTCTGAGGTTGTTTTAACATAGAGTTTTTTACATACTGCTTCTGGCAACGTATTGCCAAACGCGTCGGGATGAGCAGCCACTGGTTTCACTATGTATTCCGAAGCAGACAGGCTGGAAATATCTAAACTAGGAAGCGTAAAGTCGCTTAATGGTCGATTTATTCCGCCTGCCTTGGCAGCCTGCCACTGAACCAAAAGATCCTGATGCAATTTGCCGTCCTTATCTCCGGCATTTCTACCCAAAGCACCTATGAAGGCATTGATATTCGGTAAAGTGCTCAAAAAGAATCGTGTTCTATCAAAATTGTCAGAAGCATTATACCCCACAATAGGAGGAATACAAGCATTATCATTAGCCAAAGTAAAATAATCCGATGAACCAACCGCAATAGTATCGTCTATATAATTTTGAGGCTCTTCCCATGCTTCAGAACACGGTTCGTAATTATAGAAAATCTTGCCGCTACCTTGGTATACAAAAAATGGGGAAGAGTTGGCCGGAGCAGTTATATCAAAATACTGCTGATCTTTATAAGCTCTGACCCCCGGCATTCTAACCATATATTTTTTACCATAATATTTTTGTCCAAGATTAGCTACAAAACTAGTCAAGATATCAAAATCTCTTAAAAAATTAGGATGTAAAAATACATCAAAGCTAGAGCCCGCTAAATCCGGTTGATCAGGACGAGGTTCATCGGGTATGCCAGTAGATCCAGCAGCATTAGCCTGTTGTTGCCATGATCCAAAAGTTTCCGAAATAGGACTACCAGCTGTTTTATACGCCGCTAAGAGCATTAAGAATAAATCTGGTTTAAAGATTTTTTCTAAACAGTATATAAGATAAGCTTCGGGTCCTGACATAGCAGCGCGAATCTCTGATTCTCCTATGGAAAAAAAAGATCCTGCGGTAAACAAAGATCGTAGAGGCACACTAGTAATAGGTAGTTCGGAAACATACATAGCCACAATAATCTGACCGGTCCACGTATCAAACCATACTGGCCTAATTCTACGAAATACATTACTATCCGATCCCGTTGACATCTCAATATTTTCTTCGTTTTGATATCCAAAAAATGGACAAATTACATCTTCATATAGCGGTATGAATCTAGCCGGTCTGGTCTGCGATCCCGCTGGCGACGGATTGATATTCTCTGTTGGACCATAATTACCGTGCTTAATAGTATTTGTACTACCCCAAGGGTCATCGTATGCAGTATCGTCGCTATTAAATCTTTGACCGGTTGGCCTAATCTCCTCAGACATATTTAATAAACTATGATTTTCTGAGCCATTCATTGTTTCAGAAACATATGGATTTCTTTGAGAATATCCTGTTGGAAATCTTATTTTACCTAAAAGGTTACCTGGTAAAGCATGATAGTTAACGAACTGATTTAACACACTATCGAATATATAATTAGATTGTGTGTATGCTAATCTATAGCTCTTGGTCTGATATAGTCTTTGTATCGGTGGACCAAATAATAAGCTTCTAATATTACTGGGATTATTTTCTTTTCCGAGACTACCAGTTGATATGGGTATACCATTGGCCTCATAGGCGGCTATGGTATCTTTAATCATATGTGTCGCCGGCTGAAATCTTCTAGATACTGTATGCAGCTTAATAACACTAATAACCTGTGTACTATTATCAAATGCCATTATCGGAATCATTTCCCAATAAAAATCATATCCTGCCTCATCGGTAATCTGTCGAACAAAATCCATAATACTAATTACCGATCCAGAAATCCTAAAATCATCTGGCACATCTGGAAGTTCATCTAAATCTAAAACACATTGACATCTCAATTGTCCATTACGGTCCGGGAACGGAGGTATAACCCCGTAACTATTTATCGTCGATATTCTTGAAAGATCAGATTCTTTTTGTATCGACTTCACCAGTATTCTGCCAAATGGAGAAAATCTATTTTTATTCAATTGATCCAGTTGATCGAGCCCGTCATCACTGCGATACGATGATGTTAATACCAACAAAGCGTCTTTGATATCTTTAGCTTTCAATCCATTATCATTAATTTTAGCAGCTCCGAAGTTATCTACTCCACAAGATTCTAAAAAGCCGTACACATTAAAAACGTTTGGTATGGCCCCTTGGCTCAAAGTACCTAGGCCCGACATATCATTAGTTGATGAATTTACTGGTCCTCCGTATAGAACAGTGGAGCTTTGAGCTTTTGTAAATACTGCACCAGAATAATCTCCTATAATAATCCAACTATTATTTAGTATATTATCTGGTCCTTCTATAGACACTCTATAAGTCGCGCCTCCGCTACTAACCTCTCGTTCCCATGATTGAACCAGACCCGCAAATGCAAAATCCTGCATCTTAAAATAAACAGGCGTACCTATTATATCATAACTAACTGGTACGGGCGGATCGCCAGCAGCCCCTAAAGTGGTAGCGGTTCCAAAAAAACCGGGATCTCCTGTTCTAAGGTACTCCGACGCAAAACCATGCTGCTCGTCGAATTTATAGTAAACTTTTCCAGGAATCAATTTTTCTTTTGGCTTTGGAGTACTATAAGCGTTAAAAGCATTACCTCTTTCATCAATATAGCAGTTGTCGCCGGTGCAGGTATAATAATGATTGGGTTCGTAACTAGTGGTCGATGTTATTTGAGGTATTCCTTCACACCCCTTGTCTTCCACTAGAGTAATCGAAACCGTAGATGGCTGACCGCCCCAACCCATATTAGCATTAAAACTACTAACACTTGCTCCTAAAAACAGTGTTTGAGCTATTGGCTTGGGCTGCGGACCCTCTGTTGAACATGGTACTGATAGCATAATTTTTAATGATTCATCCAGTTATCTGTGGCTTGACACGTTTGATATGTCCAGGAAACGCTCCTGCTATATCTTCCTTCTGTAGGATTCCAAGTTCTATTATCGCTATTCAAAAAAACATTCCCCGGTATTGCTCCTCTGCTTTGGGGCCATATGGGAGTAACCTGCGCCCCGAAAGGCTGTAAACCGCTTATAATAGTATCGATAGTCTGATATATATAGCCACCAGTATATAAGGGACAACTTGAGTTAACTTGTAAAAACTCACTTATACTAGAAGGTGGTACGACCACCACTTCCACACTAACGCTTTTTCTAGCAGAAGATTTCCCCATCTTCTGTATGATTGGACCTAATTGTCTGCCAACAACGAAAGTCTCTGCTATTACATCAGCTGGTCCATCATCGGTAATAGAGATATTTTGCGACAAAGTCCCGCTGATAGCATTTTGCTTATTATTAAACTCATAAGAGTAAGAAATGGTACCATTTAATAAACTATGTCCTTCTGTGGTGGATACCGGAATAACATTAAGCAAAGTTTGTTTAGCAAAAATGGGGTTGATTGGTGCCACAGGAGGGTTGGAGGCAGCAGGGTTTACATAAGTCTGTGTTCTCTCTCTGCTGTTGACTATAGAGCAGGCCCTTGTGTAAAGAGTTGGCTTAATATCATCAAGCCATCCGTCTAGGGCATTTTGGTATTTGAATGCCTTTATATTTCCCGTTGTTGCGGGCGGAGTAGCTGACGAAGGAGAACTAGTTGATCCTCCTGAGCTCGTTAGTGGACCATTAGCGGTTTCCTTAGCGAAGTCTAATCCTATTAAACCACTATTATCAGGAGCTAAGCCAGTACGTAATATCCCAGTGGTTTCTGTTTCTAGACCCCTAACTGTACCCTGAACCCTAACGGTAGTCGTATAATTATCACTAGTAGACGACTCTATCGAAAAATCTTCTATATATCGCACCCCACTATTAAAAGCTAGCCAATTATCATTAACCTCATAAGAACCTTCTGTGAGACTAAAATTAATAGATCTAACATGGTTGAAGAGAGATATCGAAGAACCAAAAGGTAATGTAGTAGACCCGCCACCAGCGCCTCCGCCAGCAATATAGGCCCCGCTACCTTGAAAAGGCCAGGCCAGTCTTTGTTCCACCCACTTTTTAGCATTCAAATAGGCCTTACTCATCTCACCTGCTTTACCAGCAGGACAAGAAGTATTATTGTTACCAGGAGTGCTGCTTGAAGAATTACCAGACGATTGTAGGCCAGCAGCGGACACCCTATGCGAAACTCTATACTGGGGCATATTAGTAAATTTAAAATTACTACCGCCTAAAGAGCCTATCCTAGTATTTTCGGATCCTTCTGGCTTCTTTTGTACTCCGGAATCCCAGGTCATATAGATATAATCCTCTATAGGCTCTATAGACCAACTATCAGAAGTGTTCGATACCGGTGGCTCTCCGCTAATAGCAGATTCTACTATTTCTAAGCCTATAGAATAATCTGCTGTAAATACCCAATTGTCGCTTGATTTATCTGCCTTAAAATTTGAAACTCTAACCCCTGAAAACTCAGCTAGGTTCGTACCATTGCACTGGACCTCCAAAACCCCTTGCTCGCATTTAGTAAAAAGATCTTTAAGATCATTTATGGCTTTATAAACAGCCGATATACCAGACTGAGACCCTGTGGTTTTAACGATTTTCCCATCGAGATTGATAGAAGTAATCATGCTAGTTGGCACACCAGCATTGTCCCTATTAATAGTTCTATCTATAGACATAAAAGGCGTTGGTCCCACTATACTGTGTAGTCCCGAGCCGTTATATAGTATAGCAACAGAAGATTTAGTCGATGTTCCTGGTGGATTGGGCGGAGGAGGGAAGAATGGCGGCATATTATTATCCTGTTATATTATTTGCAATATTACAAATTATATATAATTAAAGATACTCCTGTAGTATCATATTCTTTTTTTATTAATCATTATATGATATAGTTAAGACAAAGCAATAGACTCTTGTACTATACCAACAGTGTCCAAAATAATATTTCTAGGCAATACAACAATACCATCTCCATCTATAGAAAGCATAAAAGTAATAGGGTTTGTGGATGACGGAATTAAAGCATTATCAAATTCCACAAATATCTTACGACTATTTGTATCTATAAATAAATTATATTTATTACTGCCGATAGTGGTATTTCCATACTTAACATCTAATAATCCGATATCGAGTCTTGACATATCTAAATTATTAGCATTATTAATTTGTAAAATATATGCAGCATTTTTAAGAGGTCTGATGTTATTATCATCGCATACAAATTGACTAAAAAACTCTAACTCCTGAGTTCTTTGTGAGGCTACAAAGGATATGGAATTGGGAAATATTCTAGATTTTGCTGGACCCATGCTAACGATTTTAGCTGTATATTTTTTCCCAGGATGAAGATGCTCGCACTTCAATATGATGCTGTCCGGGCAGCAGCATTCTGTTCCAGTCAATGATGTTTTACTACCATTATCAAATGATATTCTGGGTGGCTTGATACACGGCTTATTAGTAGCCGTTGGAGTAATTGTTGGAGTTGGAGTGGGTTGAGAAATAAGTTCTGACCCAGGTTCGGTAGTTGACATAAAAACTAAGTTCCTATGGATTCGTGTAAGGTATCTAATAAGATAATACACCTATTATAGATATTTATTTTTAAGCGTAAATCGGCTATTTATAGCTAAACTTAAAGAGCGCGATTTTTATTATACAGAATAATTACGGACAATTGTAGGAGCACTGTATAGAAATAAAGTCCACAAGATGCTCATTCGATTCTGGATCTTCTATAACGCACTTTACTATAGCTTTTGTTTGTCCCGCCATATCTACTAAACACGCTATCTTACCATTACCGTCTCCAAATCCAGAAATTCCACTAGCTGGCGATACACTGATATCCGATGGCCAACTCTCAAAACCAAAATTATAGGATCTCCCAGGCTCTGCTCCGGAAATATTCACCGCTAATGGCACACCTACTGCACAGCAGTTGCCCCCAACAGACAGCTTGGGACCTCCAACAAAAACTGGTTTTGGTTTTTTAACTGCGCATTTTGGAGGTATGCATTGATTGCATTTTACCATAATAGTATCCGACATAACCGGACAGCCCAGATTATCTGGACCTGTTACCCTTAATTCTAATATAGAATATATATTTTTTTGACTAAAATCTTTATCTGGATAGATATCCAACTTATAAGGAAAATAGCCAGAGTAATTACCAGTAGTTGGAGCAAAATTAAATATATTAGTTATAGAATCTCCAGAAGTCGATGGAATAAATGTTCCAGATAACGGAGTGATTGTGCTGGGCCAATTGGAGGCTAATGAACTATAAGAGTATGAATATTGTCTACCGGGGATTAACCCACTTGTATTAGCTGATATATCCGCATAGATATTTCCAGAACCAGATAAAGAAACAGAATTATTAGGGAACGAAACGGTTGGACAGCATGGAGATAATGTGGCACATTTTTCTGGTGGCAAAGGATTAGAAATGGTGCCGCCGATAGCTGGAATAACATATGGAAAAGATGCGGAATTTTTAGAAATAAAATAGTACTCTTGTCCGCTTTTAAGCTCGGTTAAACTACTACTGGAACCAGGAGATCCGTCTATATTTTTAAAAAAAACTGGAATTATACCATTCTCTTCTTGACTACCATATATTGTATATATGTTGCTAATAAAATTATTATATTGTAATAATAAACTAGGTTCTAATCCAGCGGGAGCTGATAATAGTGGCAAAGGTTCACTACCTAAATATCTTTCTATTATAAACTCATTAGTAATCAACATGTTTTGCCTCTTATTATTACTCTTTGTATCTATGCGATATATTTAGTTATACACCGGTATTAGTTAAAATAATTTGACCTATATTTATTGTGCCAATATATTGTGAACCATTTAGTGTTAATTTAATACTTTTACCAAAGTACGGCCCGATAAAAGATAAATCTCCAACTTTATTTCCTCCAACAAAGAGGCTAGCAGAAGATGGTATTGGCGCAGGCTGGCCGGGCTGAGGAAGTAAAGCAGAAGGTAAAACGGGTACCAATACGGATATATTAGATGATGAATTAGCAGGGATAACTCTAATAATTAGTAGATTGTTGTATCTATATGTCCAATTATTTGCAAGATTGAGCACTATCTCTGGATCCACTTGCATAGAGGGAGTTACTGTTGGAGTGGGGTTAGGCGTCATATTAGGAGTAAGAGTAGGGGTCGGGGTTGGAGATCTCGACACAGAAGGCGTAGGTCCAGGAGTGGCAGGGTTTTCTAGGCACTCTACCATCATTAAATCCTCAGATGTATAGTTACCATCTGTTAAAATAGCTTTAAGTAACATGTAATTTTTTTGAGACATATTAAATTTCCTATATTATCTTAGTTAGATGACACCCCAAGAGGCAGTGGTGTTTGTGTCATTGTTGGTGTTGGAGTCGGGGTAGATGTACTAGTACTAGTAGGAGTGGGGGTAGAGGTTCTGGTTATCGTGGGCGTAATACTACTAGTGACTGTTATTGTCGGTGTTGGAGTAGGAGTTACGGTATTATCTGTGCAATCCATGGTTCCGCATTCGCACTTGGTAGTACCGGAAGTATAATTTGTATAACTTATGGATCCTATGCTATTAGTATTTGCGATTGCATTTTCTCTTGTTAGATAAAAAGAGAATGTGCTAGAATTAGTTAGATTTCCATATTTTTTAGCAAATCGAACGATATTTATAGATCTTTGTCCTGGATTACTTTTTATTATATTAACCCCACTACCATCTCCAGCTAAGAAAGGGGTTTTCTTAATATATAGACCAGTCTCGTCTATCTCTTCTAAATAATTAGTTAAGACTGTGGACGGAAATGGTAAAGATAGTGTGGTGCATACATCTGTTGATTTAATGCCTAAATTCCACACAGATAATCTGTTAATAGGCATATCTACTAAACCATTATCATAAGTTACTGGATTTTCTTGTGTCCATATACCAATATCTGTGTCCATAGACCATAGCGGAATAGTATTTGATTGTATTTGACTATTGAGCTCTAGTGTTACGGTAGCTGACTTAGACATAGTATAAGCGACATTACCGAATTGATCCGTGGCTTCTATAGAGAAAAGGGCATAAGTATAAAATACCGCATTATCTGATACCAAGTTATAATTATTATCTAAATAATTAGACACATTGAATCCGCCAGGAAATATTTTTAAAGCCTTTTCATCAGATACTCCGAAGTGAATAGCTCTAAAAGTTATATCTCCGTTCAAAACCGTACCAGTTTTTGATCTCAACACAGTTCCACTTGGTACGATAATATCACATGTTTCCGGTTTTAGTTGTGTGGGCTCGCAAGTTAGTACGACTGAATTAGTAATTTCTCCAATATTGTTAGTGGTAGTCGTAACTGTTGCGTGTGACACAGATGTGGGCATACCGCTATTGTTTAATAGGTTTATTTCGATGGTTCTATTGGATTTGTCTGCTAATACAAGATTTTGTCCAGTATGCATGAAGCCCGGTTTAATAACTTTTAGGTAAAAAGTAATATTATGATTATGACTTAGGATAGGTGAATTATCTAATAGATTAATACCAACAGAAGATTTGTTGATTTTTTGAATATTCAATAAACGATTTTGTTGCAATACTCCGTTGTATCTGACATTAGATATTGTTAATGCCGCATCCGAAAGATCTATATCGTTACTATTTTGTATATCTTTGAATGATATAGTAAATACTCTAGAGCTTGATAAAGCATTATCTACAGTCTCTGTATCTAAATTGATATCTATTGATTCTGGCAAAACTCCACAAGTATTACCACAGCTAAATACATATAGAGGCGTTCTTTTAGACACGTTGGTGGATAAATCTGTTAAATTAAAACTAATATAAAACACAGGAGACGTATTGGCTGAAATTATGGATACTAATGTGTTAAAATTTTGCTCAGTTTCACTACTAGCGAATAGTTCACCCGAAGCGTTTGAAAAATGAACACCAGTACTAGGCGCAGAACTAAAAGAATATCTGTATTTGCGGCCAGGTACTAAATTTTCTGCAACCGCTACAAGATTGATTGGGAGATCACAGTTTGGTAGCAGCTTATCTCCCGACTTATTGATATCGTCTAATATTAATTTAACACTAAAATCTGACCTATATTTGTCATGACATTTTGTGCATCGTACCAAAGTGGTATTATGAGCTAACGCTTGTCCAGAATCGTTTTTTAGATAAGCTTTAATAATAGCTGTTTTTACACCTATTAAAAGCACGGAGGGTTCGCGCCTAATACTTTGTGACGAGGCGCTAAAGAATCTATTATCGTCTTCTGGAAAACGTATCTCTCCTATGACATTATCAAAATATTGTACAGCAACAACCTCATAGCTTAGCGTATAGTATTGATTAGTAGCCAGCTCTGTGCATATAATAGGGAGAGTATATGTTTCCAAACAGCTCTCTAGATCACAAAAGTTCCATATATCTTGTTGAAATTGAAGTGTAGCCATTATTAATCATTCCTTAATTACACGATGGTATGTTTAAGACCAAAGCATTGTTATATAAAATATCTAGAGAGTCTGTTTTTAAGATTTGTATTTGACAAATCTGATTATTAAAATTAGCGGCATTTGCTAACGATATATTAATAGATCCAGATAATGTCTGAGCCGGAATCGTTAAAGCAGAAGCAGATACTGTGGTGATTGGCGAGGTTCCTTGTACAATAATTCTTGCTATATATTCTTGAGCGACAGAAGAGGCCTTATTAGTTAACCAATTCAGTGTAATTCTCGGAGCACCCCCTGAACAGCCATACTCGGTGGATGAGACGGTTACAGAAGCGGGGATAGACGACTGGGTTGGTGTTGGTGTTGGGAATATTTCACAGGGATTATCCTCAAACATGGGAGGTTCTATGTTTTCTATATCGTAATTACATAGATAATCAAAATCTGATTCTATATAACCATTATTACCGAATGTAGTATCAGCAACAGTAAATTCTCCAGACGTGTCTTTGGATCTTCTAGCGACTCTGAAAGAATAGTTATAGTCGTTACCCCCAAAGCCAACTATATACAGCTTATTATTATAGACTACTAGCGCAGAAATGGTCTCAGACTGTATATTTTGAGCACTAAGCCTATTCTTTCTCTGGTTTCCGAATAGATCGGTCTCTGTACCGCCCAAAAGTACAGGAGTCGTATTACCAGATGATAAATTGTATTTGGCTATAACGAATCTATAAGATTTACGGGCGTATGATGCTGTGACATCCGATATATCTTGTAGGACTTCTCTCTGCATTGGTTCTGGATCTAAACTATAAGGTATTTGATTACGACTAATAGTATCAGCAACGGTTCTAAGTGTAACGGGTCCCTTTCTCGGAATTGGGCTATTGAATTCCGTGTCTGAGATAGTATATTCGTTGTAAGCTATATTATAACCAACATACCATGATTGACCATCTTCTACAAACATTGACGCATCATATTCTGGTAAAACCGTTACTGCTCCGCTATACGGCTGTGGTATCGCAAGTTTCCAAGATCCGTCTTTACCATTTTGATATTTGTATTTGCATACTCCAACCATATTACTATCAGCATATGTTATTGCTAAGTATATGCCTTCATTATTTATGAGACATGTTTTGAGCATCGGCTCTGTTTTTATCAAGGGGTCGACAATCAGATCAGAGGGTTGGATCTTAAGAGTACCATTATTATAGAAACTAGTATCAACAGAACCATTCAGATTTATGCGGGACACGACAACAACCGAAGATCCTGTTTCGTTTTTATTTTGTGCAACAACTAATAATTTTTGATCTATTACAGCAGCCCTTTTAATCTGATACTGAGTAGAAACCGATCCGGCGTCTATGTTCACAATGCCTCCGGTACCAAACGAAGTATTGATTCGACCAGCACCAGAAATACTAGCTGCGCTATATGTATATTTTTTATTAACTATATCATAAGTTTCTAAGAACAATATAATATTATTATTTACTATTAAAGCGTCCCCTATTCCTACTATTTTTGTGTCTTCGATAGCAGATATCTCTAAAAAGCCTCTGTTTCCAAAGGTCGTGTCTATAGAACCTGTTGAAGCAAAATGTCTTGATATCACAGCGCTACCACTGGTATAGCTAACAACCAGAAACTTACCGCCTTGAGGTAGAATTTTCTTAGCGTTCACACTAACTTGAGCGCCGATATCGTTTTTAAAGGAATGGGTTGTGGACCCGGATACTCCGAACGAAATATCTAAACCGTTATTTTTAATCTTAGATAAAGATATTTTACTTGCTACATTGGTATACGGAACACCAACACAGATCGACGATCCCGCTAATAATAAGGTATTAGCAACTATAGCTGCATCAATTGGCTTATCTATAGAAATTGGACTAGTAAGATCCGTATCTGTTACATCGCTACAGGCTACAGCAAACTTCTTCTCTTTTCTGGCATCAGAATCAACAAAATTATTAAATCTATATGAACAGCCAGTGTCGCTAGTGGGCGTAGTGGTAGGTGCTGGGGTTGACGATGGACAAGGTGGACATGGTTTTACTGTAGAGGTGGGAGTAGGTGTTGGTACCGGAGCACAAGAGAACGAAATCTTCCATTCTGTGCTTTCGTCACACGCAGACTCCAAGATACAAACAATATATCTCGATCCCCTATTAGGTATTTTAATAGTGTCATATGTACCATAGGTATGATTTTTGCGATCTATACCCGCACAAAATAAATACTCATTATTATCGTCTTTATCTACAGTACCAATATATCCACTATTGTATAATTCTGTACCATCAAGATCATAGAGAGACAGCTTTTCTGGGGATCCATAAAAACTATATGTTAAATTAATCTCATAATTGTTCGTAGATAGTAAATCCACAACGAATTTATTACCGCTTAATTTTTTCTTAGTAATTATAGATGGACACAGGAATCTAGGTAAAGAACCCAAGTCTCCTACCCCTGGAATAGATAGGGCTTCTCTGGTGGGCGTGGGTGTTACAGAGGGTCCGTCTATCACCGGTATGGTGCCAGAGATTGTGAAATTAGGACAATGACAATCTGTGGAATCGCATGTAAGATTAATAGCGTATGTTCTAAGCAGCGTATTGTCTGTTAGATAAACACTATATATTAAAGGATAATTTGTTAAGCCACATACTTTATTAGATAATTGACTCTGATAGATCAAATAATTCTTACAGGTGGCGAATCCTGATGAAGAGCTATTGATAGTGCCAAAATTAGGAACCCCTTCTAGCCCAGCCGGTAAATTTAAAGCATATTTATATGTAGTATTTGGTAATAGTCCACTGATAGTGGTATATATAACTAGATCATCCGAGCCGCAAGATTCAGAGTCATTACCGAGCCTAATGCTGATTTTGGGCAAGCCTCTGGTTGGCGATGGAGTAAGTGTTGGGGTTATACTGGGTGTTACAGAAGGAGTAACACTAATAGTGGGCGTAACAGACGCTGTAGGAGTAGGAGTAGGGGTGTTTGATGATGTTACAGTAATTGTTGGCGTGACTGATGCTGTAACACTTGTGGTAGGGGTTGGTGTGGGTGTATTAGGAACCTGTGTACCAGTTGGAGTATTTGTTGGGGTCTTAGTGGGTGTTTGCGTTGGAGTCTTGGTTACGGTTGAGGTTGGAGTTGGAGAAGGCTTAGCTGGTGGTAGTCCTCCACAATCTATACCCAATATATCTTCTGATAGGGTCTTAATAACACCATTATCGTTAATAGTTACGCGGGCTTTGATAACAAAGCTTTCGGAACCTTCTAAATATACTATATTGTCTATAGATTCTGATGATGCGGAGGCTATTATCTCGGTTGACGCACTAGCGAACGAGGCTGAGCCGGGACCTATGGAGCTATATTCTACTGTGTATGTATCATAAGGAATTAGATTCTCAAGCAAAATAGGTATAGAGAGTCCTACAGAGCAACAGCTCGGAGTATCAGCTTTAAGTACTATTTTATTACCGAAACTAATTTTAACGCTACTCATTACGAAACCTTCTTCTTATATATTAGTTGGCGTAGGTGTTGGGGTCGGGGTGGGCGTAGGAGTCGGAAAACACGTATCGCAATCAAAAAACAAGATTGTATCTGTTTTTATATTATCTAATAAATCTGTTACCTCTAGCTTCAAGCTAATTTTCTTAAGAGACCCACTATAACTAAATACTGTATTAATATTTTGAATATTATTACCAGCTATTATCGTTCCGCTTTTAGGCGATATATTAGCAAAATAATCATCAGGAGTAGAAAATAGATAAGAATATGATCTACCAATTTTAGCATTTTTAATCGAAGCAACCACACTCTTATACTGACCACAACTCTTCATAAGTTCTTTGGAATCCGTAACAAATTCAACGTCTGGCGCAGATGGTCTGCCGCACTCTACCGTAAGAATATCTTCACCATAATTGAAGCCCACATACGGCACATTAGTAGCATCAGCGGGCATTTCATACGACCCCTTCTCCGTCTCAACACTATTGGGATCAATAGAGGTATTATATAACCAGTTGCAATATCTTGCTCCATCTAACCAGCTCACAAAATTCACTGGCTTATTTTCCATATTGGGCTTACAAGTATAGCTAAATGTTTGATTAGTATTCGATGATCTAGTAATGCCGCCTCTAGGGTCTGTGGTCATTTTACTATTGTATAAGCCATATCTATCAGATTTCGCAGCGACGGAATTTAAAAATACCATATATTCATTATTAGTTACCGGATGCTTTTTCATATAAAAAGAATGCGGAACAGAGCCTATCCCATTATCATCCGCATCGTTCATGCCTAGAAAAGATCCTGATACCATGGAAAAAGTAGATGTATCAATACTAAGGGTTTGATTAACCTCGGCAGCAATACGAAGTCCTAAAGAACTAGACTCAAAAACCGGTTTGTTTTCAACTATTTGTCCAAGTTCAGAGATCGGACTATTCCAAGAACCACCAGTATATGGTTTAAGAGAGGTCGATATATCATCAAGCCATTCATTAATATTTCCATTTTGATCATAGGTACCATAATAACTCGGCCCGCCATTGGTACCAACGGTAGTCAAATTGCCGTCTTGACCATTCCAATCGGCTGTATTTCCAAAATTCGCAAAATTGCCCGATGCCCCAGCAGAACCGTCGCCAGAAGTATTACTGGTTACTGCAACAGGATTATTATTGCTCATAGTTGCGTATTGAGAATATTCTTCTGTATCTGCATTATAATAAGCGCTCTTATACCATTCATTGCGATTAGGCAGCCAATACTTTGCGTCTTTTCTATAATCAAGGTCCGTAATTTTGAATTTAATAATATAAGATCTAGACCCCTCTAAAGAAAATCCTATTGGTATATTCATAGGCTGATTTAGAGACTGTGTCATAACATAGAAATTGTTTTGAGCAAAAACAATAGAGCCTCTAGATATAGAAGATAGTTCGCAATAATATTTATGTCCGGGTATCATACCCGATACGGTAACTATGCTAGATACTCCGGTAGAACAACATCCTTCGTTATTCACTAAAATATTTTTTTCTGCAAATTTTACAATTAAATTACTCATTATTCGCACCCATAGCATTGAATTAGTAATATATCTTCATCTAGTATTATATCAGGATATTTAGCATCAAATACTCTAACCTGTAAACTAACCATATTGCCTTTGGATGGATTAACGGTCACTACGGTATTTATGTTTTGTTCGGAGAAGCCTGCGGTCACAAAGCCGGTAGCCGGTGACAATAGTGGCGCCGCATCGCTAGTAAGACAAACAAAGTCGTATTTATATGTAGTTCCGATACGGGCATTTGATATGGTGCAAATAATGTTGAGTTGTTCTCTGCACCTATTGGGAGGATTTACCATCATGACCGGACCAGCATCAAAGTTTACACGAGGCATAGATGCAGTGACAGGCCTAGCGGTTGGGGTTGGTGTAGGTACCGCTGGAATAGAAGCACAGCTAGCGGCTACCATATCAGAGGCAGCTATACCAGTATCTGTCTGATTAATGGTTGCTTTTAAAATATAATTATACTGTGGATCTACGTTAGCTACCGTGGTAAATTTTTGCGTTGGTGTCGAAGCAAAGATCGTTATAGCTGCCGGGTCAAACACCTGTCGAGTAGATGACGGGTTCAATAATTCAAATAATATAGTATATTGTCTACCCGGTATTAAGTTAGAAGCCTCCGCTACAACGATAAAGGAGCCCTTAAGACATTGGGCATTTGGCAAAGTAATAGTTTTAGAATTTCCCTCTATACCATAATGAGAAAAATCAAACTTAACAGACAGCGAAGGTGAGGTATTTACTGTTTCTGGCATCGGGGGCTCTTGTTGTGTGCTGGGGAATTTAATAAATAAATTAGCCATATATTCCTAAAATCATTATAAATATACCAAAATCTCCTTCAAAATAAAAGATTCTAAACTATTATACACAATATAGTTTCTTTTTGAATTAACTTTGACAAGCAATTGTTGTCAAACTTTGTGCTGTGCTTGTGCTATCTGAAACACTACAACTAACTACAAAAGAGCCTATTTTTTCTAGTGTATAAACGTAAGTAAAAATTTTATTATTGTTATTGGACATTGCAAATTGGCCGGTTCTTGGCTCAATAAAAATATTATTAATATTGTTATTATTACCAATAGATTCTACATTAAAGCTATAGTTATAAACGGTATTTGGTACACCAGAGACATTAGCGGATATTAATATACCGGTATCGCACTTACCTGAAAAATTAATTTGATCAAAAGTAACCGCAAAACTAGGCCTAGTATATAAAGGAGTCATTGTCGGAGTGAGTGTTGGCGTAGGGGTGGTCGTTGGTGTTGGTTCTGGTGTTTGTGAAATAGTAGGGGTGACCGATGACGTAGGCGTCTGGGTGGGCGTAACGGTATTAGTAGCAGTAATACTAGGGGTGATAGTTTGGGTGGGAGTTAAGGATATAGTTGGAGTAACTGTTGGGGTTGGAGTACTTGTAAGACCAGGCGTAGGTGGAGGGGTGTGAGTGGTGGTGTTAGATGGGGTAATCGAAGGAGTAACTGTAACCGAAGCAGTAGGAGTATTTGTCGGAGTATTGGTTGGAGTTACTGTGCTCGATGGGGTAAATGAAGGAGTTATAGACACAGTAGGAGTATTTGTTCTGGTAGGAGTAGGCGTCCTAGTTGGTGTTTTGGATGGTGTTATCGATATTGTCGGCGTCACTGTTGGCGTCACAGACGGCGAGTTGGTGACTGTTGGGGTGATCGTGGTTGTTGGGGTTGGTGTGGTAGTGTTGGTTGGGGTAGGGGTGGGAGTACGGGTTGGAACAGCGGTGTCCAACGGCTTACCCGCATCGCTGCATAAATTACCACATGAAATATGTATGTAATCTCTATATACTTCGCCACTAGAAGCAATATCTACAACGCTCAACCCTATAACGGATGAAGAAGAATTATCTACGGTATAAGCAGTATTAGAGGATACATATACCACAGCGTCTATTGTGTTAGAAGCTGGTCTAATTTGATATCCTGTTGGATTAATAATAATATCTGACTGCTGAGGGATGCAACTATCTTTCCAAAAGCTTAATCTATAATCATTACTTATATCTACTGGTATTCCACTAAAGGTGATAGCTACGCCACTAGAACATAGGTTTTGCGAAATCTGTCTTTTTTGAATCATGTTTTATCCTTATGTTGCGGCACAGTTCTTGCAACAAATGGCCACTATAGCTTCGCTTTGTAAATTGTTGTTATTGTCTAAAACACTAAACTTTATTAAAGCATTAGGCTGATTAGTGTTGATGTTAATAGAAATAGGAACTTGTCTAGTGGATCTACCAAGCGGAGTGATGTCCCCAGAACTCTGAGAAAATATGACAGTAGAATTACTGGTTAAATCTTGTACACTATATTTGTATATTGAGCTAGCCATGAGGTTATTAATAGTAGCCACTAATACCGAACCATTGCAGCAAAAATTAGTGACATCAGCAAAAGATATAACCGGTAGCATATTGCTACAAGACCCATCTCCAGAAGAAGATAGTGGTACAGAAATAAACTTGACTATACTTTCATTGCCTTCTGAATCTCTTTTCTTTGTATAGAGAGTACCGGTCTGCACATTTAGTACTAGTTCTCCCACGTCAACCTGATCTAAGGCTGGGGCCAGGGTTGTAGAAATATCTCTTTTAAATTTAAAGCTCATAGACTTACTCCGCTAAATACAATTACGCCGCCGTCTAGATCACTAATAGTATTTGTAGACTGCCATTGCGCAATATTACCAGATGTAGAAGTTAAAATATATCCAGAAGGCACTGGTGTTTGACCTATACTAATACTGTCTGTATAAATATAGCCACTAACGCTTAAAGATGCATATCTATTTAAATTACCGGACTGTTGAACAATCTTAGGTGACGATCCATTAATAACAGTGGCGGAGACGGCCTCTAATCTATTGGACGGCTTAGCATTTACATAAATTGCTGGAGCAACTGATTCGCCATTAATCTGAAAGTCTATAGAATGCTTATTTTGATTAAAAATAGTATTGGTAAGAGGTCTGCAACTAATTGTTGTCTGAGGCGAAATAGCTGGTGCTCCGGAATTTTCTACACTAAGATTTAAATATCCTCCTTTATTTATGGAGAAAATATTACCCGTTCCAGAGATCGGTAGAATCTGATTCAATACGATATTTGTATAGCCATTACTTTCTGTAATGCTATTAATTGTTCTAAAATAATTATTGGTATTAACACTAATTTTTACCGTATCTCCAACACTAAACTCATTGCTTAAACCGATAGCACTAATAGCTAAAACGTCTCCCCCGTTTTGTATAAAGCAAGATCTTATAGGATATTTTTCCCAAGATATATCTAAGCCCGACCATATAAAATTATCTGCGCTTGGTTTTGACCATGCTATTCCAGATCCAGTATGCGTTAAAACAGAGCCTTGATCGGATGTGTTATTTGTATCCTTTGCTAATATCGTGTCTGCTCCTATATTCCAATTACCAATAAGAGTAGAGCTAGAAAAATCTATGTAAGATCCAGACGACTGAGAAAGTGCTGGAGCATTAATCCTGGGAGCAGTAATATTACCGCTAAAAATAGCGCCAGATAAGGACGCTTTAGTTCCAATCGAAGCTAGATCCGACTTGGTATATCCTGCGCTCTCTAAAATACCAGATTGTCCTACGCTCAGTATACTACCACTAATAGACAATGGCAATAAATGTAAAGAATCCGAAACGACTATTTTATCAGCAATCACACCGCTTGTAGATATTTGTAATTGTCTGTTTTTATTTCTAATAGCAACCGAATCTGAATTAACGGTTAAGCTATCTAATGAGGAACCGCCATTATTTATTGATACAACAAGTTCTCCACTAGGACTAGAGGCTTGAGAAGAAATGGCTCTTGTGCGAATTTGAGAATAGTCTATCTCTGATCCAACAGAATTTTTGCCTGCTAGATGTATGCTACCAACTAATGACCCACTATCAAGAGTGGTAGAGGGCTTATGATAAAGTACAAGTTTAGGAGTGGAGCAGGAACTCCTATTCTCCAATCTTATGTTACTATCGCATCCCTGTCCAACGATGTGTAGTAATGTGGCGGGCTTTGCTCCCGACGGCAAATTTAAACCTATCTTTCCAGAAGCATCAAAAATACAATTTCTATTACCACTACCATTAATAATAAAGTCTGTATTCTTGGATGTTTTATTAAAAATGGTTGTACCAGATCCTGATATGACTGTATCGGCGGATTGTTCCGATCCCGTACCGCCAAATAGCAGGCTATTAGAAGCGTTGCTATAATATATATTTGAGCCACCAAAAGAGGTAGAATTAACTTTGTATTGAATAGAGCCATTTGGTCCTTGTGGAGTACCCATCAAATCCGGATCTATATTTAGATTAACCTCATTTTTTAGTTCTATCCAGCCAGAACCATTCGATACCAAAGAGGTGTAGGCATTATCATAATCTATAGTTAAAGAAGCTGAACCATCTATTAAATCTCCACTAGAAGCAATAATATGTAAATCCTTATTATTTCTATTATATGCTTTAAAATCTAGTATAAGACCGCGATTACCGGATGCTACGGGCAGAGTACCAGAAGCATGATTGGTAGATAGATCTACAACGTATGTAGACCTTACGTCTCCAATATTGAACACGCCCGTACTGGTAATTAAATTATTATACCCAAGATCCACAGAATACTGATTAGGATATACGAAAAACGTTTTTGTCCCACCGAAACTAAAAAATACTAACTCATCATTGTTAGACGAACCAGAAACCTCTTCTCTTTCCACTATAGTGGTAGATATTACTTTGCCTATACCGGCTTCCCATTCTGTTGCACCAGTGGATAAAAGATTTTTGGCAAAATATGGTATAAAATGACCTATTAAAGAAGCGTCGAGACCAACAAACGTCGGCTCTGGTGCCTGTAAAATAAATCTTCCATTGACTATTTCGAAAGATGCGCCAACATTATCTGGAATTTTAATATATGAATTTATCATACTGATGAACTACCTTTAAGTATTTGATTAGATTGTTCCCCAAGAGCATTCTCTGTAGTAACATTAAGCCTACTGACGGCAGTATTGATCGAAGAAACAACATATTCTTTCATTCCTTCGCTCATTCCCTTTAGTGCCTCTCCGCCATTTATTATAACCTCTACTTTATGTTGTGCTGTAATTTGAATATTTTCTGGAATAGCCAAACCACTGATAGTATTAGCCACATTCTGTAATCTAATTGTAAAATTATCAATAGCCTTTTGACTCTTATCATCTAAATTAATATTTAGTAATGCTGCATTTTGAGCAAAAGCGCGATTAAAATTTTCCAAAGCACTTACAGCCGATGGGGCCAAGCCCAGCTGTAAATTAGATACACCTACAGTCTTATTTGTAGACGATACATTTGGGATATTAGAGTGATATTGAGGTATAATAATACCCCCTTGATTAAGATAATTAACCATTCCACCAGTAGAATATTGGCCACTATTAATAGCTTTTAAGACAGGTAGATGTTTTTGAGTGGCCGCTCTATTGACCACAAATTCTCCGGGGGTCAACATGGCTGGAACGGTATCGGTGCCTCTGGGCTGATAATCAACTAGAGTGCCTGTTTGAGCATAGATTATGCCCCCTCTGGCTTTCTTCTGCGGCTTTTTGACTTCCTCTGCTAAGGCTTTTCTCTTTGCTTGGAGCTGTAACGCCATATTATAATCTGGTAATTTTCCAAATGCTCCATTCGTTAATAGCTGTAAAGCAGAATTGGCGTCGGGGTATAGGCTATCAAAACCACGTCTCCATTTATCATTGCCGGCTTGACCATCACCATTCACAAAAGGATCCAAAAAAGTATTGTAGAAAGATCGAACCTTCTTGATAGTATCAATAACGCCCTGGTTAACCTTTTGATTAGCAAGCTCTTTCTCTAAAATACCAAAGAGATTATTTCTTGTTTCCGTAGGAAACATAGAGTATGGATTCAGTATCTTTTTACCCAAATCTAATATGGTTTTGGGAGAAGTTCTATCAGATTGTTTATTCCAAGTTGTTTTCTCTAGTCCAGTAGCCTCAAAAATCGATTGGTTTTTATCCCCAAAAGCCCCCTCGATTGCCTTTTGATTGTCTTTATTTATTTCTTTATCCAAGATATCTGCCCCCAGACCCTGGGACATCATTCCTTGCTTAGCTAAAAACTTTGCGTATTGATTAACTTTGTCTGGTATTGTAGCGTCTGGTTTACCGTCAAAGCTAACGCCTAGCATCGAAGACAATCCTTGAGAATCTCCTGCTCCTAGTTTTAAAAATGTTTGTGCGGCAGCTCCTATTGCTCCCCAAACATTATACAACGCCTCTGGCGGAGTCCTCCCTTTCATTTTTTCCATAACAGCTTGTCCAAAAAACTTTTGCCCACCAAATAAAAGATTACCGTATGGCAATATGTCTGTCGCTTTTGTTAAGGGCATCAGCTTCATATTGTATGCCGATAAAACGCCGCTTATAGGAGCTAGTACTTTCTGTATAATGCCCCTAGCTATACCCAACGGATTTTCTATATTTGCTTGTTTTATACCAGCATCAGTGCGTTTATCAGTAGTTTCAGCTGCCACAGCTCCTGCTATTAGTTCTTTTTTATTAAATAATCCTTTAATTTCATTAATGTAATTAGTAGCATTAAAGTTACCGCCAAGAACAGCTGTCTTTGGCATATAAGCATTATTTTTTGTGTCTTCGGAATAATCTAGCGCACCAAGATCAGTGCTATTTATTTTTTGCACAGTGGCGTAAGGCACTGGCGGCAAATTATCTGTATTGAGACCTCCTGTCACTGCATTAATTATTGGTTGAATACGCCCTTTTAAGGTTTCGATACTATCCGCATATATCGATCTACCAATTAAATTAACAGGGTCTAAATCTTTGAATGGGTTTAGCGGCTGTTCTTTGCTGTTGGCATCTAAATCAGCAACAACATATTTAATGGCTCCTAATGACTGATCTAATGTTTTATTGGTGCCAAATCCTCCTTGAATAGTTTTGTAGTTAAATTTCATGAACTCATCTTCGACGGAACCTGATGTAACTTTTATATTAGATGTATTATTTTTTTGATATTCTCCCTTTAGGTTATTGATAGCATCTACATGATTAAATCCAGCAGCTATCCACGGTAGTGATTTTTGCGCTGGATTTATAGGTATAAAATTACTACTGTTTTCAGCATAGCTATTGGTGGGCGGCGCAGGCTGATAATTTTTAAAAGAATTAGCTAAATTATTCCATTTATCGGCCGTTAAATTAAATAATGTTATTGGTGGTTTAACATTGTCTTTACCCTTAATTTCTGTCTCATCGAATTGAGCCGAAAATATTGCACCAGATAATAGCTGTTGTAATTTGTTAATATATGTTTTATTCTTTAAGGAAGAATCGGTTTCTTTCAATGGTTCAGAAATCGAACCGTCTGCCTCGATCTCTGGAATCTTAGTTTGAGACAAAGCATCAAATACTCTTGATAATGACTGGATATTGTTTTGCATTATCGGACCAGTAGCCTTAGCCATACCGTCATAATTAGTGACGTATTTAGATAATGCCATGCCTATAGACGGATCAACAGTATCATGCTTCATATTGGATAACCCGGCAACCACCTTCATGTCCGGAGAAATGATAGTAGTGGCTGTTGATCTATTTGTAAAACCATAAGGGTTTCCAGCATTAGTATTTTGACCAGAAGACCCTTCTCCTTCTAGATCTGCTACTGAGTATAGGCCATAAAGACCGTTAGTGGTTTTTGTTAGACCGCTCAGTGTTACTAGTGGCACACTAGACAATCCTCTATTGACATATTTACCCACTTCAATAGTTGGCTCTATTTTAGGTCTATTATCCGCGTCTACTTTTGTGGCTATTTTTTTTGAACCTGTGTCAATAGACCCCATAAACGTACCGGCATCAGAACTTTGCACAACAAATCTTTTAAGTTTTAACAGCGTTTCTAATTTATTTTTATAGTCCTCTATTTGATTTTTTGTGATATGTTTTTTTCTTTGAATATCTCTCTCAGATATTACATTATCAAAAAAATCTGATTGCGGCACATAACCCACATCTATGGGACCTGTAAAAGTAGTTCTTTTCTCAATCGTAGGTCGATCATCCTCTGTAGTCATACTAATAGTATCATAAGATGCTCCTAAACTCGCATTGGCGCCGATACTCACCAAAGGCTTCCGTCCAACTTTAGGACTGAACCAATCTGAAATATCTCCTGGTGCCGGATTCGAGGCGTAAAAATACCCCGGCAGAGCGACGGCCTTTGTCATGTGGTCATATGGATTAGCGTTAAGAGATAATATGTCTGGATATTGTGTCGCTGTCTCTTGTTGTTGAATCCCGGCCTGCTTTTCCGCATCTTGCTTTTGATCCAATCCCCAACCTCCGCCAAATACTAAACCTCCTTGATTATAGTACTGTACTCTTCCACCATTCGAGTATCCATTGTTAATAGATTTTAAAAGAGGTAGATTTTTTTGAGTAGCAGATCTATTGACAACAAATTCTCCTGGGGTCAACATAGCCGGTACTGTATCCGTCCCCTTTGGAGCAAAATTAATTAACTGACCCGCGGAAGCATATACAACACCTCCTCTTGCGAGCATCTCTGCCTCAGCTGCTGCTGGCTTCTTATCCTCCCTATTATTTTTAACAACAGTAATTAAATTTTTAATATTATCATTAATATCTTGCAGTTGCCTGCTTTCAAAGTTTAATGAGACACCTCCGATAGCTGTAGCTAATTTAACAGCGGCGGTGTCAGAATTATTCTCCGCAATAAGCTGATTCAAGGCAGCTAACTGTTCATTTGCAAATGCTTGTTCAGCTAGCGCTTCTCTATATATACCTATAGCTTCTGCCATTTGTGGATCGGCTTCTGGATTTCTTAAAGAATCTATCACTTGCTGCATCATTGGCGAAGAGTTTATGCCAGATTCTCTAAGCATAGATTCTAGAACATTGGCCTTCATACCACTCTGCTTATCTCCGAGAAACGGCATGATCATGTTAAAAGCTTCTAGGCTGTCGCGTCTCTGGTCGGCATTGGTCCCAAAATTAGCCCGACCCTTCATATTGTTATCTAATCTAGCCAAGGCCTGATTAAATTTATTAATTTCTGCTGGGGTGCTGGTGACCAATTTCTCAATGATGGCTACTCCAGCTTGTTGCTTCTGTTGAATCTCCGACATTTTATTTAACGCTGCACTAGCAACAGTAGTGTTTTCGCTAAGGCCTTTAAGCGCATCGTATGACTCTCTTAACGCAACACTTGTTTCCCTCAGCCTTCCCTGCATCATCATAAATTCGTCTTTACCAGAAAAACCCTTTTGAGCGGCGGCGTCGGATCTTGATTGTTGAGATTGTCTGGTCAATTCTAAATCTTGTATCTGTCTTCTAATATCTACAGCAGATGTTGGGCCTCCGGTCTGAGACGCAGTTGCAGCTCTAGTGTCAGCCACTACGCTTTGTAATGATACTGTTTTACCTAAAACTCTATTAAGCTCATTTTGCCCAGAAACCAGGGTATCAGTAGCTCGTCTTAGCTTTTGATTACTATCAATTTGTAGATCTATCAATTGATTAGTTGTATTGGCATAATCGTTTAGTGCATTCTGCCAGTTTTCTAGAGCTCGTATCGCAGTTTCTTGAGCTCTCTTTGCACTGTCTACAACGTTTCCGAGTTGTGGAATTTTTTCTACCAATTGACTAAAATCAATTTTATCATCCCCAGATTTCCTCATATCCTGTACGGCGCTCTTTACCTCGCCAGATAATTTAGTTGATAGGTCTGGTGGCAGCTCTAAGTCGTTTAAAGCTTTAAATATAGCTTGGTCTAATTTGATACCAACGGCCTCGTTACTTGCGGATGGATTATTTTTTAAAGTACTATTGATTGTAGATAATAACGTATCCTCAAGTCTACCAGAAACCTGTAATATCCCTTTCATTGACTTAGCTTCGCTGCCGAACATAGAAGCTGCCTGGTCTACAGCTCCCGCATTCGCATTAGCCCCATAAGCTCTACTATTTTGCAATACGTTTATACTATCTAGCTTTACAGATCCTACCCTGGCAGATCCTGATAGTGCTGAGGTGGTGAGCTCTGCACTAGCGGTAAGCTTATCTAGCGCAAAAGCATTCGCCATAATAGACTGTTCCATATTTTGAAACATTCTCTCTAAGCTATTTTGTAAAACAATAGTAGACTTGCTAAGAGCTTCTAGATCCATCTCTTTTAGAGTTTGAGACTGAATTTCTCTGGCTTTAGCGTCTGCTACTGTCGCAATAGTACTATCTATGAGAGCTTTCTTTTTATTTTCTTCTAACGAAGTATTATTTTGTATAGTTAGAATTTGTTCTTGTAGCGCTGCGTCTGCAAGAGCTAAGCTTTTAGTGAAACCAGCAAAATCTTTGTCCGATTTGAGACCTTCAATAGAAGATCCTGATCTGATTTTACTTGTTATAAATTGTCTGGAGGCATCAGCCGCTCCGGTAAAATTCTTCGCTCTTTCTCTAGATAGTTCTGGTATATTTTGACTCATTGAAAACGCCCGGTTGGATTTAGCGTCTTCCCCACCAAACATCTCTGTAGAACGCAAATATGCCATTATCCCTTGTTTATCCAATATTTGAGATCTTTCTGCTGCCGCTCGTTTCTCTGAGCTCGTACCATTATCGGCAGTGTCAAAAAAATTAAATAGTCCTCTTTTTACTGTTTGTGAGTCTGAGTCTGTGATAGCTTGGGCTTGTTTAGTGGCTTCTACTACATTTTTCTTGGCGTCTGTAGCAAATACGTTGTTCTTTATGTCTTTAGAGAATTTATCTAGGGACTTGGCTGCTGCCTCAAGCGTTTGCTCTAATTTATCTACCTTTAAACCTCTATTAAAATCATTTGCTGCATTTTCTGCGTCTGTAAATGCTTTAGCTAATCCTGCTGCTCCGGCTACTATACCAGCAGCTATGCCAACAGGACCCATAGAGGCAAGCATAGCTGCGCTACCAATAGCTGTGCTACTACCAGATATCATAGCATTGTTCTTAGCCTGCTCTGCTGTTTTTGGGTCTGCTGTCGTAAACTGATCTGCGATCATTGGTATGGCAAAGGAAAGCCCCATAGCCGCATTTCCTATTTTACTACCTATACCTCCGCCAGCCGATCCTGCCATGCTATCTCTAAAAGCCTGACCTCGTAAACCTTGAGCCCTAGCATCTCTAGCCTGGGCCATCATATTTGCTCCTCTGCTGCCAGAAGGTATTAGTCCTCCTCCTGATCCGCCGCCAAAACCAGCAGACTTTTGTGCGGCCGTCGCCATTTTACTAATTCCCTGAGTAATTTTTTGAAATAGCGTTGGCTGTTGTTGTGCCGCAGTGGCGCTTTGTTTAGCAAAATTAGCAATACGAATTCTAGCAGCAGCGTCATCAGCAGCGGCTTGTTGAGCAATCTGCATCTTAGCATTGATTTGCTGTACATAATTTTGTTGAGCATTTGCCGTTAATGATTGATTAGCTCTAGCAAATACTTTGTTAGCTCTATCTTGAACCTTTTGTTTTTCTGCTGGATCGGACGCGGCATCGTATCTGTCTTTGAATCTTGCTGCTACTCTGTCTCTGAGGGAGCTTCTATCATTCGATAATTGAGTTCTCATCATTTGTTTTACTGAACCCGCTCCGCCAGCTCGTTCTCTGCCTAATACCGATTGAACGGCTTCGTTTCTAGCATTATCTATAGCGCTAGGAGTTCTGGTAACAACACCCTTTTGGCCAGGCAGCAAAGGACCATAAGCATTAGTATCAACAGCTAATCTTGTTCTAGAAGCTCTCCTTACAACCCTATTAGCTCTTTGATTGTCTCTATATTCTTTTTCTTTTGCTTGATCAAGAACGCCTCCGGTAGTAATATCCACTCCTCTACCGGCTAACACATTCATACCTCTGTAACCAACGCTCTGAGATTGTTTTTTAAGACTCGCAGCCGTTTGTTGAGCCGCCTGAGACATAGACTCAATAGCTTTAGTTGCCTCGGCCAATGCTTTGGCAGCAGACATGCCCTGATCCATCAATTGTTTGGCTATTTGAACCCTACCCTGCCCTGACATAGCCATCTTAAGAGGAGAATCGGAACCTCTAGCAAATCTTTGTACTATTCCACCACTATGATATTTATTTAATGTATGAAGATTGCCATATCCTATAGCTTTTGCGGATTTTCTATTAATAACATATTCCCCTTCCTGAGCCATGATGGGGACTTCTCCGCCAGAAGCCCTAGCTACTCTATTTATTCTAGGCCCTTTAGTTCTTAGTGCTTCAAGAGCGGGTAATTTGCTACCTCCTCTGGTAAATACCATATTTTGAACAGGTATACCGAATAATTGATTAATATGCTCAGCTAATCCAGGAGTTCTACTAGATTTACTAATTATAGATAAGTTTTTCGGCTGTATAACGCCCTTTTTGACTAGCTCTTGTAATTGTTTGCCAAATTGTGTTAATCTAGCACTTTGAGCATCTTTGATTCTTGCTTGGGGGTCTCTGAAATATTTGGTTAAAACCGCTTCTTTTTGTTCTGGAGTTTTTGCGCTTGCATATGCTGCATCTCCAGTGGTTCTTTGCAAAGTCCTATCATAATCAATAGCCCCTCCTCCATTACGTATTATTTCATATAATGGAGAACCAGGTTTCATACCAGGCATCGGCAACATAGATCCAGGAGCGTTGGGGAGATCGTCTACTAAAGGCATGCCTCCTTTAGCCATAGCTATAAAACCACCAAGAGCTCTAGATAATCTTTTAGTCCTTAACTTATCTCTACGACCTCTATCAAATTGTCCTTTTGTAAGTTTTCTTTTAGCCTGTTCTTTTGTTGCATCATTTGTGGCGTCTGTTAATGCTTTAGGATCTACTCCAAAAAGGTTTGCTAATTTTTTACCTAATCCCATATTAAAATCAATAGCTTTTGATTTAGGATCATATGGAGCCCCAGCAACAGCCAATCCGCTCTCAAACATCAATCCAGATAAATTGGGTAACTGTTTAGTTAAAATTTCACTAATTCTTTTTTGGTCCGTAATAGGTGTTGTTCCGGCGGCTTTGGCAATAGCTTGACCTATTTGAGCTACTATGCTTTCTGATTGAGAACGTATAATATCTTCCACTTGTGTCGCTAGATCATTTGGTAGACTGCCGGTTTGCAGGGTCGCTGGGACCCCTCGTAATCTTTGTCTTCCTGTTTTATCTTTAAGTCCCGGAGTCGTAACGGTAGAAGAGGACGTATCGCCTCGTAGTCCAACAACGGCTAATTTTCTGTTTTTAGCCCTATTGGCAATATTCTCTTCGGATGTTTTGGTGATAGTTCTTTTTTCTTGTAGATCTTTAATGATCTTTGCTCTGGTCTGTTCAGACCCCTTTGCTCTTGGATCTAGAAAACGTCTAAGCTCTATAGGAATATTGACTCCTAGCCTTTCTGCTTCCTTAAGTAAATCAGCCTTACCCATGGCCTCCAAAGGCTTAGAGGTACCTCTGGCAAATTTTTGTATAAGACCTCCAGATGCAAAAGTTGAGCCGAAAGATTTTCCTAAAACCTTTTTAACAGCTGGGAGGGTTGTACGACCACCAACCTCTCTAGGATTGGTGAGCGCCTGGTACTGCATTAATTCATCCCACAAACTACCGACCTGAGTATTAATTTTAGATAAATATGGTTTAATATTCTTTTCCAGAATAAAGTCTAATTCTGAGTCTGATCTTAGAGTCTGAGGTACAGATCTAGACTTAACACCTCTCAACAAGGCCGTCTTAAGACCCTCAAGCTTTTTTGATGCAAGCAACTCTTTGAATATAACAGATGGTACGCCTCCATCGCCAAAAAGTTGTTCGGGGGATCTTTTTGAGATGTCTTCGACTAACTCTTTTTTAGTAACTCCAGTTTTTCCTGTCTTTCTTCTAAGTCTCTGATTTATTAACGTAGATATATTGGGTTCAAAATTAATTTGTCTTTCTGTTTTACCACTCACCACCTTTAGTGAACCGGTGCCTCTTTTTTTCGCTGCCATCGCCTCTCGATAACTAAGAGGAACTTTTGGTCCTATGTGAGTTCTTTGCGTCTCCTTGAGACCGGAAGAAGATCCTCCGCGGAATCTTTGCACAGAACCGCCGTATTGATAACCCGAAGACCCTAAAATACCTTCTGGTCCACCGAGTGCTTCCGTAGCCTTTTTTCTTATAACAAAACTACCTTCTGGAAGAGTAGTATAAAAACTATCGGTATTGCCAGATCCTGGAACCAATCCAACCTTACCTCCTTTGGCCATAGGTTTTCTGTCTGCATAATTCATTTTTCTTAATTTAGATACGCCTACTTCTTTAACCGCTTCAGGATATACCACGGCCTCTCCCGGCATCAAAGCAACTGGAACATCTACTGGTCCTCCTTTTTTATATCTACTTATATAACCCCCATAAGCATTTCTTCTAGGAGCAGCTGCTCCCCCAGCGTTGCCTCTACGAAGACCTCCTATAAAACCAGAACCATATTGAGTCGCTACACTAGCTCCTCTAACGGCCATCATCAATCCAAGAATAGGCAAAACTCCTTTAACGCTATCCGCTACTTGAATCAAACCACTAGCGAGCTGCAGCGCTCCCTTTGCCAGTGTCTGAAAAGTATCTGAGCCACCAATATCTCTTACAAGAGCAGTAAATTCTTCTCTTACTTTGGCTATCTGATTAGCCAGGGACAACTGGGCTGTTGCCGCGTCTGCCGCCAAAGACCCCTGCCCAGTCTGTGCTACCTTCAAAGCTTCCTGGGCTGTTCCGAATTGCTGAATTAATGGAATAACCTTACCGATCTGACGGAAGCCGCCAAGCTCCTCAACAATCTGAGAAAACTTTAAATCTCTCGGATCTATTTGATTTAATCCTCTAGACAATAACTCAACAGCCTTATATGCTCCAACGAACTTGCCCTCTGCATCGGTTAGATTAACCCCGAATTCTTTCAGAGCCTCTATAGTTCCTCCTCTTTGAACTCTAGTAAAAATAGTACGTAAACCAGTAGCAATAGTTTCTGCGCTTTCACGAGTAGTGGCTCGTATACTAGTAAATACCGCTATAAACTCATTAAGAGCATCGGTACCCTGACTAACTCCATTACTAGCAGAAGCGAACACTCCACCAGTACGCTGAATAGCGGCTATAATATCGCTGGCTTCTACTGCGAATCTGGCAGCAACCGAGTTAACAGAGCCTAGCGCTTTTTCTAGATCAGACGCTCCAATGCCGAACTGTCTCATCAAAGCAATAGAGCCTTCCACCGTTTTATTCATATCATCAAAAGACGGAGCTAAAGCACTAAGAGCCAATGCTTTTAATGCTCTCTCGGTATCTTTGGCGCTTAAACCGGCCTGGGCTAATGTTGATGATACTTTGATAAGGTCTCCTGATGCTACTCCAAAATCAACAGATAATGACGTAATAGTATTCGATAGTCTCTTAAGACCATCTGCAGATTCGCCTGTAACCTGTTGCAGCTTAACGAATTCTTTATCAAACTCGATAAATGCGGCTATGCCTTTATTGATGGCTCCTGTAAAAGAAAATACGGCGCCGGTGGCTAAGCTAAATGCAGCAAATCTTCTAATAGCTAAGGCCGACTGTCTTCCGAACTCTTCCATTTCTGTTCTAGCAACATTTAACTGTCTGGCCGCTGTGGTGCTAGTAGCTCCGACTCTTTGTGTAGCGGTAACGACATTATTGAGCTGTCTTGGTAAATTAGCCACTCCGGCATTACCGACCGCCTGAGAAAAATCTCTAATAGCATTTGCAGCATTTCTGGCCGCTGTCTGAGTAGTGCCAAAAGTATTGTTAAGATTTCTTAAAGCAGCATTGAGCTGAGTAACATTGCGTGAGGCATTTTGGTCCAATCGTAAGTTCACATCTGCGGAAATTGACCCCAATTGTCTTCTAATATCAGATACAATATTTCTAACATTAGATGGTCCTCTTAAATTTAGCTGGGCTGTTAAATTAAACGATTGTGACATAATATTTTATACAATTGGAGGATAATAAAAAACAAAATCCCTAGAATCAATAAAAGACGCTAGGGATTCTGAATGAAAACTATCTGATAGCAACAAAGAATTATGTGGTAGACTCTGTGTTTTCTGTTGATGACTGATCTGTAGTCTTGTCAGATTCAGTATTTGGTTCTTGTTTATCATTGTTTGCTTCGTCCAAAATGACAGGATTTCCATTTTCATCTAAAAACGGTTGAGGGTCAACAACATAATCACCATCTTTATCTACCTTATTGCCGAACTTATCTACAAAATTGCCTTCTTCATCAATAAATCTACCGTCTTCATTGACTAGCCTGCCTTCCGCGTCTATCAGTCTTCCTTTTTTGTCCACTAGTCTTAATTTATCATCAACAAATCTATACTTTTTAAGGAACTTATTTTCTGGCAAGTTAGATTCATAATCGTTATCCAAACCATATAACATATTAGCCAAATTCTGGGCGGCCAATATTGCCACCTCTTCTGTGGCTCTATTCATATAGTCTTCCAAGCTAGAAAAAACAGTCTCTTTGGTATCATTATACACCACGCATGATGATACTAAATAATTAAATCTAGCATTATCTGCCTGTCCTTCTGCACTATGGTTATCTAAAGAGGTTCGTACGCTTATTAAATCTCTGATTTCGTCTCTAATAACCTTCATGCGAATGGCAAGATCCTTAGCTTCATTTAGGCCAAATCCGCCCTTAGCTAGTTTCTTTTCGCCCTCTAGTAGCTCCTTTTGAAGCTCGTTAAACTTCTTTTGCTTTTCAGCATTCCATAGTCCCTGATCTTCTAGTAAGTCATCGAGCTTGGCCCGAACCACGCTCTTGCTCTTTATAGCGTCTGTAAAGGCCTGGTTATAAACCTTTTGAGCTTCTCTCTGGTCATTTAAAGAAGGGGTACGAACCAGTACTTCTCTATCACTATCGTTGATCTTAACCTTAAAAGTTTTAGTTTTCATTGCTGCTATCTCCATCTTTAAAATAGAATTTATATCGATACGGATGTTTGTGTTTATCTTGCTTGCCAGAGCTATACAAATAATTCCCCAAATCGTCTAAAGCTGATCTCAACTGATTATTACCATTATTCAAAACTTGATTTCTGGTGTTTTCCCAAATTGTCCAAAATCTTTCGGCCTCATCAGAATCCTCTTCTGTATTCCATAAATGACCAAAATTCTCTTCGAATCTGGCCAAAGCCCCTATCATAGTAGTTTGTATTCTTTTCTCTATAGATTTGATTAGCTCTTGTTTATTTTTCATAAAAACTTTCTCTTATTGTTTACGCATGCTTTGTGCTTTTGTAATTAAGTCTCTCTGTACATCCGGCAAATTAAAATCTTCTACTTCCGATCCTTTATTGCTATTGATATATCCTAGTTTTTCCTGTAATACAAATTTTGATTGATCGGTATTTAGATCTAATACCTTTCCAATATCCTGTTCGTCCGTCATTAAAAAAACTTCAGAAGCATTCTCTATCTTAGCGTTTTTGTTTCCTAATTTTTGTTTTTTAGCCTGTTCATTATTCTTCTTTTGGATAATCATCCATCCATCCAGCATATCGTCATCTTCTATAACAATATCTTCTGGACATTCTGGATGCTCATATATACTGTCATACATTCTACTAATATTTAATAAAGACCTTTGTTCATCTGTCAAGTCTATAGTATACTTACAAAATATCGATGTTTTATTCCCACAATTCCAATAAGATTTCCATAAAGCGCTTCTGGCTATGGACTTATAATCTGATACAGAGAGTACATAGGAATTAATTTCGTTTACTATATTATTAAAATGAACATACGAGGCTGAGTCTTTGGGCGAATTAGAAAAAACCCTTTTATTATTTTTATATAAAGTTGAACATATTATATATTCGTTCTTTATAGAGCTGGCATATCCTTCTAGGGTATTGGCCTGAAAATTTAGTTTGGTGTTGCTTATTTTATTTATTTCTTTATGAGTTGTTTTAATTTTTTTTCTATTATTCTCGGTTTCTTTAGTCTTTAATCTATCAGTATATAGGTCAACTTTTAACGCATCTAATTTATTCTCTAGCTGTTTGATCAAATTATCTGTATTCATATGCCAAACGCCTAACGATATCATAGTCGGAATAAGATTCTCTTCTCTAATCCAATTATGAAATTTTTCTTCATTAATTATATTATTATATAACAACTCTGCTTTATATCTTATCTCTTTGGATGGAGACCTTAGTTCGTACTGCTCTCCACCATAATAAAAAAATAGGGCCCCAGTAAAAATTCTATATAAAGATAAAGCAATATCCGGATCAATCATTTATCTAGTCGTTTTGCGCGCCCTTATTTTTAAGCGCCAGAAGCTCCTGTTCCTGTTCTTTAAGTTTATTCTGTAATACTTCCATATACTTTTGCATATTATACATATCGGTATATAGTCGTCCTATAATCTGAAATAGTTCTTCCATACATTCTCCTAATAAATGTCCGTCCTTTTATTCCTATATAACCGACTAGAATCAACCAAAAATTAAACAGACTCGAAGGTGCCGTTTGCTGTGACCTTAAGGTAGTTATCTGTAGTAAAGCTATAAGTAATTGTAGCATTACCACCACCAGTATCTCCACCTTGATAGTTTACAGAAGTGATCTTGTTTTTCTTGCCAAGATCGATAGTTAGATTATCTCCTGTGCCACTACCGCAAATAACAAATTTAATTTCTTTATCTTGTACTCTACCCTCTCCTGTTCCGGTGCAGGAATATGTGGCTTCGCTGATGTTTAAATAATCACCAGTAGTAGCAAGAACCTCAATTTCCGAAGTGACTTCAACGGGGAAATTGACGTATCTATGATATGGAGTATACGAACCAAGTTCGTAAATAGACTCTCTACCAAAGTCAGCATTTACTGATACGCTTTGAATAGGAGCGGTACTACCTATACCACCTGCGCCAGTAGGAAATACGCTCTCTGCTCTATTGAACTTCCATCTGCGAGCTGTGGCTGGGGCTGTGTATGGGCCGGAACTTGGTACGAAAGCACTGAGACCACCAGCGCTCCAAGTCTTACTGTTGCCAACTAAGGTAACATCTTCTGTAGCATTACCATCGGTTGGGAAGGTAAAACCAACACTGGAAACATACATGCCTGTGCATGTTACTGTGTGCTGTGCTGTGCCACTAGCTAGGGCGCCGGTATCACTATAGATGCCAAGCTTAACATTTGCTCTGTTGTTGGCAAAATCGCCTATATTGCCCTCTACCTGACCGCCACCCATCGCTAAAAGATAAACAGGTACGGTTCCGTCAAATACTTTATTGACTGTGATTTCAACTTCGGGATTGTTCTCGATATTATCATAAAGATCGATTTGACCAAGCTGGAAGATCTTTTCGAGATTGAAGTTGGTGTTCATTCCAACGCTCTGTACACCCTTGGGCTTAACAGCTGTACTTGTTGTACCATTTGCGGCTATTGGCTGAATTTCGATTGCCTGGCAAGCGTAAAAAATTCTTTTATTACTCATTTGAATATCTCCATGTTAATTTTGGCTTGGTCAATAATCAAATACACCTAAAAAATCAAATCAGGGGAAAATCTCTATGGTCCATCTTGCTAATGTGCTATATAAATTACTAGTCAACGAAGAAAACCCATTTATAGTAGAGTTTTTTATAATGCATTTATTAGTAATATAATTAATATTTTCAGACAATAGTCTATATGCCTGTCTATTTGGATTTTTTTGGCCGATATAATCTACATCAGAAAGGTTATCAATAGCTATTTTTCTCAGATTTAGTAGATTGAAAGTATTATCTTTTTGCATTAACAATAAATCGGCTATATTTTTAGACTTATTAGTATTTTCTGTTAGAATATGGAATAATACGTCTTGAGTAATATAGTTTTTAACATTTCCTAGTTCATATGGAGCTAGAATAGTTCTAGGGGCTAGTTCTATAATTATGCAAGGTAGTTGAACCCTATGATTTGCTGTTATGAAACTATCGCCAAAAAATTGAAACTGAGATTTGTCAAAAGACTGTTTTTGTATTTCTTTAAACCATGGGGCATTGTCGGGTATATAGGTTTGAATATATCTATACGAATAGCTTGCTTCAACCTTTAGACTAGTGCTCATGGGACTATTAAAAACAACTCTACCCAAAGGATAGTTAATCTTATATGAGAAAGGACCTGTGTCGGTTATGGGAACAAATGTGTCATTTATATAAATTCCGGACGGACTATTGGGGGAAACGCCATTATAAGCCACTTCGGTTTCATATACCCAATCTTTTTTATTAGATTCCCAAACCCTGCCTAGCATAGCTGGGTCATTAACATAGTTTAAGATATGAAGACCTTGAGTTTGAGCGCCAGATGATGGCTTATTAATATTGATAAATCCGCCAATTTCTAATAAGGCATAATCTAAAAATAGTTTTATATTCTCTTCTAATGTAGATATAGAAGGAGAAGACGATATATCTGAAATATTATGAAATAGATTTGTCATAAATTCTTTTCAATATGTGTTTGAATAGTGGTGGGTATATTTTTTTCAATGCGCTCTATTGCTCTAGTAGACCAATTATTCTCTGCGACTCCCGCAAATTCAGAAGGGACTCTCCACGAATTAGTATCTGTAACCATCAGTGCCATACCGCTTCTGGAATTAGGATTCGATGTCATATCAACGGTATAATTTTTAACTATCTCAGAAGTACCTCTTAGCATGAGCCATTCTAGCCAAGGTAAAGAATAACCATTTAAGCTATCCTGAACAAAAGCGTCGGGATCTCCTATCAAACCCCCGATATCTAGAGAAGATATGGCAGTTAATGTGAATCCGCCTAAAACGCCTCTATTTGTAGCCCTAACAGGATTCATAGATATAGTAACTGTGTCTGCTATTTTGTTGACAATAGAATCCACTATCGACGGATTTGGAATACCTAACTCTGCTCGTAGCTTACCGCTTGTTAAGGATGAGTATTCTGGTTCTTGTTTCAAAGCATCTCTTATCAAACCGCGAATATCTTCCAATATAGATGGTTGAGACTTAACCATAGTCTCTCTCATATGATCTGCTATGCCAGATAATATAGACTTATTAATTTCACTATTTGTTTCTAATAGGGCGAGAGAAATTTTCATTTTCTTTTCCACATCGTAAAAACGTATTTATTGTGTCCTAATCCAGCCGGTTGGGGATCAGAATATCTTTCGTAACGATAATGACCTAATGCGCTAATATCTTTATCAAAAATAACTTCGCTAGCATTTCTTAGTTTAGGCAATAGACTAATACATGATATGGACTGAGCCATGCCTTCGACTATATTAGTATTTTTATTAGACCAATTCATAAAATATTTGCTATCGAAAATAACCATCATATTAACGATTTCTTCGCTAGTGGAATTAGAAATAATACCGTTCCCAGCACATATAGGACATACTGACCCATCAGCAAATGGTACGGGACCGCCTATCAAATATTTGCCAGATGACGAGCGGGTTGTTGTGCTATAAATACAATTATTACATAAATTATTTTGTTGAGACGCGTTGGCGTATCTTAGTATACAAGGAACAGATAACGCATTAATATTTAATAAGGAGTCTATAGCGTTATTAAAAAGACTTTGAAACTCATCTCCTAGTAAACCGGAAAAGATCCCGGTCCCGCATGATAAATCGCTGCTTAATTTTGGTGTTTGTAATTTTCTATGTGGCGGTATAATTACATTATTAGAAGGACTAACTGTAACGGTAGGAGATGGTGTTACAGTAGGGGTCGCTGTCGGCGTAGCTGTAACAGTACTAGTTATCGAAGGAGTAGGAGTAGCGGTACCGGTATGGGTAACGGTTGGTGTTGGCGTACTGGTAACCGTACCGGTTATAGAAGGTGTAGGAGTAGCGGTACTAGTAACAGTACTGGTTATGGACGGGGTGGGGGTGGCGGTACTGGTTGCCGTACTGGTGATTGAAGGGGTAGGGGTAGCGGTACTGGTACGAGTAACGGTCGGTGTTGGGGTAGGAGTGTTAGAGCTAGTAATGGTTGGTGTAGGCGTAGGACCAGCACACAGAACTTCCACAGACCATCTGACAGATATAATAGGGCTATCTACAACTAACGTAGCGGTATTGGGTGCGGCAGAAGATTTGTTTAGTATGATCGAACCAATACCATTTCCGGATATATTTTCTACCGGCCTGCCTAACTCTAATAACTTGTTTGTAAGAGAGGTGTTGAATGCGCTACCTCCCCTATACCCACTAGTAACGCTCTGTCCATTCCATATCACAGTAAATTTGTCGGGTACTGCCAGCTCTGGATCTCCGAACGAGGTTCCGCAATTTAGTTCTCCGCTCGCACATGGAGGATTAGCATGATAATTAATGGTTATAGGACCAACTCCCGATCCTAGATCCATGTTAAAGGTATAGGTATTAGGAGTAGAATTTCTAAACAGAGAGATACTGTTACAGCTAATGGTGTCGGGTGTATTTATGAATTGTACCATAATAAATCTTTTCTATTTATTATTGCTTCAAAGGAATGGTATTGTCCGACTTAATCACAGAGATCCGCTCCTCTGTTGCGTATTTAGGTTCTAATATTATATTGCGTTGTATAGTTATCTTATTTGCTATGGTGTCAATCAGAACCGGTATCAAGTTTTGACTCACAACAACTAATCCGTATTTTTTAAATAGCGCTATGTTATAATTCATTGATTATTCTGAATGATATGTGACTATCAGGGTCCAAGAAACGATACTGCCGGACTCGCTTGGATCGGTATCTTCAATTAACAATTCCCAGGTTCCATTAGCCAGCTGGTTTTGCAGATGGACAAAGGAGGGGACCAACGGGGAATCAGAATTGATAATCTGTGTCTTATCATAAATTCTACATTTACTATTATTAGTTATATTATGTAAGTAGGCATCCGCAGGAGCGGAATCAGAAATAATATAATTGAATCCTGGTCTATAATTTTTAATTTTTTGATTTGCCGACAGTAGAATAGACGACCCTGTTGGTGGAACTAAAACAAAGACTAGATCTTGTGGATTTTTATGCACCAACCCGTTGATTGCTAGTTCTATATTCTCGATGGTTCTGGTGTCTGTTATTTGTATAGTCGAAGAGGCTGATCCATTATCTGGAATATTAATGCCTCCACCAGAATATTTAACAGCATAAATATCTGTTGATAAGCATTCTGTTGGACATACAGATTCTGTTGATGGTAAATCTATACAGTTGGTGATTAGTTCTTGGGGGTTAGATCTTCTTATAATAAACGCCCTTCCTGTAGACAATCTAAAAGTTCTATAGCCGCTACCCTGATATTGCTCATTGGGTTCTTGAAGATCCAGATCGTATAAAGCAAAATCAAAAGAGTATGTATTCGTTGTAGTAGCCGGTAGACTAAATGTTATCCTGCCATCCGAATAAGTAGATAAGTCATAATTTAAATTTTTATTTCTATTACTAAATACTGTCCTATTATTATTCGAGTCTGTCCACTGGAGTACGGCGCACCAGTCGGATATATCTACAGGATTACCATTAGGGTCCTGATAGACAAATGTAATTTCGTAATAAGACCCTTGCTCTATATTGAAGTCGTAAGTAATAGCTGCCATAGTTTATTCTTATGAAAAAAAGTTTCTGTTGCGAACGCTGTTATTATGGAAATTAATATTTCTTGGATCAAAATTATTACCCACAAACGGACTAAGCACAGCTCGTATAGCTGTGGCCTCTTTAACATCCCAATGAGAAGTAAGCTCTTCGTATAAAGCGCATGGGCCATGCTCTATTATTGTTTTCCACGCGGCGCTTTGTCCCGCAACACTTAGGCTAGCAGGGCCAAGAGCGGCTCTTATGCCTTCCAAAGCGGCTTTGGTTCTTAGAGCACTTTGATCTATGATACAAGCAGCCTTCAAACTGACCAAACTAATAAAGATTTCATCTCGGTCGCTAGTTGGGTCTGGGCTAATATTTGGATTAGCCACGTCAATATTATATTTATGGTCTAATACCACGTCGAATTGAACGTATTTAGCAGCGACCGCTATAGTCTGCTGTATTCTTTCATCGCTATAAACCGGCGTATCTCCCAAATCATTAATCAGAGTACGAACAATTATAGGTATTTCTATTTGCCAGCTCATAAATTAGCCTTTTAAATATACGGGTTCAAAGTTTTGATAGCATCTAATAAAAAATACACCATATAATCAACGGCGTCTATTTATGCAAAAAGACTCGTTCTACTTGGTTTAGATCTTCTGATATTTGAGATTTTAGCCCTTTTATTATATCAATGTCTACTAAATCTGGGTGAGCCCACCAATCCTCAAAAGAACTATTTTGATCGGGAGATACGTCATTGACCACTAAAATATAACCCAGAGACTGTAAATACTCTCTAGATTTTTGTTTATATGAACGAGATATATCTATATAGTCATCGTGCTCATATGTTATTACGGCAAATTTATATTTATCAAAAGGAATACTTAATAAGGCCTCATATGTGTTTTTGGGCGGCTCTATATCTAGTTGTAAATAATCTATATTGTTTTGACCTGGAAAATATTTAGTTAACAATTTCTCATAGTTCACGATCAGAGCATCCGTACATAATACAGGGTTTTTTCTTTGATTTTTATGGGTGTTAACAAAGTCCTGATTAAATTCTATACCAATTCCTGTCCAATCAAACTTGGTCTCTAGTAGTGCGGTATTGCTGTTTTTTAAAGCGTCGGACGAGCCTATTTCTAAGTATGACCCATTACGCTTGCCATTTAGGGCAGTCAGTATAAACATATCCTGATATACTTGAGAAAAATTATGATCTACTAAATCTATACCTTTAAAAGTAAAGTTTAAGTTATCTTTAAGATTTTTATTGTATGGTCTTATGGCCTGAGACTCTGGGCCACTACCTAGTCTAGATAAATTATTTTCTAATAAAGTTTTATACTTATCTGTCATCTTATCAATATAATTATTAAACAGCTCCTTAAATAATTTCCTTGCCTCTAGGGGTTTTCCTATCCACCACGCCGAGGCCGCTTTCTGGAATAACAAAGCATATAAATCAGGAAATTCTATTGTAGAAAAAAATACCGACTTCTCTTCGCAGATATCTAAAGATATACTAGCATAGGTATATATGCTAGACCAATCTGATTTAGCTTCGTAATATTGAGTGAGAAAAAAATAAGCTTCTGGTTTGCGTGGACACAAAGATATAGCTTGTTTTAATAGTGTTTCACATGTATAGTCTCTGCCTCCTAGATTTCTATAGCATAGATACATCCTTAATAAAGACTCATATCGTAAGTCAATACTAGAAGTTTTTTCTGCACACCTCAAATAAAAACCTGATGCGGGAGCGTGGTGGTTCTGATTCTCATAAAATAGACCTAAATAAAAATTATTGAGATCATTGTCGGGGTCTTTTATATAATCTGATAACTCTCTCATAATCCCATAATCTCGTCTATAGTAGTAGTATTAACAGCTAGTAAATAAGAGGCATTGTCTTGAAACCCAAAAGTTATTAATATTTGATTGTTATAACGTGTCATACCGCAAGCGAATTCTATTTCTCCGCCCATAAAGTCAAACAACGGAGATACTCTAAGTAGATTAAAGTCCTTGTCCCATAAAATAAACCTATGTCTATATGTGGCATTTTTGCGACCCGCTTCACTCTTAAATAAGTCTACTTCATGAACAATAGCTAAGTAATAATCTTTATAGGGGATAACCTGAGAACCGCCCCTTAAATCTCTAGTGTTCAAATTTTGATATTCTGTTAAAATAACCGTTTTAGTCTCTTTAGTTTCTGGATTATATTCCACGACTTCTGTGGGGTTTGTCCATTTCACATACTGATACGGCCTATCCATAATGGGCATCCAATTTTTTTCACAATATGAATTATCTGGATATGGAGCCGGTAGTCTTTGTCTCGAAATTTCTTTCCAGCTATTTTGTTCAGAAACTATTTCCGATAGTTCTATTCTTCCTTGACCATTTGGTGTTGTATCCCGTCTCACGCCGCTCAAAAATAATTTCTGATCCCAATGAACCAGCCTGCAGTCTTCTAGTCCAATAAACTCCCATAGTGGCTTAGCGTCTAGATTCTTAGTGTCCGCTATAGAATTAGAAACTATATTTAGATTACTATCTAATTCGCAAAGTATATTATGGGTTGCTAATACTTGATGTTGTTCGGTGTGTAAGTAGCATAATGGTCCCCATACGTGTTCATTAATGCCGTGTTCAGCATGGTATAGGACATAATTAACATTACGTAAATTAACTAATAATTGTCCATTTAGATTAATAATAGAAGGATTAGTTAATGATGGTCCAATTATGTCATTACTAGATACTAATAATGGATATAAGCCACCTCCTTGGTCTACACAATATTTGACAAAATTTGAAAGTTCGCTTTTCATAAGAATTCTCTAGAGTATAAATTATACTAATGAGTTCTTAAATAATGTCAAATCTATTAATTTATTAGACACCATATCTTCCTCTCAATTGATTGAAATTGGAAGAAATTTCTGATTGCGATAAAGCTCTGTTATAAATTCTCAAAACAGGCAGTCGTCCTAAAAACCGACCGCCGCCAGAACCCCAAGCAGCAGAAGTACTAACCAGAGTGACACCGGTGCCATTTGTAAAAGAAGTCAAATTATATGTAAATCCAGTGCCTTGCGCCAAATTTTGCTGAACCCCACCAAGAAAAACTCTATTAACTCCTGACTGTCTAGTCCAACATAAATGTCTCCAGGTATTGACCGCGCCCGCTTTATTTAAGCTTGTATTAAAACAACCATTGACCGTGCTCAAATCAACCCCTACTTGAAGCCTGTCTCCAAATCCAGTATTACCAAATCTAATTCCCAGAAGACCAGAAGTAAACAACTCTCTATAGTTTGCATCCGTTGTCGTCAAAAAAAACCAAGTTTCTATGCTAAAATCTGTAAGCGATGACATTGTGTTATTCATGACTATTGAATCATTTACCCCATCAAATGTAAAATAGCCACTATTTAGCGAAGAATATCCAACGCCGTTTAATAATGTGCCTGAATTCCTATTTATACTAACATCGTTTACAACAGTGCCAGATCCAGGATAGCTGTTTGGGTTTGCTGCATCAAAAAATAGTATTAGTCCATCAACGATACTTGGCCATTGATTATTCCTAATAGATGAACTTACTTGATCTAAAGACCAAACTCCACTAGCTAGTAAATCTGTGGGAGTGTTTGCGTTTCCTATTGTATTTGCAAATCTTTTTCCCATTAAACACCATACCTGTTTCGGAGAGCATTGAAGTTTTGAGATATCTCGCTTGCCGAAAGCGATTTGTTATATATTTTAACGCTACTCACAGCACCCGAGAAAAGACCGTATTGACCGGCGATAAACTCTCCCGAATTATAAAAAACGCTTGCTCTCAGACTCGTAAACCCATTTTTTATAAAAACATTATTGATATACAGACTTGGCAGTTTGTTGGTATAAACAATGACAATATTAGTAAAAATAGTATTGGATATGGCTACAGCATGAGATAATAAAGGGGCGAGATAAGCGTTTCCATGCTCATAAACACTGAGGCCGTTCGTCCCAAGAGATATTCCTGCTCCACCGTTTGTTGCGGACTGAGCTGGGAAAAGAAGATATCTTTGTCCTGTCAATCCTGTTGTTCCAGAAGTGGCCTGGGCGTTAACGGTTATGGTCGCGGTTGGTCTCGCCCACACGTCTAATGAAAAGTTGTTTGTTCCGATGTTTTCGTATGTTCGGTTTGCACTCTGGTTGGTTCCGTTGAAACTTAAAAATCCCCCGTTATTTGAACTGTATGAGGGAGAGTTAACCAATGTTACGTGACGATTGTTTCCGCTTAAATCATTCCATGTGCTACCCGACCCGGCATATGACTCGGGAATGCCCGCATCCATATTCATTTGCAATCCATCTCCGACTATCTGAACTGGCCACTGATTCCGTCTATTCCTATTTTCAATCTCATAAATATTCCAAATTCCATTACCAGCAGATAATGAAGATGTTCTTGTTGCTCCTATCATGTTTCCTTCTCGAAAAACAACACCCATCAACGCACCTCTTCATAAGAGCACACAATTGTCAGATCTCCACCCGCACTAGCCTGAACTGTGAGCCTTCTGTCTTCTTCAAGCCAAATTGGAGCGTCTCTGCCTACTAAAACAACGGTAGCATCCGCTGGAACAGTAACGGTATTGACGATTGGAAAACCCGTTCCAGCCGTGGCGGAATTGTATATCCTCAAAGTACAATCGACCGAAACCACTCCGTCAATATTCGCTGCATAAATAGATACTATTTTTATAGCAGCATCGGAGTTAGCTGCATTAACTAAAAGATTGGTTTCTGTTGTGTTTGCGAGCGTTAAATATGTTGTTTTTCCATTAACGGTCGTTGGCGACATGAGATTAGGCGTTACCATAATTTATTCCCTCCAGTTCCTCTATAGTGGTTGATGATTTTATTTGAAGTCTTAACAATGAATCTTCTTGGCTTAGTTGAGATCTTGCTTGTCCATAGGCTAGCATCAAAGAAGTCAAGTCCTGAATATTCAATTCGTGGCTAACTCCTTCAATATCTATGATCGTGGTTGAGTTCTGCAATCCCAGAGCCGAAGCTTCTTTGAGCAATAAGAATGCTCCCATAAGCAATGTAACATCAGAAATATCTAAACCGAGGCTCCAACCATAAGGAGTAGCCCATCCCGATTTGATTTTTTCTTTCCAAACCTCGTCAAGAGCTTCTAATTTTTGTTGTTTGGCTTCTTCAAGGCTGGGCATTTTTAAATTAATATCTTCTTGAGTAATCTCCGTGATCATAAAGCCGGACAGCTCTAATATTTCGGGATCATTTGACCATTGTGATGGATCCGTTCTTGTTGACCCGTCAGGTAATCTAATTCTATTAGGAAGCGTCTCAATTAGCCCGGTTAATTTATTTCTGTAATAAGGAGGCTGTCCATAGTATTTTAAAATTAAATTATTATCAATCATTTATTAGTTTCCTAGTTAAAAATTGTACCTATATAGTAAGAGTTTTTAGTGGCATTGGTTCCTTGAATGCCTTGAATGCCTTGACTGCCGGTCAAACCTTGACTGCCGGTCAAACCTTGAACGCCGTCTATTCCTTGACTGCCGGTTAAGCCTTGGACTCCTTGACTGCCCGTGATACCTTGACTGCCGGTTAAACCTTGACTGCCGGTTAGGCCTTGAATTCCTTGACTGCCGGTTAGGCCTTGAATTCCTTGACTGCCCGTTAAGCCCTGACTGCCGTCTATTCCTTGACTGCCGGTTAAACCTTGACTACCCGTAATACCTTGAATACCTTGGCTGCCCGTGATGCCTTGAACGCCTTGACTTCCCGTACTACCGGAGGTGCCTTGACTACCAGTTATTCCTTGAACACCCTGACTACCCGTGCTACCGGCGGTACCTTGACTGCCCGTGATACCTTGAACGCCCTGACTACCGGACGGACCTGCGGTATTTACATAGACTAACGTGTTCCAAGCAGTAACACCGTCTCCTACTTTAAACCTCTGTGTATCTATTTCAAAAACAATTTCGCCGGCCGCAAGTATAGGATTAACAGAAGCCAAAGTAGCGGCTGTTCCTCGTTTGTTTTGAATTGTTGGCATTATAACAACCTCTATAAAAACTTTTTTATCAGTATATTCTTAGCCTATATCAAATCCGATAGAAAATCTATTACATTTTGACCAAACACAGTGCCACTGGGGGATATTAAATATTCTAATATTAAAACCAATCTCATCTCTATCTATTAGAATATTATCTTTTTCAATATCGTACCAATTCATACCACTATCACCACTTTCTGACCATGATATATATATTCTTTTGCCAGATTTTGGACCGTTAGTATGCCACCCCATACCGCCGCGTGGTGGATAAAATATGAGATTTTTGCATCTGTACCCTAAAATTTCCATGTGCTCTTCTAAAAATATTTTTTGAAAATAGCCGGTTTTGTTTTCATAATCCAACAAGTCTGATGGCCTATCAAATAATTTATCAAAATTAAAACCTGGCGTATTAACATAATTTATATGTTTATTACTTAATAGTTCTGTAATATTGATGTTATTTAATTTAAAATTCATTGTATATTAGCCGAAAAAGATTGTACTCTCGCTCCCCATTCATTTAAGATATATAATCTGATTATATCATTAGTAGCTACAGAAAATGTCGTAGATCTAGACAGCGTGGCTCCGTTTGTTAAGGGTATCTCCCAAGCCAATAGATTGTTTTTCGTGACCTGTATTACATCGCACCCAAAATCGCCACAACCACTGCGTACTGTCGTTGTTAGGTTTAATGTTCCTGTAGCAAGACATGTGAACATTAAATATGTGCCATTATTTTCAACCAACCCATTCCATGTTAATGGGCTAGAAGATGTACCAGAACCTGTAGCCGAATCAAATACTCCAGTTGAAGCTTTTTGTAAAGAGGCTGATAATACCGAACTGGCTGTTGGAGTGGGAGTCAATGTGGGCGTCTGAGTAGGAGTACTGGTTATTGTGGGAGTATTGGGAGGTAGGATCACGCCACAATCGATGGTAATATTAGTATCTAGTTTTGATGTGGTAATAGCCCCGTTAGCAATATCTACTGTTGTAACAGAGTCGGTATTAATACTCAAAGTAGCTCCGCCATTGCTTATCGTAATATCTCCTTTATTACCATCTGAAAAACCTTGACCTACAGGACCGGTTGCTCCAATGGTACCCTGCGGGCCTGTTATCCCCTGACTACCCGTAACGCCTTGACTGCCCGTGATACCTTGAACACCTTGACCTCCCGCGCTACCGGAGGCTCCTTGACTTCCGGTGGTACCTTGACTACCGGTTAAGCCTTGACTGCCCGTGATACCTTGACTTCCAGCAATACCCTGGCTGCCCGTTAAGCCCTGACTACCAGTAGTACCTTGACTACCCGTAATACCTTGAATACCTTGGCTGCCCGTGATACCTTGAACTCCTTGACTGCCAGCGCTACCCGTGGTGCCTTGACTACCCGTAATACCTTGAACTCCTTGACTGCCAGCGCTACCCGTGGTGCCTTGACTACCCGTCAAACCTTGAACGCCTTGCGAACCCGTTAAGCCTTGACTACCAGTCAAACCTTGACTGCCTGTTAGGCCTTGAATACCTTGATTGCCCGTTAAGCCTTGACTGCCTGTGATTCCTTGGCTACCCATGGTGCCTTGACTGCCCGTTAAGCCCTGACTACCGGTCAAACCTTGAACGCCATCAATTCCTTGACTTCCTGTTAAGCCCTGACTACCAGTAGTGCCTTGACTACCGGTTACTCCCTGACTACCTGTGGTTCCTTGTAAGCCAGTTATTCCCTGACTGCCAGTGTTGCCCGTAGTTCCTTGACTACCAGTTATTCCTTGAACGCCTTGACTACCCGTAATGCCTTGAACACCTTGACCTCCCGTGCTACCCGTGGTACCTTGACTACCAATAAACCCCTGAATACCAAATAAACCCTGTATTCCTTGTGTACCAATAATTCCCTGAACGCCCTGAGTACCTTGAATAGTGGATATATTATTTAGTGTAGACTGTAAATTATTAATATCGGAAATATTATGTGAATGACCACCAATACTAACGCCCGTGCCATTAACAAAAATACCCTGACTAAAATTACCAGTACCAGCCACATCTAATTGATATAATGGATTGCTAACATTTATACCAACATTATTATTAGCTATATAAATAGTATCACTAATGCCAGAAGCATTAATAGACTGTCCTAAATTAGCGTTTTTTCTAGATATGGTCATATTGATAATCTCTTGTAATATTTATTTATTTACACCTTTATCATAATTCCTGGTCATGAAAGGATAGATACCATAAAAAACAAACCTCATTGACCCATTAAGCCCGTAAAATATTACTATTAAAAGCGTTTAATATCTGATTTAAGCTAATAATTTCAGCATCCGTAAAAGATAATCCCACCGAATACATTCCTATAGCAGCATTTGTTAGTACGCCTGGGCCATGTGTTGATGAATTTTTGTTAAAAATCCCAATTGTGGACGATCCTGGAGTTCCGGGGGTTACAACGGTCGAACCGTCAACGTCAAATATCCCGTTTTTATAAATCCTTCCTTGAGTAGAAGAGCCTGTACCTAACCAAAAAGTAGGAGGAGTATAAGAAGTACCCCAAACATAATCATTCCCAGCCCCTGAATAATATCCCATAGAAGAGGCCTCTCCGTTTGCGCTGATACTCCATGAGCTAACATTACTAGCTCCATTATCGGATCCTATTAAAGCTCCATAACCTCGCGTATTTTTTACCGTTTCATAAGCAGATAAGTGGCGATTATTCGTGGTTAAAACCGATTGAGCCAAATTGGTCAACAAATACTTATTACCAGAAAAAGACCCTTGTAATCCAGAAGTTTCTGAGTAATCGGAAGCTATAAAATTATTATTAATATCAATATGAGATCCATAAAGAACAGTAGCTGAAGGGCCTAAATATAACGGAGTCAAAGCAGAAACTAGATTGTTTCCACAAAATAGATTTAATCTATAAAATTTATCTCTCAAACCATTTGCATTAATACTATTGCAAAAACTATTTACAGAGCTAGCAGTATTAGAAGATATAGAACCTCCATTTGTATAAACTCTATTAATCCATAGTTTAGCATCATTGTTTGTTACGGAAGCGAAGGTGTTGCTTGGTTTGCCTCTAGCAAGACCATCATTAAATGCGTCTATAATAGATGTTAGTGTGGCTATTTCTGAACTTGTTAAATTTATACCAATAGTATATAAAGACAATCTAGCGTCTGTATGAGTACTACCAACACTTGTTGCTCCTATTTTTTGAGCAAATATTCCTATAGAAGTAGTATCTGGGGCACTGATAGTGTTAACAGAATTGGTGGTTAAAGTATCCGAATATAGCTTATTCAACCCATCACTATCGGTAAGACCAATCACAAATGTTTTTTCCGTCATTAACATACTAATACCTGTGGATAGTTGTCCAGACGCATTACCTGTCCAAAAACTTGCTACATTTGTACCAACATCTGTTTGTAGTCTGGTATCAGAAGTCCAGTCGAGCGTAGCGGCATTGGTTTTTGCGCCCATAATCATTCTGTATGGCGCAGAAGGTAACTTATTCATAACCACGCCCAAATGTCTATATGTAGCAAAATTTTGTGGCAGCATAGTGTCTAGCCACTTATTTGAGGCGTTGCCTATTAATCCACTATTTTCACTATAGTCAGCTGATACAAAGTTATTATTTGTGTCTTCTACGCCTCCGTATCTGATTCCAGAAGTTGTTTGGCTACAATATATCGGCGTTAAACAAGACTCCAAGCCGTTTCCGCAAAATAAATTAACTCGATAGAATTTATTTCTTAATCCGGCAGCGTCTATACTATTACAAAAAGTATTAACCAAATTAGCGGTGCTAGACGATGCCGAACCGCCCTTAGAGTATACCGTATCTATCCAAATTTTAGCGTCTTCATTATCTATTCCCGCAAATCCAGTACTAGATCTACCTCTATTTAAACCCAAATTAAATGTTTCTATAATTTGATATAATACGTTGTGTTCGGAGTCTGTGAGCGGCAAGCCTATGGTATAACCAGCAACAGTAGCGTCAGAGTGCGAGGATACACCAGCACTACTATTTGTAGCTAAAATAACAAAAGAATTAGGGTTTGTGTCTGATAACTGACCGCTAATATTAGTGGTTGTAACTACGCCTCCTACTCCTCCAGTATAAAATCTAGCGCTATTATTGGCATTGCGATTAACTACATAAAGTTCTTGAGCATTGTTTTTATAAGATATTATTGTACCACCACCCCCCGATCCGCTAAAAACCGCAGACATAGTATTAGATAAGACAGCATGATTTATTTGAAATCTGTCATTATTTAAGTCGTTAGTTGTGCCTATCAATCTTCTGTTATTAGATTGACTGCTTTTGGTCATATATATGCCAATATGTCCTGTTCGGAGATTGTCGGGAAGTTTATTGGGGGCCAAACCAGTATTCAAAAATTTGGTGGATCCATCACCACGTAACCCTGCCCCTACTCCTGTTTCAACATAATCCGAACTAGTAAAGTTATTGTTAGCGTCAATTAAACTACCATACTGAATAGTGCGATCAATTCCTTTGTACAGCGGAACACTCGCTGCATTCACATTATTTCCGCACATCAAATTTAATCGATAGATTTTACCCCTAAGACCAGCAGAATCTATACTATTGCAAAACGTATTAAGAAGATTTGCTGTAGTACTAGATACCGTGCCGCCATTATAGTATACATTATCTACCCAAATCTTCGCATCTTCATTCGTAACTGATGCAAAAGAAGCGCTTGGTCTTGTTCGACCCATAGACGTATTGAACGCATCGATGGCGTTGTAAAGAGTAACGGTTTCGGCCGAAGTTAATCCTAAGCCTATATGATACATTGAAATTCTACCATCTCCGTAATTCGCTAGTGTTCCGTTATTATTTAGAGCGTGAATAACAAATCCGTCTGATCCTCTGGCTGCAGACACGGAATTGGATGATGAGCCAGATATTCCGTTCCAAGAATGGAAGAAATTATTACCGGCTGTCCTAGAATAAACATGATAACCAAAAAGAGTAGAGTTGGTTGGTTCAGCTGGATAGTATGTGGCACCATCCAACCCTCTAGTAAATCCATCTCTATAATACAAAACGGTCGTATCTGCATTAGTGTTTTGGGCGACTCCTAGATAGGTACTAAATGCTTTGGATGTAGGCTCAGAAATAAATGCTCCAAAAGATATACTAGAATTATTAGTATAATCTGTGCCAAGTCCGGTGTCTAACCTTTTATTTGAACCATTGCCCTTAATACCAGCAAAACTACCGCTCTGATTATAGTCGGAACTAGTAAAGTTAGTATTTATATCAATTAGAAATCCATGCTGTGTACTGCTAACACCCTGTCCTCTATAAAGAGGTACAGTAGCAGCATTTAAGTTGTCTCCACAGAATAAATTGAGTCTAAAGAACCTGCTTCTTAATCCGGCAGAATCTATAGTGTTACAAAAATTTTGTACAGCAGTTGCGGTTGACAGGCTGACAGTTCCACCGTTTTCATATACTCTAGTAAGCCAATCTCTAGCATCAGCATTAGTGATACTATCAAAAGTTGAACTTAGTGTTGTTTGTTGTGCTCGTGATAATGCCGCTTGGAAAGTTTGCATTATATCGTAGTAATTCTGTACATCAGCAGATGTTAATGATGTTCCTATAGAATAGCCTTGTAATCTATCCAAATAATTAAATAGAGCAATGCCGTTTCCTACTCTATTTTCAGCAAAAATTGAAACAGTACTAACTGTGGTGGGATTCAAAGCATTTGCAAACGTTAGATCTCGCTGTCCCACCACATTAGCTCTACCCTCATAAAGATTAAGTATGTAATTAGAATAATTACCAACATAAAGTCCTTTTCTTGTTGGATATATAGCTGTGGTTGAGGTATTAGTTTGATTTAACCGAGCATTAGCAAAAGCTCCAACATTATACCCGGCCAAACCTATTTGTAATGAAAATCCTGTACTAGCACCATCATATGCTCCCATAGCATATCCACCACTAGTTAGATCTTTGCTATAAATAGCATAGTGCATGTCGTTATTTAACTGACTAATAGATCCTGTAATAAGACCAGTGTCTAAATATCTTCTAGAAATATTGCTATTTCCAGCAATTTCTTGAGTATTTCCTAACAATCCTTGATTTTCTATATAGTTAAAATCGTCAGAATTAACATAGTATCCGTATGATATAGGTATATTAATGTCATTTTGATTGCCATATCTAGGACCTAGGCGAGCTGGTGCTCTATATAAAGGCACTAAGCAACTATTAATAGTATTTCCACAGAATAAATTAAGTCTATAAAACTTATTTCGTAATCCAGCAGCATCTATACTATTACAAAAATTATTAACAGCCAAAGCCGTACTGATACTTACAGTGCCATTATTAGTATAAACAGCATCTATCCAAGATTTAGCTTCGCTATTTGTAACGGAGGCGAATTGTGCCGATGGTCGAATTGGGAGTCCTCTTCCAAGAGACGTTTGGAAATCTTCCATAATACTACTATATGTTGATACTTCCGCATCAGACATGCTATGGCCAAAACTATACCCTTTAAGATATCCGGAAATATATGTGAAACCAGAAGCTCCTACTGATCCATTAGTAAATATGCCGATCTGTGATGTTTGGGGTGTTTGATACAACATATTAAGAGAGTTTTGGGAAACGGTGCTACCTTGTTCATACGATTTAAAATTGGTAGCACTGCTTCTATTTGATACAAATAAACCCCCGAAATAAGAGCTTCTTGTCGGCACAAACGGCCCATAGTTAGAACCTAAATAGTGTCCGTCTGTGGTATCAAAAAAAGCAATACTAATTGATCCACCGCCCATAACTACTCTGTTACCACCAGCATATTCATTAGTATCGATATTGTATTGAGTCTGATAAAAAGCCATATGACCAAAATCTGACGCTCCTATAGCATCAAAAGATACTCCTGTCAATAAATGGTTTCCCTGTGCTGTTGAAATCAGCCCATTTTTTTCATCATAATTAGGTCCTACAAAACCGTTATTTGTATCCGTTCTACTTCCATAAAATGTATTATTATCAGGACCCAAATATAACGGCGTTAAGCAAGCAGCTAGGTCATTACCACAAAATAAGTTAACTCTATAAAATTTCTTTCTAATTCCAGCAGCGTCTATTCTATTGCATAAAGAGTTGACCCGATCCGCTGTTCGTTCACTAACGCTTCCTCCGTTTTGAAAAACTCTATCTACCCAATTTTGAGCATCTTTATTGGAGACTTTAATGTTGTGTCGAACAATAGACGATCCAATACTATTTGGTGAAGAGTATGATCCTAATCCCCATTTTTCAGAGAGATAGTTCTCAACCATGGCTCTTTCATTATCTGTTAATACACGATCATATCTGATACATTCGGCAACATACCCGATCATTCTTCTGGCTGTTTGCCCTCCTCCTGTTCTTGCACCTATTTGAACTCTGTTTGCTGCGGCGTTTAATGTAACTCCGGTACCCGTAAAGTTTTCTTCTAGATTTCCATTCACATATATTAGAGAATTGGAGGTATTGCTTTGATTATAAACTCCCGTAATAACCCTGGGCAAACCCAGCATACTAGAGTTTGTGTTACTAGAAGAGGTTGTACCAGCGCCAGCACCATCCAAAAACACCAAGCAAGCTCCTGCCGCCGTTGATCCTATATAACAAAATCCTGGACCATTAAGTCCTCCAGTACTATCTCCGTGTGTCACAATACCAGAAACATCTCCGGAGTGAGAATCTATTCTGCACACCACAAATAGTGTGCAAGGAGCCGCATATGGTCTATTTACCTGAGATAAAAGATCGTCTCCGCCATCAAAATAAAGCATAGGTCTGCCATTTTGCATATTCGTGCGATATGTCGGGCGAGCAGAAACCGTAGCCTGAATAACGTCTTGTCCAGAAACTTTATCAGCCCAGTATGCAATAGTTTGTCCGTCCGCTGAAACATTAGTACTTGCCGCCGTATCAACAAATAGTGTTTTAGGGTCATTCGCATCAAGCCACATAGAGCATCTTGATATGTCTGTTGGTTTAGATATAGATGTAGTTAATTTGTTGATATTCCATTTATCGTGCAGATATTTTTCAACTAATTTGCGCTCTTGATCGCTCACAGCCCTATTGTAACAAATAAACTCTCCTATGATCATACCGCCGGTACCAAGAAAATTAGCATCCGAACTATAACCGGCTATAATCAATACATCATTAGATCCAGTAGATAGGTTACCATCTACTCCGAGGTTGTTCTTTGGTAATAAAATACCATTACGATAAACGTTAGTAGAATTCCATATTGTTCCATTACTTTTAATAACAGATTCTATAATTGGTAAGTTCTTCGTTTGTGGAGGATTATTAATGGTTATTCCATTAGTTCCGCCATATTCTATACGATCATCAAATTTTGCTATTTGAGTATATCCACTATAATTACCAAATCTAAAAACTACTTGATTATTAACACCAGGCTTTGTAATATTACAAACCCAAAAAAAACTTAGTTCCTCTCCCGGTACAGTATTAGCTAGATAAGCAAGTAAAAAGCCAGAATTATTTTCAAAAGACACGGCTCTTTTACCATTAATAAAACCAATTTCTCCTTGTTTTTCTATTCTATACTGAGAAAGAGCAAAATTTAAATCTGTTTTATTCTTCCAATAACCTATTTTTTCTCCGGGCTGACTGCTTTTGTCATGCAATGTAGTCTGCATACCCCATTTTTTAGACAAGTATTGTTCTACCCGTGCTCTATTTTCAGTTCCTATATCAGTATTAAAGGTAATAACTTCTACTATTTTACCTTTCATGACGACTCCCGAAACTCCACCTCCGCCCGAGTAAGTAAAACCAATAGCGTGATTGTTTCCTCCGTCGTGACCAAGACCTGATTGCGAATATATGTGATTACCATTCAATCTAACAAATAAAGTTCCAGATGCTGACCGAACAGAAGTAATATTAGTTCCAGTCCTGGGCCTATCCCAAGTGAAGGTTGCTGATTTATTATTAGTAAAATATCCAAAATTACTAGATCCGTCATATGTAAAATACGCATAGTTAACTTTAGTCTGATAAAGAGAATACGATACTGTATTATCAGGTTCAAAAACAATAAAGACTTCGCCAAAAGTAGGAAACACAGCAGATAAATTCCCTATTAAAAAATGATCATCCGCCCCATCAAATGTTATAGCAGGAAGGTCGTTGATAGATCCTGAATATGATGGCCTATAGCTAGAAACATCTTGTCTAGCATGGCGATTATTTCCTGTTTTATCTGCCCAATATCCTACCTTGCTATTAGCGGTTGTTGCAACGTGGTTGTCTGTTGTATTCCACTTATTAGCTAAGTACTTTTCGACAGAAGCTCTTTCTTCTCTGGTTAAATTACGATTATATGCTAAAATTTCATAAATATACCCGGTCATTCCGGATGACCCATTGCACGATGCCCCAATATTAGAAAGCAGAGACGATGCAGGGCCAGATCCCATAGAAGAATCGATAAAAGAAGATAGTCCTGCTTGCCATCCACTATAATTAGTAGATCCAGATCTAGATAAACATATCATTTGTACGGAGGTGGGTATGCCGACTTCTGTTGGAAAAGCTATTTCTGGTCCAGAGTTATAAAACTGAATATTTGTTGAATTTGCTCCAGGATTATTGTAGTACAAAGCGCTTGCGTAACAGCCCGGGGTTCGCCTACCTAAAATTACTTCTCCATCATGAACTGCTGTTCTTTGACATACTAAAAACACAGTATAGTCTTGCGTACTACTAGTAAGAGAGCCCGATATTTGAGTAGTTAATAATGTTGAATTAGCATTAGAAAATTGTAATCCCTGTAAATTATTTTGTGGATTAATATTTCTAGAAGGCCTTTGATTATTATTAAGTTGAGTCGCATGGAAGCCGTTGCCACTTTTATCTCTCCAGGCTCCAATTGTATCTCCGCTATTCGTAACGGTACCATTAACATCAGAAATATTCCACTTATCGGCTAGATATTTTTCAACTCTATATATTTCATCATTCGTCAACCTGCGATTAAAAGCACAGACCTCGGCCAGCCTAATATCTCCGAACCTAGAGCCAGCGTATGAGTTGTGAGAATCTGCTCCTACCGAAAGACCAAAATTCGGGGACACTCCGCTAGTAGCGACATTAGTATTGACCGTTGTAATTGTGCGATCAGAGCCCTGTCCTCTCATGAATACAGATGGAGTAGAAGCTTCATAGGCCAGAGTATGCAGCCATATTGTTGCGTCAGGGGAGCTATTTGTATCAAAAGTTACGTTCTGTTTATTGTGGGCGCCACCTTGGCTTATGACAAATTGTAAACGACCATTATGAGGATTTTGATCTTCTACAAATATCCCGAAGCTATTGATGTTTGATTGATATAATGGCTCTCCGTTTCCAAACCAGTAACGATAATCTGATGATACGGACGGGGTGTCGCCTCGTTGACCAACGAAGATCCATGTCATACTACCTCCTGTAGCCCATCCCCATTCTGAAGCGGTCTGATTAGAAAGGATATCATCTATGCCATCAAAATGCACCGCTCCAGAAGAGAAGACAGATGTTGACCGAATTGGTTTTTTAGACCCGGTTGCCTGCTGAACATGTCTGGCATTACCGCTCTTATCTCTCCATAGTCCAACCGTATTGCCCACCGAAGAAGGAGTGAGTCCCGCTGTATCTTCAAACATAGAAGCCGGATCTGAAGCATCAAGCCAGAATTGACAACCGCCAATGTCTGTAGGCGCAGATACAGGAGATAGTGGTCCTACATTAGTTTTATATATTGATGTATTATCAGCAGCATCCAGCCACAAAGCACACCCACTAACTTCTGTTGGACTAGAAACCGCAGTAACTGGCCCAGCACTAGTATTATATAATGTAGAGGCATCAGAGCTATCATACCAAGTAGAGCAACCGCCAACACTGGTGGGTGTAAAATTATCAGGAACAGTTACAGATCCTTGATAATCGGTGGTAAATAGTGTAGATTCATCAGTAGCATCTATCCAAACCTTGCATCCAGGAAGTTTGGTTGGATTAAAGTCTAAATTATCATCATTATTATTTGATGGAATTAAATTTCCCATAAGTTATCCTTATAGATTTAGAGCAATACTGAAGCTTCTCTAAATGCTTGGTCTATTTGTTCACTACTCAGTCCTAACGAGGCACCCAAGGTATTTATCATAGGATGATCACGCTCTACATAAGGAGCATATTCCCACTGAACTTCTATTTGTGCTTTTAATAATGGGTCTGGAATCTGAGAAATAATATCATATATTTGATTCATTGAGAAGCCATTGTTGACCAACCATAGTCGGATTTGTGTTGCTGTAATGGTTTGTGGAACTGGTATTTCTTGAAGTATTTTGCTCCATCCCGCTGGCAATTGATCATCAGGAATTAAACTAAAGCCTTCTGGAGCTTTCCAGCCAAGTGGTAAATCAAGTCTCAGAAATGTTTCAACTAATCCATCCGAATCTCTTACCAAAGCCCAAGACTGTGTTAATTCAGTTATCTGTGGCACTATAGCTGGTGTTGTAGTCGGAATAGCGGGAGTTTCTACGGGGCTTTCTACTACGGGTTCTGGTGTTGCTTCCGGTGTAGTCTCTGGGGTTAATTCTGGAGTCACCTCTGGTGATACGTCCGGAACGGGTGGTGTTGTGATTTCTGGATCTAATACTACCTCTGGACTATTTGTAGGATCTGGAACAATTTCAACAACTGTCTCAACAGTAGGCTCAGGTGGAGTATTAGTGTTATCGATTTCTGGATTGTTATCAAATTCATTCATTATATTAGCTCCATACTGTAATTCTTACAAAACCATCTCCGCCATTCCCTCCAGCTCCACTATTAAATCCATTAACAGAAGCACCTCCTCCGCCACCACCACCTCCTACACTAGCAGTACCACCAACACCACCTGCGCCAGCATTATTAGCTCCTCCACCGCCGCCTCCACTACCTATTCTGTTCAGATATACTACAGCAGGAGCACTTTCTCCATTGCCTCCTCCAGCAACTCCTCCAGCGGGATTATAACTTCCAGTTGACGTATATCCGAACAGATCGCCACCAGGAAAAGTCCCAGTACCACCAGCATAATGAATATTTGACGAACTTATACCACCGCCACCGCCACCACTTTTGCACCATCCGCTAGAATTATTAGCAGAACCGGCTACAGATTGGCCATTACCTCCAGCATTTCCTGTTCCCCCAGTACCTCCAGTAGAACCTTGATATGTCGAAGGTCTTCCGTTTCCGGAATTAGCAGCGATACCACCGACACCTCCAGAAGTAGACCCTCCACCACCACCATCTCCAGGACCAGTACTAAAATTATAGTTACTAGGAAAAAACACAGTAGTAAATGTAGTAGGATTAGCTCCACTATTTCCATTCGTATCATTTGCTGTTACAGCAGCCCCTCCAGCGCCGCCAGCAGCAACTGTTATTGTTGTAGTTAAGGAAGAGAATAATGATGTGGATACTCTATGTATACTAATACCACCAGATCCTCCTCCGCCTCCACCACCCCTAGTAGATCCAGCAGCACCTCTTCTTCCACTACCGCCTCCTCCACCCGCTCCAATAGTTATAATCTCTATAAACTTAGCGGAAGATGGTAGGGTCCATGTCCACGATCCAGATGATCCTGTTGCGGTACTTGGAGCGCTTGTAACAGTAAAATCATAAACATTAGCAAAAGTAAAATCTGTTGGATTATAGGCTTTAATAACCCCTGCTGTTCTCCAAAGCTTATTAGAATCATCATAAAACAAAGTAATAGATTCGTTAGGAGATAGAATAACATCATTATTATTAGAAACTAAGATTTTATTCGTAGAAATACTAAAAGAAGATAGATTAGCTATTCTAATATCATAAGATCCAACGTTAAACATGGTAAAAATCTTGTCCTTGATACCTACTAATCCTGTTATGGTTATTACAGACGAACTAGTAAGTCTGATTATATCATAATTTTTGGGCAGAGAAAGGTTGTCGGTATCTACAGTTAAATTAATAACAGGATATACTGAAGAATCATATCTTGTATTATATGCGCTAAATATGCCATTGTTCATAGATCCCCACCCCAAGCCATAACGTTGAAGGTTTCTGCATTTGCTGTAGATGCTCTAAGAGTATTGCCAGAAGGTAATACAAAATTATCATAACTTTTATATGTTCTATAAGCTGTGGCACTAGACGAAGGAATAGTGGAGGATATAGGAAACTCATCAAATAGATAATTGGTAGTTCCGTCAAAAATGAATAATCTAACCATACCAGAAGTAACAGTACCGGCCGCCTGTATAGTAATCTCATTAATTTTGGTGCCAGAAGCACCAGCTACAACAACATTAACTAGAGTTCCTGATCCATTAAGATTGGTGTTTGCAGTAGATATTGTTGCTATTCCTAGTCTTGGTGATGATGCAAACTGTGGTGTTGCTGCCATTGTTATTGATCCTTATCTATAATTTGACCATAAAAATAAATTGTTTGTGCTTTGTGAATTGGTTGGTGCTATTCCTGATAGTGATGTTATGGTATTTTGTAAATTTTGTATATCTTGTATAGTATGTTGATGACCGGATAATGCGACACCACTACTGTTAATAGTTAAATTATTAACAGATATATTATTAAAGGCTGCGTCTGGTCCACTAATAACACCGCTTACTACTGACACATCATGATTACTGTCTACTAAAATAGTGTCTCTAGAGCCAGAAACATTTATGGATCTACCCAGTAGCGCATTTTTATAAGCTATACTCATAGTAGTTCCCTATATGTTTAATAAAATAACAAACATCTATAGCATTCAGTATTAGAATGTCTATTGAGCCACAAATATTTCAAGTGGTCGGGTGTTTCAAAAATTTCCATTCTATTTCCTATGATAGCCGTTCCAGCGACGAAGGGGTAGATACCAGCCCCATGCACTATATTAGTATTTATATCTAAATAATAACATCTTAAAGTGGCTTCCTTAGTAAAATAAATTCTATCTTGTCCATCATAGATATACATACTACCAGTAGTTAATGTTTCTGATTGTGGACTAACTACTATAGTATCCCAAGTATCGGTATTTAAGTTAAGCCTATCAAAACCAGAAGCGGCACCACCTCTAGCCACAAACATAAATCTGCCTCTTTTGGCAAGATCCGAAGACCCCTGATTCCAGCTAAGCTCTATACCCGCACCTCTTGCTGGTATGCCCAATATCGAATAAGTAGTATTCGCAGTTACTGCTGCTGTTGTTACAGCCGCTGAAAAGGTCAAGGTATTACTTGTATTAGATGATATAGTGGCTTCTTGATTCATACCCGTACCACTGGTAAATCTAACTCTTCTACCGGCGAAAATATTGACTACCCAATTCTTAGAGGTGTCCTGTATAGTAGTAGTACTCTGTGTTCCTGTGGCTAAACCACTATCTATCGCGCCGATAGCAGGAGCTGTCGATATAACATATCTAGATACTCCATTAACAGGGGCTGTACCAGCCGCTTGAAAAGTTAAAGTATTGCTTGTATTAGACGCTATTCTAAAGGCTTGTACAGTATTGGTGCTTGTTCCAGGACTTGTCTGATTGGTGTTCATATATACAATATAACCAGCCCACTGATTAGTTGTCCAATTTTTAGCAGCATCTACGAGAACAGACGTTGAAATCGTATTAAACACAGCATTAGCTGATGGAGTACCGCTCATTGTATAAGTATATGTTGTTGTAGAGGTAACGGTTATGCTAGCTGTAATATTATATAGCGCAGCATCTGCTCCTGTGGCACCAAGATGGGATATGGATTGTCCAGTTCTAAAGTTGTGAGGCACTGCCGTTGTGACCGTTGCGGTAGTTCCCGATCTGGTCGTTGACGTTATAGGAATGGCATAGTCGCTACCATATCTAGCGGAGCCGCTCCTACAAAGACCATTATCATATTCTCTACCATAAGACATAGAATCTCGTTCTAGATTATGAACTACCACAGCAGCTTGTCCACCATACATAACGAACAATTTATCAGAATCTCCTTGTATTTTATACGTAGATGTAGAATCTGGATTGGTATTCCATGGGGGGCTCACAGTAAGTGTAGTACTGGTATTGGATATAATACTACGTTGTTGTCCCGCGCCTGATCCAGATGTAATATATACAGACATGTTTTTCCATCTGTCTACCGCCCACGATTTGGTAGAATCAACAAGCGCTGTAGCAGTAGCGCTAGTCGTGGTTCCTGCGTCTAGTCCTTCTATAAGATATCTAGAGGTCGAGTCCGGGGAAGTACCAGATCCCGACCAGGTAAGAGTATCCACGGTATTGGATACTATCTGACGCAATTGATTCTCACCAGTACCGGTGTAAATCCTAACATAATAACCGGCGAATTGATTAACCTTCCATTGTTTTGTATTATCTACTAAAGTAGTAGTGGTGCCTGAAGTCGCGACACCCTTTTCCCATATTGTAGAGTTTTCGGTTTGTCTTTCTATGGTGAGATCGGTAGGTGTACCGCTAGATAAGTTCGTAGTACTTCTATAATACCACGTATCTGCTGCAATATCATAATAAGCCGAAATGCCTGTAGCATATGTATATAAAAACACGCCACCAGACTGTACCATAAATCTAGATGTAGCGTCTGGCTGTGTAGCCCAGTTGGTATCAACAGTAATAGTGGAACTTTCAATAGAGTATACGGTCTGAGAACCAGCAGTTGAAGAAACAGCCGTTCCTAATGGAGCCATAGCGTCCCATGGATTAGTAGCAAATAAATTAACGTCACCAAACGTTAATGTATTATTACTGTTATATAATATTTTTCTCACTTGACTGATACCAGAACCAAAAGTGATTCGTAGCTGATATCCCACCCATTGATTAGCTGTCCAGTTTTTGGTAGAGTCTGTAATCTGTAACAAAGAAGTTGTGGATGAAACACCTGTAGCAATACCTGAGTCTATAGTTACTGGATCGGAAACAGCTGTTATTACTCTTTGTTGTCCTGCTCCTGTGCCCGATACGATGCGAACATCAAAACCTTTTAAAATTTCTCCATAATGTGCCGATGACACCATATTATTAGCGCCAGCTGATATAACACGACCATAGTACCCTACAGCCCCAGCAAATCTCATACTTGAGGCAGTAGTGGGCGTATAGGGAGGATTTGCTAGCTGTAGATAGGCATCTGTAATAGTGTCATATCTCCAAAAGCTGTTCGTTCCTATAAGATAGTATATGTATCTGCCATGATTAGGGTGATATAGGCTATTGTCCGCTGAACACGAGGCACTAACGGCAGAAGAAGCAGCAGGAGCAAATCTCAGCCATTCCCATACTGGAAGGTCTACTTGTGTTCTAAGAGTATTGACTAAGGTCATTTTAAATTCCTATTATTTTAAATTTTGAATTAATTAGTTATGAAAAATCTAGCTTGCTTCTGATTCCATTAGCATATGCGTTTCTTGCTATATCTACAAATTGTTGAAGTCCATGGCCAGCAATAGCAGCCATATTACTTACTGTAGACACGGTATTAACTGTAGCCAAAGTTGGTAAAGTATCTACTACCATTCTTTGTCTATTAGCGCTATCTACAACAGCATTGCTTTCGAGTAACTTAACCATTCTTCTAAGTAAAATTAATGCCTCTTCGCTAGCTAATTGATTATTACTTATCTGGTCGCTAGAAATAGTAACAGGTGCGCTGTTGGCATTATTGTTTTGGCCGTTTTGATTATTTCCTATGATATATGCCATAATTAGCCTATTTAAAGAGTTGAAAGACCACAAAGATAAAATACACCAATTAAATAATGATCCAGTTTTGACTATTACTGACCAGATCAATAGAAACGTATTGATTTATTATAGCAATAATAGACTGATTGTCTATAGTTTGTCCACTTTGTGGTATTACGTTGATTGTTCCATTACTTAAATTTTTAATAGTATACCTATTATTATTATCAACAGCCGATGGCATCGTGACGGTGACACCCGGTGCTGTCGCTACATAAATATAATCTGTTTGTGGTGTGGTGCCAGCGGTAGTTGACGCCGATATAGTATTTATGCTTCTTCTAGCTTTACCCGAAATAAAAGACACATACTCGATTACCGATCCAGAGGCGGCTGGCGTATTAAGCGTAACAGTAGCCCCATCGTTGGCCGTATACTGGGCGTTTTTAATTAATTTTAATCCATCTTTATATATATCTAAACCACCTACATCATATCCGCCGACTATATTAATAGTACTCAATGAACCCGTGACACTAATAATATCTCTACTAATTTCGGCGCTATATTGATCGGTAGCAATATGTAATGGATTAGCAAGGGTCAAACTAATATATTCCAATACGCTACCAGAAGGTATCGGGGATATTGTGCTGAACGAGTACCCATTGGTTGCTGTAAAATCTATATCATTAACTAGTTTAACTCCGTTAAGAAATAGATCGAAGGCGCCAGCGGTATATCCACCAGGAACATTAAAAGACGAAGTGTTAGAAGTAACATTAATAGTACCTCTATTGGCTCCATAATAATTTTCTGAGCTTACTATTAAACTATTATTAACATCATCATAATTAATATTTATGCCTGTTCCTGCCACCAGAAGAGAAGCTACTCTGTCATCTACTTCTTCTGTGGTAAGTCCTAAACTCCCACTAACTCCAATAGAATAATTACCACTACTATTAGTAATAGATACGTTCGGCCCTGCTAAAATATTTTTAACGGGTAATAATCCGCTGACATTGGCCGCAAAATCATTATAGCTTAGAAAAGAAAAATCGGTAATAGTAGGCGAAACCGCCATATACTCTATAACAGACCCGCTGGGAGCAATATCTGTTAAAGAAAATGTGGATCCGTCATTGGCGGTATAGTCTCCATATTGAGATAGTTTAATACCATTTAAAAATATATCTAGAGTACCAACCGTATATCCGCCAGAAACATTAAAAGTGCCGCTAGGACTATTTAATATGATAGTTTCTTTAATTGTTCTAGGATTAATACTAGACAAAGAATTCCAGTTATTAATACCGTTACCAATTTTTAAGATATTATTAGTAACATCATATCCAGGCTCTCCACTAGCCAATACAGGATTGGTAGAACTCCATAACGAAGCTGTTCCTTTTCGTAAAGTTATGGTTGTATTAGCTGGCATAAAAAACTTTCATTGTATTATTATATATAAAATCAATCAGCTTTAGAACAAGTGGCATGCTTTTATTTTTATCTATTAATTAACAAGTCAGAGGATTACCGCTTATAGAACCATTGACAGTACCACAATTATAAGACGTATTAGCAAATATAGCATTTCCTCCAATATATCCGCCTATTGTATTATAAGAACTGTCATTAAAGACAACATTACCATAAACTGCGCCCGTATTCTGTGAGTTGCCATTAAAAGTAGCGCTCCCGTAGACATCGCCTGATTGGTTGACTGAACTATTTTTAAAAACAGCATTTCCTGTTACAACTCCAAAATAGTTGATAGAAGTATCATTGAAAGAAGCACTACCGTTTACATAGTCCATGTTATACGAATTACCATTAAAAATAGCATCGCCGTTAACAGTCCCTTGATTTCTTGCAGTGTTACTAAAAGCTGCGCTTCCATTGATAGTACCAGCAGCGCCAAGTCTTGAGTTATTTATAAAAGAGGCAGTTCCGGTCACAGTGGCAACAATACCCAGAGTATTATTATTCATTGTTAGATCCACAACTGTTGGAGCATTACCGCTGTTAGTCAAACATGATGTTTTCAGTATCACGCTATCAATACTACGTGGCAAATGACTAGATGGAATAGTATTCTGTTCATTAAGCCACCAATTATTTAAATTATTCCAATCACTACTAGTACCAAAGTAATATAGGACTTTAGATTCTGCTGTTCTAATCTTCGCCACACCGCCAACTATTCTTAGGCCATTACGTATTGTGCTTGAAAAATTAGTCATCAAAATAAATTCCTATTTTAGAAACTTGGAAATCCTGTTAAATTAGCTGTAGATAATTGATATCCTCCACCTAAAGTATTCATCATTGTATTAATAGCACTAATGTGAGGAACAAGAAAAGTACCAGAAGTAAATAGTCCTCCATACGTTAGGACCGTAACCAAAACCAATTCGTTATTAATAACAACGAACCCTGGGCTGCCAGAATCACCAGTAATAATAGATTCCCAAAACGCTAATCTTTGAGAGTTTACGGGCTCTGCTATAGTTAGAGAATTAGATACTGAAACAATATCTCCGACTAATGCTTTCTCTTCTTGATCCACAATGATTATTGGCACTCTAGCAGCATAAGAAATATTAGGTAAATAAGAGGCCCAATTGGTCGGTAATACCTTAGCAAAAGATACTGTTGCTGGCACGTCTGAATCTAGAACTCCTATAGCTATATCAGGATAATAGGGTTTGTAATCTGGATGTACTAATTTATTAACCATAGTTCTATTAACGACATTACCAGAACTATCTATAAATCTAACGATTGCTCCTGTATTGATTTGGTAGTGAGCAGCAAATAGTATGTGCCTTGGACTAATAAGTGTCCCACCCATCGTATTTAGTCCTGTAGAATTCCAAACAGAACAACAACTAAAATTAAGAGCAGAAGCCCAAAACGAAGCATTGGAAGGATAGCTTGGAGGATTTGTGGTATGATTTTGAGCGGAAAATCTTCTAATAGAACTCGAAGCTGTTTTACCTGCTAATAACGTATCTACTGTAGACGATATATTGTGCGCAGTTGTACCATTAACGAATGACGAAAAAGTATCAACCACAGAACCCTGTATTCTTTCTGTGACTACTTGTACAGAAGCCGTAGCGCCGGAGGAGTCTGTTCCGGTTATTTTTGTCACGCCAGGAAAAACAAATGAGGCTAGACCACCAGAAGCAGGAACTGGGTTAGTAATAACATTAGTATTATTGCTTACTAATATTCCACTAACTGGAGTATCTCCATTTTTAAGTAATCTTACGTCATAGTCTGTTTCAAATTCTCCATTGGTTTGTCGCGTATAATTAGAGTCTTTGACTACGACATTGGTCGTGGATGCTGGTACCGTTTGTCTTAATATTTTATTGGCGATGACTACTAATTCGTTTGCTGATACATCTCCGGTAATAGACCATCCGGCACCTCCATTTGCTATTGGCGCAGTTAAATAATTTCTTGCTGCGCTAGCTGAAATATATTTGCCTGTATTAGAAGAATATGCGTACAAATTATCAGATCCGAAAACAAAAAATCTATTAGCATTAGCATGATAGCCTGGAGTATACCATTCATTGTTTTTCTTAAACGGAAATCTGATCCAATCCTTGCCATCTCTGCTATATGCTAATCCCGTGTATCCGCATTTAATAAAAAGACCGTTAGCATATATAACGCTATACCAAAAAAAATCTGGGGAATCGTCGGCCCCTTTATAGGTTTGCCAATTAATGCCGTCAGTGGATACTGCTGTGTTGTAGGAGCTATTTCCTCCTCCAACCATTACCAATACGTTATTGCCAAAAGCAATATCGTACCAGTTAGCATCTGTAGAATTAGATGTGGTTAGCTGTGTCCATGAAATAGCATCTATTGATCTAAAAAGCCTACCATGTATACTATCTAAAACATAGTAAGCCCCATTTAAATATCGTATTCTATTACAGCGAGCTCCGGCACTAGCTGTAATATCGCTTATTTTTGTCCAACTATTACCATCTAATGAACTAAAAATCTCTAATATATAACTAATGCCATATAGAGAGGTGGGACCAAATGTGGTACCGACACCAATAAAACGACTACCGTCATAGCATACTCCAATCATACGCATATTAGGAGATTGGGTCGCCGCAATCCATGTTTCTCCAAAGTCTACAGATCTTATAATTGTAGGCTCAGAAACCACGCCCCCAAAGAAAGGATAGTCAACCCTAGATACTGCCACAAACACACCATTGCCATAAGCTATATCGGCCCAGTTTTGTTGAGAAATAGTTTTATTAGTCCACGATATGCCATCATCAGATACTACTACTGTATTGGCTCCTACTCCTACGGAACGACCATTTCCATATGCTACAGCTCCAACTCCACCGGTAATACTGAGATTATTTTCTTTCCAAAAAGGTCTATATTTAGGCATATCAAAAGTATATTCTATATCATGATATTTTCTATTATTAGATAATAAGCTTACTCCTGTTGGAGCGCCTCCATTATCATTAACAAAATTAGCCCAGCCAATCAAAGTTCTACTATAGTTTTCTATATCGATAGGAATATTACTAAAATTGAAATATGTATTAACATCAAACCCATAAATAGGCCAAGCGGCTAAGGATTGATTAAACGAAATATTGTCTCTTAGTAAGTCTTGAGTATTATACAAATTTGAAATATTCCAGTCTTCTATTGGCTGATTAAAACTTCTTGCATTATCTAACATATATATAGCGTCTACGACTGACGACAAATCCCATTTATTTAATGGCTGATTAAAAGCGAGAGCATTATTAAATATAAAATATGCATTCGTAAGCTTAGATACGTCCCAAGAATTCAAGGATCTGTTAAAAGACGAAGCGTTAACAAACAAATCAGTCATATTTGTAATATTAGATACATTCCACATACCAATAGGCTGATTAAAAGACGTACAACCCTTAAACATACTGGACATATTGCTTACAGCAGATGGGATGCTCAATGGGACTTGTATTAGATTTATGGAGTTTAGAAAACAGGAAGAAAGACTCGTAATACCTATATTTCCAAAAGACAAACATCTGACAAGCTTTCGTCTATTTCTGTTTGATGAAATATTGACTACCGCTGTGGGCGAAGAACCATCAAGAGATGTTCCAAACCTAGTCATAGAACCACTAATCTGTACTACATATATACCTGGAGATGTATATGTCTTAGTTTGAGTCCCTGTGGCTGTATAAGTAGAAGACGTTCCGTCTCCCCAATCTACTAAAATATTTGGCGAAGTACCATTAACATGAAGCGTGATAGTATTATTAACAGACTCTTTGCTGGTATCGTATACTAAAACTAATTTATTAGGATCATAATTAAATGGAGCTAAACTATTACTGTTTATCGAATAAGAACTGGTACCAACCTGATTGACGGCCGCTACACGAAAAAGATAATCTTGTGCATTTACTAGTCCCGAAACTAATAAAGAAGTTGAGGTAGATACTGGTTTTGATACCGTAGTCCAAGAACCTCCATTATCAGAGCTATACTGAACTATATAGTCGGTTATAGGACTAGTGCCGCTAAACTCCGGCGCTGTCCAAACCAACGATATAGAATTGTTGCCAGAAGAACCTGTAACTTCTGTTGGAGGATCCGGAATGGAACGAAAAGCTGTTTTGATACCGTTTCGAAAAAATATTTTATCAGATTTTATTCGAAAACTGGTCATGGAGTTCCTCCGTCTACAAACGCTATTTCAATATTAGCAGAACCGTTAAAACTAGTTCCGTTAATAGTCCTTGCTGTTTGAAGAGTTGTAGCCGTACTAGCATTGCCAGTCAAAGCCCCGGTAAAACTCGTGCTAGACACACTAGTTAAACCAGCTATTGTAGTAGCTGATCCACCAAGGCTGATACTGGTTGAGCCAACTGTGACAGAACTATTAGCAAGCTGACTATTATCGACACCTCCGGTTTTAATACTAACAGCACCGCCGCTAACGCTAAAGTCTCCGGTATCAAAACTAGCAATACCTTTAACCGAAGTTGTTGCGTCTTGCACGGCCGCTGTTGTGACTCCTGTGACTCTACCATAACTATCTCTAGTAACAGATTGAACAAATGTAGAGCCTGCTGATCCGCTACCATCAGACTGAGTAACTGTAGCAAGATCAATATTGTCTGCGTTTACAACAATTCGACTAGTACTGGCAGTACCAACATCTAGAGTATTGCCGCTCTTGACCATACCAGCACCAGCAGTAATCTGACCAGCACCAGAGAATTGAGCAAAAGTTAGAGCTGTTGTTCCAAGCGTAATAGTATCATTTGTTGTAAGTACCCAACCACTATCGGCATTGACAGTACCTTCTGTAACAAATACGAACATACCAGCGGTAACTTCAGCATCACTATTGGCATCTGGCGCCCTTGATAGTATTTGCTGTCCAGAATATGTGGGGCTTGGAGTAACATTATAAATACCATTTTTTGTAGCATCTGATTGATTTTTAACTAACACCCTATCACCAACATTCAATGATACTCCATCAATTATAAAAAATCCTGATCCGGAACCACTACCATTGCCCGCTCCTCCAGAATTTGCAAAAACAGAAGAAAGCTCTCCTTCTTGAGTCAATGCTACGGTAGTAGCCACCCTAACACTTTGTTTTACGTCCAATCCGCTGCGAGCAGCATCAACATAAGCTTTTGTTGCAGCATCTTGGTCAGCAACAGGATCGGCCAAACTAGTAATTCTTTGACTATTCAGAGACACGCTGGTTGTTGGAACAGCCATTTGGTCCAAACGACTGGTTCTTACTTGAGAGTCAAAGTTATTTATATTACTAGCAACTAGACCACTACCACTAACAGTAAGATTTCCATTGACTGTCACCCCGCTCATAGTAGGATTATTAGCAAATACTAGCGAGCCCGTGCCCGTTTCGTCGCTAACTAAAGATCCTAAATTAGCACTAGATGGTGTTGTTAAAAAGTTTCTAACTGCTGTGGTCATATCTGTAATATCCACAAGCTGAATAGAAGGATCGCTTAGAGATACGACATAAGCTCCACTAGAATGAGTAAGAGCAATACCACTACCAGCAGTTAAAGCGCTACTAATACTTAGCGTATTGTTGCCACTATTATAAATAATATCAACACCGCTACCAGCAACAATACTTGTGCTAACAGCTCCGTCGATAAGATCATTAACACTAGATGTAAAGTTTGTTATTAAACTACTAGGAATTCCAGTGACACGAACCTGTAGAGAATTAGCATTATCGTCATAGGTCAAACCTATACCAGAACCAGCTGTTAATAGATTAGATACTCTATCATCTACAGCCTCGCTAAAATCCGTAACATCAGCAGCTTGAATAGTAGGATCACTCAAGCTAATGGTTGTATTGCCGCTAGTGTCATTATAGTTAACGCTAATACCAGAGCCTCCGACAATATGGGCTCCGATAGCGTCTTGTACTTCTTCTAAACCAAGACTACTATTAATAGTTAAAGTACCAGCAGTATCATTATAAGTTAAAGAGATATTATTTCCAGCTTGTAGTAGCGACGCAACTCTATCGTCTACGCCCTCGGCGAAATCTGTTATATCTCCTACTTGTATGGTTGGATCACTAAGACTAATAGTCATAGTGCTGCCGTTTAGGCCTGGGGTTAAAGAGATGCCGCTTCCAGCAACAAAATTAGAAGGTAGAACACTAGCATATGACAAACTACCCCAAGCAGTAGTTCCATCTCCTATTTTAAACCGACCAGTATCTGTTTCGTATCCAATTTCTCCTTGGTATAAAATACCTTGACCAGCCACTGCTGCGGCTGTGTTCCATTGCGATAAAGTTCCTCTGCGAACCTGAATTCTTGTTTGAACTGCCATGATATTTAACCTTTATATATGTTTATGTGAATAAAAAATAGTTATGGTGTACCGCAATCAAATTCATACTCATCTAAATACTCAGACAACCCACTAATTCTAGCAACATCTAAATTACCTACTATTTTACTCATGGGTATGTTATCTGGTAAGTCGCTTGCCAAAATTTTTTCTGTATTAATTAATTCAATATTAAAAGATTCTGATCTTTCTATCTCAATATTGTTCAGATTATCAACAAAACTGGTTTCTACTTCTATAAGATGTATCTGAGGGTCAAGTATTTCCAAAATAAAATTACTCATGTAGAACACTCCAATGAAGAACCTGCTTGACTAAATCTCTTGACTATACTTATAGTACCAAACAATAGCCTCGTAGTATATTTGCCTCCGCCAGCATAAATATCTTCTGGAGATTGTAGCTCTAGATCATATTTAGCCGTATTAAAATTAAACCCATTGGTTGTAGATACAGGCAGTAATAATGTTAATTTACCATTAGTATCATCAATAGTAAATTTATATACACTATGATCTATGTTGTCAGAAGAAAAGGTTTGAATAATACCAGTATTGGTTTTCCATACTATTCTAGCGCACCAGTCTGTTAGATTTACGGGCGTTCCATTAGCGTCTTTATATATTAACGATAATTTAAAAGATGTCCCTTGTTCTATAGCGAAATCATATTTACTAGCTGCCATATATTATATGCCTTTGATATAGTTTTTACTTGGCAGAAAAATGCCCTGCTGATTATAGATACACCTTTAATACATATATAAAAAAAGAAGGGCCAGGATATTCTCCCGGCCCTATCTTTAGATAGTAACTGATTGTAGAGTCTAAATTAGAGAGAGCCGAGAATAACTCTGCGATTATCTAGAACCGCAAAGCCCTGCTCGCTCCAGCCGTAGAAACCGGCTCTCTTCTGACGATGTAGTGTTTCGTCTTCGAAGATTTGAACCTGTTCACGAACTGGCATAATGAAGCTGTCTCTCTTGCGTAGATCAAGACCAACAACAACTTCTGTATCTCCACTTGGTAGTGTGCCATTGAGTACGTTGCTATAGAATAGCTGATACTCTTGACCAACACCAAGCTCGTCTCTGTCGTGAAGATTAACGCCGAAAACACGGTTGAGAGTACCATCAGCGGCTGTGTAGATCTCTCTGCGTGTTACTTCGTCAACCTGATCAAGACCCCAGTTGCGGATATCTTCCATAGCTTCTGGTGAAACATAGAGGTCTGTTAGCATACCTCTGTTGACACTAGCGCTATTACCGCCACCGTTTCTACGCATAACAGTCTTCATGAGACTGACTAGTCTCTTGGTGAACTGATTTGATGCAGCGTCGCTGTCGAACACAACGATATTGCGATCAACACCAGCGGCCAAGAGTGTGTGCCAGCCGTCGTCGTTCATTTTCTTTACGAACGAAGCTTCTAGCACTTCCATAGCGCGACCCACAACGTCCCAGCGAGCGTCACGAGCATACTTTAGGAGATAATCAATCGAGGCACCGATGTCATAGGTTGGAACCATGACATAATCGCCTTCGACATGACGCTCTGGAATATAACCGTGGTTAGGGATAGTGTAAGCCACAAAGTCTTTTTCTGTGCCAGGGGCAAGAAAATCTAGTGGGAATTCTGGAGTGGCACCGGGCTGGAGCTGAATTGGCTCGAAGATGCCGTCTAGGATATCTCCACTGAGTAGACCTTGACGTAAAGGTAATTCTAGTGCTTTAGCAAACTCTCTGTTGGCTGCTAAGGCAACTTGTCTATCTGGTGAGCCAGAGCGAACGAGAAGATCTGTTAGTTCTGGCGAAGGTTGAAACTGAGTTTTCGTTGACATTTTGTTCTCCCTATTAGGTAATATTGACATCTACTTTGACATAACCATCAGAATCTTTGCTGCTCAAAAATCTACCAACTTTAGTACTACCGGTACTGGTGGTTGTAAATAATCCATTACCGTCATAGTATGCATCGGACCCAGCAGCGGGTGTTACTCCCGTAGCGACCATGTTTGTTGTAACCTGGCCCTGACGAAGTAGTGTGACCTTGCCGCCAAGCTGCATCTCGTCTCTATGATAATTAAGATGCTGTCTGGTTAGATCAAGATTAACGACATCGTTTAGCAATACTCCGGCTGGCTTAGTGCCTGAAACAACGCCTGTTGGATAGGCAACTGTAGCCCCAGCGTCATCTGTCGATGCGCCGGCACCAGAGGTACCGTGAACAACAACGCCACCTCTTTCGCCAACAACATTCATGAAATAGGAAATATCTGTGTAACTTTCGATACGATCTGGTTTAAGAGCCATGTGTTTCTCCCTTATTTATTGTGCTTTTTTACCTAATCTACTGCAAACATACTCGACAAGAGCTGCACGAGTTGATTCAACTGAATTGTCTGAGTCGCCTCCGACACCAAGATTAACTTCCTCGACTGTTTCAACCGTGTCTAGTACAGAAGCATCAGCTGTATCTACTACTGGCTCTTCTGTGGCTATAACTGGTTCGGCTGGTATAGAAACCGGTGACTTAGAAGCTAAAAGAACGGTCATAGCTTCGAAAGCGTCGTCTTCTAAACCTTCAAACTTATCAACTGTTGAGGCTGCTACTTCATTAGCAATACCTGCTTCGAGAAGAGAGGCGATTCTTTTCATCTTCTTTTCCTTCTTTAACATCTCTTCTTCTTTGGCTTTGTATCCAGCTAAAGCTTCAAGAGCTTCGTCAAGAGCTGCCTTCATCTTGTCTTTCTCTTCTTCCTTTTTCTTCATCTCTTCATACCACTTTTTAGCGGCTTCTTCCTTTTCTGCAAGAGCTGCTTCGAGCTGAGCCTTAGTCTCGGTAAGGATGGTCTCATTCGTCTCGATGGCTGTTTCAAGAGCGATTGTTTTTTCTTTAAGTTCGTTAGCAGTAGCCTGTGCTTCCTTGACGGCCTCCGAGCAGTCGGTCGTTGATTCAACTTTCTCTGTTAGGCCCGTCGTTTCTGTTTCTAAACTCATAGTATTATTCTCCGAATTAAAGGTTAACTGATTATTTGATACACCCGCAATCGATAAATCGTTATTTTTTTGCTCTTTTTTTTCTGGAATATCTACTTGAATAGAATTTTCAGTAAAAATAATACTGTCAGGATTAGCTGGTTTATTAACAAATCCCTTACCAGAAAACGTAATGCCTCTTAAAACTCTACCTATTTTAAAGCCCTCGTGCTCTCCTTGTCCACCATATGCTCTAAGGTGTTTAGTTAAGTGAGCTGTTTCTTTATTTCTTGGTAAAATTTGATAACTACCATTGGACTGATTAACTAATCCATAATCAAAGCCCTTAAAAAAGCACTCCATACTTACATATTTTTCACCAGACTCTATTTCTGATATTAGCTTATCTGCTCTGCCTCGTAATTCTGGATTACTAAACCCCTTATAAATAACTGATCCTGTTAATATATGGTATTTATTTGGCAGGTTTTCTATTGGGGTATTTTCATCTATAAGGATACCATCTTCCGTGATGGGATAATTAGAGACTATATGTCCTATAATAGTATTTTCATCATGCTCTAAGTTTGTAGGCTTATCTTCTGGTGTGTGCTTGGCGCTCCAAACCTCGGCCTTATCAAATATATCATCATTTTTATTCCATGAGGAACTAACTAAAATAGACTGTACATAATACAGATCTTCATCAGACATAGACGCTAAGCTTTTAAAGTGCTTACCGGCCACTATAGTGTCATTATACGGAATAGCCTGAGTAGCGTAAGTCACACAAGCCTTCGAGGAGACAATTTCTTGTAAGCCGTCTTCTATTTCTGCTGGAAAAACTTCCATAATAATCTCCATATGTTAGTCGGTTTCAAGAGAATCATACACCATAGCGTAAAAAGATGCTTTGGCTTGCTTTTGTTGATCAGAATTTAATTGACTACCTAGATCTAGTTCTAATGTTTTTAGCCAATTATTATATAAAGAAATAGTATCTAAACTCGCTTTAGAGTTTATACTACTCATTATGCCCTCTATTGAAGAGTCAATTTTAGAGAATGGTTTGATGCAGAAAAGTGTTTTGGTTTTTATATCTTCTAATTCTTGATATTCCTTACTAGAAAGACTTCTTAGATTTTTTTTCTGATAAAACTCTAACATTATTGGGTTTAATATTTGAGCTATATCTTCTTGTGCTTGTGAGGCCCATATGGCCAAACTTGCTCCTGTCTGTGGGGAAAATACTTTTGTTTTTCTTTTTTCCGTATCCTTGCTTAATTTGGGTCTTCCCTCGCCCGGCTGTCCAGGTAACGATTTTGGCAAATCGTTTCCCAACTGCGTTGGTTGTTTCTGCTGCTGCTTCATATCTAGGGCCGTTTGCTCTCCTTTCTTTCTTGGGGGCAAATCCAGGCCAACTTGACTAGGCGTAACCGTACCTATTTGTAGTGCTATCTTTTTAAGAGAATTTTGAAATTGTGGGTCATGCCAAGGTCCAGATTTTTGTATCATTCTATCGCTCTTTCTCTCTCTGTTTTCTCTATTTAGTCTAGATTTTTCCATATCTGGATCGAAACCAAAACGGCTTTGCAATAGCTCGTCCGATATAAGATTTCTATCAGCTAACTGGACTAATAGGGCTTTTTCAGCATCCTCATTGCTTAGATCCATTCTGTCAAATTCTATTTTGGCTGGGTATTTAAAACCCATAGCTTTTTGTACTAGCGCGATTTCTTTATCCCAAAACTCTACTAAAATATCTCGGCCATACTGAAGTCTTTGAGTTAAGGTTTTGAGACTTATAAAGTTATTTGTGGTTCCAGACGCTCCAAAAGTACCAGTAAGAGTAGGAGGAATACCTAAACCAGCATATACGGCATTAAGATGCGGAACGTATTTGCCTTCTCCTAAAAAATTATGTACGTTAGTGTTGGATTCTAATAATTCTATATCGGGACCCCAAACCACATCCATAGTTCCGCCACCGACATTATTGCCTAAGATCTGTGCTAGTTTAGCTGTAGCCGCTTTAGTAGGAGCTATTTTATGCTCTAGGCTGCCTAGTTTAAAAATTCTAATATTAGAAATAGCACCATCAAGAGCGGCCATATCGGCTAGTTTGAGTTTCTCTATAACGGTTATATCATCCATGATAGCATAAATCATAGGATAGGCCCATGTCTGCCAATCATCTTTTTTATAGTGAAAAACAAGTGTTTTGTCTTTGTCTAATGGATAAGGCTTTCTGGTTTTAGCTGCTTCTATAATAGCTGATGGTAACTTAGCAATCACTTCTCTTTCTGAATCAGTTTTGGGAGAATTAATTGTTTTTCTAAGATCGGATGGTAAAATCAACTGATACTGTTTTTCTTGTACGAATGAAGATAAGGCCCCAGCGGCCACCTCGACAAATACAGGATCAATAAATGTATATTTCCAGGGTATTTCTCTTTTTTCTAGATTATTGATATCTAGATCAGATATCTGCATATCTGGAGAAGCCACAGCCCTATATAGTTGTTCCGTTACTTTAGTATTAAGTTTTCCTGTTTGCCTATTTAATACAACATTACCTGTTTTATATAAATTGTTTAGAAATCTTTCTGAACGGTCTTTGCCTCTTACTTTTTGAAACCATTTGCGATAGAATCTTTCAACTCTCTTGTTCTTATGTACCAGTCTTATACCTTGAACCGCAAAATCGCCCATGAGATCTATAACGTTTTTTACAAGACCAACTCTTTGATATATGTCTTCTGCTCTGCGTATGACCGGCTTGATTTTTGTAGGTACGGCCTCGTCTGCTCTAAATTGATCATAATCAAAACGAGTCAATCCGGGACGACTAGAAATATTGCCATCAAGATTAGAAAAATCTCGTCGCCATCTCGCTTCCGCTTTTTGAATACCTGTAAATTCGTCCAGAGAATCCGAACAAGACTGCATCGCCGCTTGTTTACTGGCTAAATCCTCACCCCAGGCAACATACGCTTCGGGATTTTTGGGCTCGGCGTTCGGAATAGAATTATTTTGATTATTTGATTTTTTGCTCATATTTTATAATAATAATAGGATCGCAATACAACCGCAATACTAATACAATAGTACACTGTTATCTATAAATACCCGTATAAATATCGTCATTAGCTCCAGCTATAAACCATTCGGGTCCTTTATACATTTGACCAGTATTATTAGCTACATTTCGAGCATTATCTCCGATAACTTCATATTCTATTGGTTTTAAAGCCCTTTGGGATTGTCTAGCTAACATATTAGCTATTACTAATGAGCTATATCTATCTTTTCTTAATCTTCCCTTTTTACCTCCGCTAAGCTTAACCTCTGGAGTATCCCATCTGTCTCTAGCATTTGGACCAGTACTCGTTTGTGTCATGACTATAGTTGTGAGTTCATTTTTAAGCTCTTCTATCTCTAGTATACATTCGCTTAAACTATCATAAATAGGATTCAACTCAGATGACATGATATCTTTATTTTCTGCTTCTAGAGCCAAGCCAAGCGTTAAATTATCGAATCTTGGAAATAATAATACCTTATCTTCTAGGTCTTTCCTAAGACCGTGGTTAGCCTGACTGGTCCAATCGGCCTTAGCAAATTGAACAAGTTCTAATATGTGTAGACCGGCTTGATTATCTGTATCTTTGCTTTTAGCGGGATCTATGGCTGGCCAAATCAATATTTCTCCCTCTTCAAGCTTAGAAGGGTCATGAAAAGCCTCTTCGATAGCCACTCCTCCTCCCTGAGCATCCATACCGATTCTTACCGGCGGAAACGTTTTCATGAGATTTCGTATTTTTCTCACACAAAAACCATAAAAATCGTGCTCTGTAACTAATCCTGTTTTGAGTCGTTCTTTAAAGTTACTCCTATTAGTAGTCCAGCAATATACGACCCTATTGTGATCCGGATGCATCTCTAAAACTACAATGCTAAAATTATCTTGCTCGGATGCTGGATCGATTCCGTATATGTATTTGCCTGTTGGGTTACCTGTTGTTGTGGCCTCAAAGGTAATTTTCTTGTCTCCAAGAATTATAGGAGAAGAATCGTTGGCCACACAACTTTCTATAAGACTTCTCCTAAAAAATCCTTCACTATCATTAATAAAACAAGCAGCGTACTCCATATTATATATACCAGTATGAATAGTCGCTTTTGCTCTAGAAACCTGCTTGTCATCCATGAAGCCTTTTGGGATTAATTCATAAGGAATACGTATAATGGAGTAGTCTCTCCAATTAAAATTATCTGGAACCTCTCCTTTAAATATTTCTTCTAGTTTTTTCCTATCTCCCTTACTTTCGATAATATTCTTATATCTTTTCCAGTATTGGGCAAAGTGTTTGAAACCATAATCTGCCGTGCCAGATATAATAGCCTGATTACCCATTTTAGTATTTAATATATCTAAATCTTCATTCCATAATCCTGCTTCTTTCAACGCTGTTTGTTTGGCTTGTTCCTTAACATTCTGAATAGGACTGGCTGATACCGCTGCGAAACCAGATACTACTGTTTCATAAATATCCGGAGATATAGAAGCAAATTCATCAGCAATAATAATATGTGCTCTTAATCCTCTAATCTTACTACCATCGCCTAAAGGAATAGCTATAGTCCAACTATCTCCTAATCTCATAGTGCAACGATCAACATCTCTTCTAGGACCATCGTCATTACCATTAAAAATACTACGAAGTATAGGACTATTCCTCCAAATAGTTTCCATATATTCAAAAATAATTTTACTTTGTCTAAAAGCTGCTCCAACAACAACAATTTTAGTTCCAGGATAAAATGTCATTCTGAGTACGCAGTACAAAGATAACAAAAAAGACTTTCCCCAACCTCGACTGGCGATATACATAGGAAAAGCTCTTATCCAAAACTCTTGTATAATAGCTATTTGTATTGGGTGTAATTCTATATTAAATAATAATTTGCAGGTCGAACCAATATGCCTAGGACCTCTTAAAATCTTCATCAAATGAAGATCTGGTCTCTCTATATCTTCCTCGGTTCTATTAATCATAAGATTTTTATGATCAACAGACAATAGAGATAGATCACCCAGTCCTAACCATGCGTCATCATATATAGAATTTTTTATAGACACAAATTAACTCTGCTTTTGGACTTTGGCTAGTAATCTTCGAGATTTATTAATAGCTCGTTGCACCATTAATCTAGCCACGGTTTCGACAAATGGTAATTTTCTCTTCGAGCTTTCTTCTTTCAGCCAACCAAGAATAGTATCCATGTTTTGCTCGCACCAATCTGGGCCACTGGCGTTCATTTGTAAAGCGTGGCGCCTACAACTACAATTTGGAGTAGAGTGGATACCTAATGCGCTAATCATACCTGATAAGATAGTGCCCGGGCCGTTAGGATCAGACTCTAGCGTTCTAGGAAATAAAGACTGTAAATACGCTTGAGCATTTTCTCCAATTTTTTCTCTGAGAGACCCTTCCAAAGCAGCAATAGATAGATCGGTTACTTCGTGAAAATCTGCCGGAGTAGCCAATGAGATTGGCGATGGCACCTTTAGAATAGTAGCATATATATTTTTTGCTTTAGGATTAATATGGTAAGTTACATCTAACTCATTCAATACGATAGGTCCCGGTGTTATAGTTTTTCCTGTCTGATCAGCATAGGGAGGTTGTGTCAGTACGATAGGGTTATTTAGGATCATTGCTTGGTACTCCTTTGTTTTTAACTACTTCTATATAATGTATCTTTTTTAATATATGCTCAGCCATCTTTCCAGCGTTATCAGCGTCTCCACAAAAATATACTATAATATTATGGTTCAATTGCAACTCTAAAATGTTCTTTAATAAAAACGCTGGACTAATCTTAATTTTATCCCACATTCTTCTTGGCACGGTGGACCCAATAGGATAAACCAATAAATCTTTTAGATCAAACTCTAGTAATAAAAAAGCGTATTTTATATTACTCATTCTCTCGATAACATCTTTAAATCTACTTTCTACAATATTATTAGCAAATTCACTAGAGCTCTTTTTACGCTCTATGCATAATATATTCTCTA